GACCACTCACCAAGGACCACTCACCAAGGACCACTCACCAAGGACCACTCACCCTGGACCACTCACATCTAGTTAAGCGCTAAGTTAAGCGCCTCTATATACTAATACCCCCTAAGTGGTTTCTACCCCAAATGGACTAGTTGACACTAACACCCCCCATCTCAGGGAGTAAGGGGGGTACGCCCCCGCTAACAGGGTAATTGGTACTAACACCCCCCACACTCCCTTAGTAGAGGGGGTATTAGTATCAATTACCCCGAACAGGTGTCCCCTCTATATAGGGAGCCAATAGCACTTGTACACTGTACCCACAGAGTAACCAGTTACACATTTTTCCTAGATTTTCCAGGGGTTTACAGCTACCGTTTATTCTCTAGAGGGGGTTTGTTACTGTACCGGGTTTGTTACTCTCTTTATATACTCTTTATTTTTATTTAAAAAAAAAAAAAAAAAACTCACGATTAATATATATATGTGTTTGAGACAGTAACACGATTGTACACTACGAATTCACGTAAACTCTTACAATGTAAGAGTTTACGTAAATTTCAATAGTGTACAGACGAATTATTCACTATTAACACTCCAAATCATATGCCCATCACTACATAGAATACCGGTTAATTCACCTGTTAACCCTATTCTGTTACTAAGCACTCTGCTGGCCCGCCAATGATTAATTTCATATGACACACTTTCATCATACTCAATACTAACAGTCTCAATATATGCTTTAATCACTTTACCCTTATTTATATACGGACCTACAATTTTAGTCCTAATACTATTTTTCAGAATAAACATTTTTTTACCCTCAATTGCACAGAATGCCCTAGAATCAACTTAAAACAAAACAAGCACCCCACACACCAGTTACCCTAAAAAATTCATCTCAAGTCATTCTGTGCAACTTGGAGCCATTTACCAGTAACCCGGTCACCCGTAAATTGACCGATAATAATCTTTCCATAATTCGGCCACCATTTACCATTTACCATTTACCATTTACCATTTACCATTTACCATTTACCATTTACCATTTACCATTTACCATTTACCATTTACCATTTACCATTTACCATTTACCATTTACAATTTACAATTTACTTTGGAATATTGGAAAGTCAACCAAAATGTACCAACAGGTGACCGGTAGACGTTCATGGGGGCATTTTATTGGGTGACCGGTAGACGCTCATAGGTGACCGGGGCGTCTACTGGTAGACGTTCATAGGTGACCGGGCGTCTACTGGGTAACCGGTAGACGTTCATGGGTGACCGGTAGACGCTCATAGGTGACCGGGGCGTCTACTGGGTGACCGGTAGACGCTCATAGGTGACCGGGGCGTCTACTGGGTGACCGGTAGACGTTCATGGGTGACCGGTAGCTGTCCGGGCGACATTTCATTGGGTGACATTTCATTAACAGATAAATTGATGAAAATATCCATTTTTAACATTGAAAAAAATTAGCCAGGTGACCGGTCACCTGGCTAATTTACTACTCACCATTTACCGCTCACCATTTACCGCTCACCCGACCCGTTCAATTTGACAGTGATATTCGGGGCATCCATAGCATTCGATCAGACGATAGGCCTTTTGCAAACTGGTGGCCACACCAAACAACTGCCATGGACTAGACTGATTAGGACGTACCTTTACAGTGATCATTTGCGTACCCTTTCTGAAAGTAGGTTAGCCGTACCCTCAATAGTACCATATGGCTGGCAAAAGTCAAATGAAAATTTTCATCCCCGTCCAGGTGACTGGGTGACCGTCCAGGTGACTGGGTGACCGTCCAGGTGACTGGGTGACCGTCCAGGTGACTGGGTGACCGTCCAGGTGACTGGGTGACCGTCCAGGTGACTGGGTGACCGTCCAGGTGACTGGGTGACTAGGTGACTAGGTGACTAGGTGACTAGGTGACTGGGTGACCGGGCATCAATTTTATGTTCACTAATGTACAAATATATCCTGATGTACATTGAAAACTTACAGGTAACAAATTTACAGATAAACATATCCAATTTACAAGTAAAGGGAATCCCTTCCCACCCATCTATACGACCCCAAATGCCCTAGCCCATCGCATTGTTCCTGTTTGAAAAGTAACAGGCAAGGTACCCTCAAACCGCTTGATCAGGTCATTAAGAGACTTAATAGTCTCTTTCTCCATTGTTCTCCTTTCCTCCTTACCTATTAACCCATTCTTTTCCTGCACCCAGTAAAAATGGCACAAGTCAAAATCCGCAGTAACTGGCATACAAGAGTAGGGTCGATTGGAGCAAAAAGAAAAGCAAAGCATCCGCCACACATAATTGACCTTACTCTTAAATTTATCACAATCCACACTTTGAAATGGTCTGACCGATCGCAGTCTCTGAGTATTCATGTTAAAACAAGCGTAAATGATTTCCCTATCTTCACCACTAATTTCCGCAGTACACAACATTTCATTAACTGGTAATTTCGGCATCATTTCAGTACACTCCACTTACGAGTAACAGGGTAATATTGAACTACTCAATAATACCATGTATCTGGTGAAAGTCAAATAATTTTACAGTTACAATGTAATAGTTCACACGGATCAACGGATAATCTTGGCGTTTGGGTATGTTTCCGATAAATACACAATGGTTTCGTCTAAGGTGTCACCACAAGTAAATTTTGGGCCATGATCAGGTATTGCTACCCAAGCACCCGGTATTGTGCAATTGCACGTTGGATTGTATTGTTCTGGCTCATATAGTACCTGGATTCTTTTGGGGTTGGCATGTATGTATTTTGGACGCATTGTTATGTTTCCTTATTTACAAGGTAACTGTACACTCAATAGTACCATGTACCCAGTGAAAGTCAAACAAAATTGTTACCTAGTCACACAATGCCTTGGGCACCGGTGCCTCGCATGTTGGTTCCACGTATCCAAGATATGGACCTTTATCGATTTCATCCCAAAAACAGATGAAACAATTATTAGGTTTTTCTGGATCAATCCCTGCACAACATTGTACCGAAATAACGTTCGAAGCTACCCCTTTCAAGGTCACCCCGATAACTGGCGTATCCCCCGGAAATTGTTGTAGTGAACGGATCAAGTCATTAACTGAAGTGTGCATTTTCAACTCTCCACTTACAAGTAACAAGGTAACCGTACACTCAATAGTACCACGTGTCCAGTGAAAGTCAAATAAAATTTACAAGTAACATTAGGCATAAGAATCAACAAACGTCCAACCCTTTTTGCTAATATGTCCCTTCTCCTGAACAAATTGCACAAAATCCATCGCACGAGTATAACCAGTAAAAATCACCCCTTCACCTTGACCATTGTCAAAACGATAAAGATTAGTTATTACCGGATGATCAGATTCTGCAAAAACCACAAAACCACAAGGCCCTGAGTTTTTAACATAAACTCTTTTTATGGGTATCATAACTACCACTCCACTTACAGGTAACAGAGTAACCTTTGACCGCGCTCCCACAAGAGGTAAAGGTTACCTCAAGTCAATAATCATTTTCACTTGATCTAGGTTAAGCATTGAAAACCCACAGCTATCGGGACAACAGAAAGAATACAACATTTCCGTATTGTAAACACCAGCGTAGTAACATGCTGCAATCCAGCGCACTGCCGCACTTTCCTTTGCCCAGCGAAAGTCAAATAAAAATTTTAGAGGGAACCATGGTACACTTCTCTACCCCACTGCCACCCTGAATCATTTGCGCATGAATATCCAGCATTAACATTACATACACAAAACGTAGCAACTGGAGTTAGATTCCCGGATCGAAGGACTAGTGAACCACGGTCATCTGCTACCCGTTGAAACTCAAAGAGGAATCCATAAAAAGTATGCAATTCCTTAATCAATTGACCGATTGTCATTGGTTCTACTCCACTTACAAGTAACCAGTAACCCGTACCTTCGGTTAAACCGGATTGATCGCCACAAAGCATACCAACGTACCCGTACCACTGATCGGTTTCGTCTGTATCTTTTCTGGCCATCGACCATTAGTAGTAGGTCCTTGGATTGATGTAACTAATTCGTACCCAGCAGTACACAATGAATCCGGCACAGAGTAAAGTGATCATTTTTGTCCCTTTAAAAAGTGAACGTTAACCGTACACTCAATAGTACCATGTGCCCCGCGAAAGTCAAATAAAAATTTTCAAGGCCACCCACTTACAAGGCCACCCACTTACAGGTAATCTTTACCCTGAAAGAGCGCGGGGTAAAGGTTACCTTACAACGGTCACCAGTAGCTTGAAAACAGATTCCTCCCCATCATTTTGCAGAGCCAATTGACTATGTTGGATATCAAACATCACAGTCTCAAAATGTGCGCCTACAGGATGATTGCCAATGGGCACAACCAAGGTGCAATCATAAAATAGATAAACTCCCTCATCGATGTCATCCCAACCCCCATCCCAATTGAATAATTGTCTTTCTAGTCCCATTGCAATTAACTCCACTTACAAGTAAAAGGTTAGTCCCTTAAACTATCAGGGACATCAAAATACAACCCACCGATCGTTTGCTCCGCTAGATATCCTAAGGGTGGTTCCCCACTTATCAAGAACCATTTTCAATCCTGTACTAGCGAGCCATGTGCCACTAGGTAACTGTTGCACACTGACCAAATAGTCACCAGTGCACATTTGCCAGTATCTCATGGTGGACCCCTTAGTGAATGTTAACCGTCCACTCAACAGTACCATGGAACCAAGGGAAAGTCAAATTATCGGAAACCATGTTTCCAAAGTATTTGCTGGCAATGGATTAATGACTCATGCACATTACAGTATTTGTGCAAGTCTACCCAATTGTCCTTTTTATTCGCTTCATTCTCTTTATCTTGGCAATACTCCGTTAAACACATCACCATGCCAAATATCCCTATTTCTTCGATGACTTGTTTAACATGATATTTCTCTAGCTTAGTTGTCATTCATTTTTACCTTATAATTGATACTTCCAACTTTTTCTACTTTCCAGGCAAGGGGATTAACTTCATTATATTCCGTTCTATCTTCCAAAATATCCCCTTCACCATTATAAACTCTACTTATTGCCCCACTTATAAGTAACAGGTAACAGAGTAACCTTTGACCGCGCTCCCGCAAGAGCGCGGGGTAAAGGTTATTCTTGAGACTCAACATATTCCTTGTACTCATTGGCGTATTCCAGCCAGTGGTCCGTTGAAACTACCCGTGGAAGGTAGTCTGTAAGATGGTAAGCGATATTCTCTACAGTTTCCTTAGTCAAAGGAATATCACTATAATAGTTCCAACACGCGGCAACCGCTGTCGCACATTCCAAAATGATTTCTCCTCGCGGTATAGTTGACATAGAAACCCTTTCAAAAGTAAGTAAAACGTTCCACTATTCCCTAAAATCCATTAATGGCCATTATATTAGTCCAGCAATATGGCGCAGTATTCAAAGTACCCCCGATCATCCACCCCGTATCATTTTCCCAATCAAAAAACCTATGATCAGCACCATAGTTAGCAACAATGAATCCGGCAAGAATTGATTTCCCCCTTTGCAACCGTAATTCACCACGATTGCTGCCTATCCGATGAAAAACAAAATCATCAAAACCGAACAAATCAAACAATTTCTTTTCAATCTCCCGACCGGTCATTACACTACTCCTCAAGTAAAAGGTAAATTCCACTTACAAGGTAAACTGTTACTGCGCTTTCTCAGGCCACCAACGGGTGTCCAATTCTTTCCCTGTTGCCAGCATATACACTTCCTCAAGTAGTTCCCAAACAAACGTTTCGTCGGTGTGCAATTCCATTTTGCAGTTTTCGTTAAACTCGTTAACAATGTCGCCGATTGACTGTAGAGTAGCTTGACACATCTTGTTTTCTCCGTTGACAGGTAACTCTTAACTACTTAACTCTAGCTCAAAAATGTAACTTGTCAAGTTTCCTGTAAAAATTTTTGTTCCAAATTACGCTTGGATCGGTCCGTAGGTGATGAATCGTTTATATACGTATCCAGTGGTTGTGTGTTCGTTGCCACTAAAGACGGATAGTAAAATTTCGTCAACCTCCGCTTGACTCATCTTGTCAATATACAGTTTGCTAAGATACTTTCGGAATTGATCCAGTGTAAGTTTATTGCGAATTGAACCATCGATGCGACTTATTTGATGAATAATCATGATAGTCTCCGTGGATAGGTAACTCTTAACTACTTAACTCTAGCTCAAAAATGTAACTTGTCAAGTTTCCCGGAAAAATTTTTACATGGCGCTGGATGTCTCAAGGATTGTGTACATTAGGGAAATATTTTTCTTAGCTCATATGCAGCATGATCCAAATCATAGCTAACTTCGCGCCATTTGTCATTTCCCTTAGACTGTGCATCAACTAATTCGGAGAGCCATCCGATAATTTCAACATATCCATAACGAGTACACAATACCTTTAACTCGGCAATTGCTACATCACTAGCACACATAGTTTATCCCCTAATCTAAGCTATTTTCATAATCCCTTACTCGTTTGTAACAATACAAAAAATCCTCATCATCAAGAGAATTTAACCAGTTAACATATGATGAAAACTCCTTGGCATTGTCATCCCCTCTTTCAAAGGCGTAATCCATCCAACCGTGTTGTGCTATTTCCTTAGTCATTATGTCCCGTAAAGTCACTTGATTGTCCCTTCTGAAAAGCCTAGGGTCCATAAGCTTTGTGAACACTTACGTAAGACCCCTTGCGCACAGATATACTTGTCAGTTGATATCCGCAGGGTAACAATGTTCTCAGTTAGGCAATGTATAACTTCCAACAAACCTAACTCATTTACCAATTGTCCTAATTGTTTTCGTTGTTCTTGTGTAGCCATTATTTTCCCTTTACAGTATCCTTTTCGTTCGTGAAGTTAACCAGACCACCCCACAAGCTACACCGATCACAAGGTAGTCTGTCAAATGCCACAGATCACTGTACATCGATGTATGTTTGTTCACTAGTATACAGATTCCACTTGAGGTTGTGGTCACTTGTACACCAGTTAACGTAACCCATTGCTCTAATGTCATGTTACCACCCAAGTATAACATGCCCCATGACCCTCATAAGTCAATTGCCCGTGGTAGCCAAGACAATTAGCAAGGTCTTTTACCACTGATCGGTGATTTTCCAACATACTTAGCTTGTCCACCCAATTGTGAATTAACCATGCCATATGTTCCCCACTAACAGGGTTCCTCATTTCCGCAAGCAAAAATGCGCCGTCCTCATGGCCATGAAATGTTGTCTTAATTAGAGGCATAAAATCGCTCCACTTACAGGTAACAGGTAACAGGTAACAGGTAACAAGTAACAAGTAACAAGTAACAAGTAACAAGTAACAAGTAACAGAGTAACCTTTGACCGCGCTCCCTCAAGAGCGCGGGGTAAAGGTCACCTACACTTTTTACCCTTTGGTTAAGATAAGTACTCTACGGGTGATGACTTGCCTAGCATCCACTCCGGTGTAATAACGCGCGCCGAACCACCTGCCCGATAACCCGTAGCTTTGATCAATCTTTCCAGTTTTGAGTAGCGGTACATTTTTTCGATTGATTGTCATTTCATTAACTCCAAGATGATAGGTAACTAATGAAATGTACCACACTAAATTGTACTTGTCAAATAAAATGTCACCCGGACAGCTACCGGTCACCCAGTAGACGCCCCTTGTCACCCAGTAGACGCCCCGGTCACCCGGACAGCTACCGGTCACCCAGTAGATGCCCCTTGTCACCCAGTAGACGCCCCCGTCACCTGGACAGCTACCTGTCACCCAGTAGGGTACACAGATACAGCGCAGTAAAAAGGGCGGTCTACACAACCGCCCAAGACCGCATCATCATTAAAATCATTTAATAATATATTTATAAGCTAGACCTGAATTGTTTCATTTGGCTCCGATCAATCACCAAGACCTACACTTTCACTTGCAACCGGTCAGACCGGAAGATTGCATGTAGGCGTAGATACCTAGTTCAGAAATCATATCCCGATCAACACATACAATTCCACTTCTGGAAGTAAAAACCTTGTAATTCTTGTATCCAGTGTTAATCTCAATAAGGATACCATCCTCCGCACCAACATCTTCCCAAATAATCCTACAATACCTACCAACGTCACTTTTCTTAATCTTCATAGAACCTCTTTCATAGTAAAAGTAAACCTTACGTAACCAAATACACTTCGCCCGCTAAATTATTAGCTTGAAAAGTTAAATTATCAAGAATAACTCTTAACTCCGTCAGTTTTTCCGTCAGGTCACTATTATACCCCCCGTTATAGTTCCGTTTGTAATCCATTATCTGGTGGCGCAACCGTTCAATGACTTCCAATAGGCTTTCTGAATTGCGAACCACCGATAGAATTGTCAGCGTGTCAATTGGACCGTAGAGCATTTTAGTTTTTCCCTTTCCAAATAATCTGACTTTGTTTCAAAGCTAACATTGCCTCGCGCAGAGTTTTGAACACTTGACTTATCATTCCCCTGCGTTCCAAATACCACCCTTTCTTTTCTATGTCGTAAACTCTATCCATTTGGGTCATACCTTTACTGCTGAACACTTTGGTGAAATGGTCATCTGTGACTTTTATCGATTCGGCAGTTATTTCTATTGTACCATGGTGCCGGGTGAAAGTCAAATTATTTTTGGGTAACCACTCACCACTCACCACTCACCACTCACCCATGACTCTTGGGCCACTGGCTTTTGGGCTAATCCATAATGCTTAGACCTACGCTTGTAATACTTACTCAACTTAGAATCGTTCCAAATGTCACACATAAACTCAAACAATTGATCGTTGTTTAGGTCATTAAGCATATCATAGGTGTGTTGTGGAGTAAACTTGAGAAAATAGTCCACAAACCGCAAGTGCGCTTTGACCCAATTAATTATTTTACCTTGATCCAGCGTTCCGGGGTGCAATCGTATTTCAAGCGTATGGTGGAGTTTATAGGCGTCCCAATTCGCCCAAGTGTATCTAGTGTAAATATTGTTAAGTAAATTATTCCATGAATAATTGAGAATATCATAATAACTCCACTCATGCATTTTACAGTATCGATTGTCTCTACGCTTTTGATTCACAAAACTAGCCCAAACGTCATATGTCATATTATAGGCTAGGGCCACCGACTTACACTGATCTTCCGTAAGATCGGTGCAATCAATATGCAAGTGATATCCGCAAGTATGGTTAACTGTGAACCCTTTGGAATTATTGCATAGGTCCCTAATGGCCCTTAATCCCTCATCCCCCTGTAAAATAGGACTAACGAATTCTTTAGCAACACCCCTAGTGCCATCATCCTTGGCACCAAAGCAAGTTTTCCCCTTCAATTGGTAGTGCTGTGTGCATTGATGCACCTCCAATTCCACACCATACCTACGCTTTGACCTTATTTCATTGAAAGTGTGGCCTATAACGTCTTTCCCCATTTTCCAGTTGGGTTTTTTAGCACACCTGATACAATAGGGAAAACCGTTAAAATAGACCATTTGATTAACACGTCTTACACATTGACAATCACGACACGTTACACCCGTAATTGCAACCCAGCAGTGGTGGCATAAATAATTCCCCTCGTAAAGGATTGGCTCATTTTCAGGAGCAAGTTGTTCGCAGCAACAATGACAGATCATTTTAGATTCCCATTTACAAGTGATGTTTTTACAATGCTACTATGTAAAAGAGCTACTGTCAAGAAACCTTTTTGGCATTTTTGCGCTCTATATCCATATTCGCTGGAATAATCCACACATTCCCTTTTGGTGACACAATAGTAATTTTATGATTGACTTGCATTGTACCTGCTAATGCTCTTATGTGCTCAATCGCACTGTGTAGACAATTCACAGTCAACCGCGCACGAATCCCATATATCTGCCAGTAGTCTGTACTGTGGTCCCTAATTCCGCTGGGTGACATAGTGATTTCCTAATCAGCGCTACCGCTGTAATAAGTGTGATTTTCCTTATTGTCATAATCCCTTACATATTCATCCCAAGCTTCATGATCCCACGCTCTTTCATTATCCATTTTCTCAACATGTTTGAAGTGATCAGGAGAATTGATAAATTTAACATTATCATTTTTACGGTTAACCCAGCATACCTCCAAGTTTTCCTCAAAAATGGGACATTCCACACATGATCCGTTTTTGAGATACTTCCATGTTTCCCCCTCAATATAATCCCAGCATTCGTTTACACCAGTGACCGCACTAAGGTGCCGATGATCGCTGCTAAAGTATGTCACCCCGCTAATAGTTACACTGGCAAGGGATTGATCGTGCGCTTGCAGATAAACGTGGTTGCCATCATACCATGCCAACCCCCAATTGCCCCAAATGTTTTCCCAGGCCTTTTGGTAGTCCCCTTTGTATCGTTTCAATTGTTCCCATAGATGCATACTGTCTACTTCGCATGTAGTGGGGGCTGAAATAATTCCGTTGTGGACACCTACCCACTTACCACGTCGAAAGGGGTGTGCATTCTTTCTCGTGACATTTCCCCTAGTTGCGGCTCTAGTGTGACCAATCACAAACCAAGAGCTATCCCACAGTTTGGTGTAATCATTAAAAGAGTCATAAGTCATACAGTTCAATGGATCATTGGCTTCCTTCCACATCCTATAATCACTAATAACGAACCCAAGGGAATCAGTACCCCTATCCCTATTGGCAATTGCTAGTCCACGGACGATTGACTTATTCCATCCTTTACCGATTGCCCCGAATATGCCGCACATAGTTAACCCTTTATATAAGTGTGAAGGATAGGAAACCCGTAACAAAAGCCTAGCATACTTAGAGCCAGTTGCAAGTCAACTAGCTCATTAGTTGATAGGTGATGAACATAAAATGTCGCTACAATCGTCTGAATCACTAATATTTTCATAATGTAATCTTCCCCCAAATTTGTTAGCACGCTTGAAATAGAATGAAGTCAATACATCATCATTCCAAGTATCAGCCATAAATTTAAACAATTCGTCTTTATCAGCATCTTGGAGCAAGTTATGTAACTCCAGCGCAGTGTAACCTAGAACATAATCCACAAAGCGTAGGTGCGCTTTTACCCAATTGATTATTTTTGTTTCATCTGTGCTACCGGTGTGCAGCCGTATCTCCAAAGTATGATGCCGTTTATAAGCTTCCCAGTTAGCCCAAATGTACCTAGATTCTGGTAGGTCTATCAGATCGTCAAAATCCATAGAAAGGATATCGTTAGACTTATAGGTATATTCCCTACAATAATAATTACACCTACGTGATTCAGGAACAAAGTACTTCCATATCTTATAGGTATACTGGTATGCCATTGCAATTGCACGCAACTGTGGTATCGTTAGATTAGTACAATCAATATGTAAATGGTAGCCACAAGTTTTGTCGACCTCAAAATCATTATCATCGGCATAATGCAAAAATTTCCTTGTTATGTTTAATCCTTCATCCCCCTGGAGAATTGGGCTAACAAACTCCTTTTCAACACCACTTGTGCCATCATTCTTTGCCCCATAACATGTTTTTTCTTGCAATTCCATGTAATCATTGCATCGGGAAAACTCTAACTCAATTCCATATCTTCTGGTTGACCTTAATTCAGTGAAAGTGTGGCCTATTACGTCATCGCCACTGTCCCAGCAATCACTTTCGTGGCAGTCTGGACAATACCATTGGCTGCAATTGTTAGGATTATGAACCATTGTTTCCAGGGGGTAAACTACGCTGCACCCTTCACACTGACAATAATTGTCATTATAACATGACGCACAATACTGATTATCATTGTACGTATATACCTCATCACTAGATATTTCACAATTGCATTCTTCACACCTAGTGAATCGTTCATCATAACAGTCTGGACAATACAAATTATTTTCATCATTGCAAACCATGTCACTTGTGTGTAATAGTGCACCACAATTAGCGCATTCAAAACACTCATTATAACAAGTATCGCAAACATAAGCCCCGTCAACAATTTGATCATGGGTGCTTGGCAAGTCGTCGCAACAGTGTACACAATGAATAGGCATGTTAATTGCTCCACTAATAACAAGGTAAGCTTTGACCGCGCTGTCACCAGCGCGGGGTAAAGGTTACCCAATGGTTAGTTGGAAAGTATCAGTATCCCCTTGGGCTGTGGTCAAGGTAATTTTACCCGTGTTAAGGTCAATATCTACTTTTTTGAATTCTCCGGTCACATTGGGTGAGGTGACAGACACATTGTACAAACGAAATACTCCGTTGTCACAATTCAGATATCCATCAAAACCGAATTTATCAGTGGTCGAGAACATAAATGTCTCCTATGGGGAAATGGAATTGTGTAATGCACTAGCACCATGATACCATAGGGCCAGTGAAAGTCAAATTATTTAAGGATTAAAATTGGATATTTTTATCAATTTATCTTTATAAGTCGCGTAGCTGGTCACCCAAGACAGGTCACCCGGCTGGTGGCCCGCGTACCCAAGACAGGTCACCCAAGACAGGTCACCTGGCTGGTGGCCCAATTAACAAAATCGGATATTTTTATCAATTTATCTTTATCCATCACTTGATAAAATTGGATATTTTTATCAATTTATCTTTATAAGTCGCATAGCTGGTCACCCAAGACAGGTCACCCAAGACAGGTCACCCAAGACAGGTCACCCGGCTGGTGGCCCGCGTGCCCAAGACAGGTCACCCAAGACAGGTCACCCAAGACAGGTCACCCAAGACAGGTCACCCAAGACCCGGCTACCTATTAAGTAAGCTTTGACCGCGCTGTCACCAGCGCGGGGTAAAGGTTACCCAATGGTCAATTACTACAGGTCTAGCTTAAAATCCTCAAGACAAATAAATACCACAAAATGCTTTTCCATGATCGTTTCCCAATAACCGTATACGTTTCCCAAAGCTTTCAATTCGTCAACAAAATCATTTTGGCCACTATCCAGTTGAATGTATGCCGCATTCTTTTTGTTCAATTGGTTTAAAACGCAACAAGCTTCGGGGGACAATTCTTGGCCCTCATCGAATTCAAAACCAAAGACCGTCAACGTGTCGTCGCACATACAAATTTCCTTATTTACAAGGTAACCGGAAAAGGTAAAAAACACATTTTACCTACACTCAATTATATTTTGTGATTATTAGATGTCAAGAAAAGCGAGGAAAATAAATTTTTAAACTCAGATATTTTTATCAAGTTATCTTTAACTTGATAAAATCAGATATTTATATTAACTTATCTTCTTTACTGGTAGCTGTCCGAATGGGATAATGAAAATATTTTATTTTGACAAAAGAAAGTCAAGTGATACAATGACTTATGGGTTGGCACGATATTTGCTCTCTTGTAGTTGGCACAAGGTTTGCTATTCACTATAGTTTGGTGACATAGATAATTGTCCTTAAGGCGACCGTCCAGGGTGGCCAGGACATCGGCCAGGTGACTGGTAGCTGTCCAGGGTGTCCAGGTGACTGGTAGCTGTCCAGGGTGGCCAGGACATCGGCCAGATGGCCAGGACATCGGCCAGGTGACTGGTAGCTGTCCAGGGTGGCCAGGTGACTGGTAGCTGTCCAGGGTGGCCAGGTGACTGTAGCTGTCCAGGGTGGCCAGGACATCGGCCAGGTGACCAGGACATCGGCCAGGTGACTGGTAGCTGTCCAGGGTGGTTAGGACATCGGCCAGGTGACTGGTAGCTGTCCAGGGTGGTCAGGTGGCCAAGTGGTAAGGTGACACATATAGATACAGAGACATATAGATAAAGATACACATAGATAAAGATACACATAGATAAAGATACATAGAGATATAGAGATATAGAGATATAGAGATATAGAGATATAGAGATATAGAGATATAGAGATATAGAGATATAGAGATATAGGGATATAGAGATATAGAGATATAGAGATACAGAGATATAGGGATATAGAGATATAGAGATATAGAGATATTAGGGTCCGATAGTCCGGTGACCTCCTCGTTAGTGCGGTTTTGGTCATTAATTAATGTGTATATATTAGCGCTATTAGCGCTTATATTAGCGCTAATATTAGCGCTAATATTAATAGTGGCCGAGCTGAGCGTGGAACTTAAAAATTTTCTCGTAAAAATTTTAAAGTGAGATTTTCAGATAAAACTTTCTATATAAAATTTTAATTTGACAGTAACCAAATCCATGTTACAATTTACTTAGAAAGGATAACTAAATGTGCAAGGTCAAACGAACTCGAAATGATATTATTAAAGAATGTTCAATGGCAGTGATTAATTGCTGGAACCATTATAGTGATGTGCCTTTGAACAAGTCGCAAATGGAAGAAATGCAAGGTGTATTAGGATATTATCTTCCAACAGGAATCAGTACAAAGAATTGGCAAAAGGACGCTGATACATATTTCGGGAGATGTGACAAAGAAGAAATGAAGAAATTGAGTTCCGAAAAGTTTGTAAATGAACAATTTAATGACTATGAGTGGTGAGGAATTAATTTAACAGGTGAATTTTTGGAGCTAAGCGCTAAGCGCTAAGCGCTAAGCGCTAAGCGCTTCGGCTCTAAACATTTGAAAAAGAAATTTATGGTGTGAAAGAAATAAAACTTACTCGAGGAAAATATACTACTGGAAGGTAGCACAGCTTGGTGGGTGCCGCGCTCTTATAAGGCGATGGTCGTGGGTTCAAATCCCACCCTTCCAACTGAAAGGAAATGAAAATGAGTAAACATGATAGAGATGATTTTGTGGATTTCTGTACCTGTGAAATCGAAAGAACTTGGCAGGAAGTCACTGGTCACTCGTTAGCTTTGAAAACATTTGCTAAGATACGTGAAGCCTTAGGTGATTTGTTGCCTATTAAAATACCCCTTAAGAAGGAAAAGAAATGAAACTTAAAATTGTAAAGATAGATAGGGAGTACTGGATTGAGCTGCCCGATGAAGACGATCCCTGCGGTCCCTATCCTAATAAACATAGTGCTTGTGAAGCACGTGAAGGACTAGAAAGATTTTACAGTGAGGAAATGTGATTATGTTTACACGAACCATTAAAATTCCCGTCGCAAAAATACTTGAGGGTGGAACACCCAAGGAATTCTATGTTGACCTGCGACAAGATATTAAAAAATGTGTAGCTGCTACAAATCGATGTTTAGCGGAGTGTTTATCACAAGATAAGGATGCTTATGAAAAAGTTTCACGCGGTGAACCTATACCAAAACAAGGGAAAATATACCCCTATCCAGTATTAGCTGGTCAATTTAAAGGGTGTGCGAGTGTTCAGGCAGCATTAGCGCGTAACGCTTGGAAAGTCTATGTCTCAAAGAGATGGGACATATTAAATGGAAGATGTTCGCTACCTACTCAGCGAAATTGCTCGGTTCCGTTGCTTAGTAATAAGTCTACACGCAATCTTAATATTGAAACGGACGATGATGGTAATTTAATTGCTAATTTTTCTTTGTTGACAGGCAAAAAATATAAGGTACAGTTGAGAGGTGGAAGTAATTATCGACTACCACTAAACACCATTAAGAAGGCGGTCAGTGTAGGAGACTCTAAGATTTGGTTACAAAAGGTAGGGGGTAAAGAAATACCTATGTTAGGGTTAGCTTGTAAATTGGAACCGTCTGAAGATAATTGTATTAAGGACGGTTGTCTTACAGTCAGAATAGCCAGAGAATCGTTTATAGTTGCAATGAAAACAGATGCTGATACCCCATTCACTGTGAACGCTGACCACGTACGAAGTTGGCAAAATGAGCGGAACCGTAAGCAACAACGATTACGACAGGATCGTAAAAGTGGCCACACTCGGCAACAGTTGATTAAAATTCAAAACAAAGTATCAAAGAAATACTGTGACCGGGTAAACTCGTTCATTCAAGAAACAGTTGCACACATTGTAGACTATGCAAGGCGACGAAAAGTAGCTTCACTAGAATATGATGGAACAATTAAGAGTTATTTTGGGACACAGTTTCCGTATTATAAATTCTGTGAAACTTTAAAAAATAAGTGTGAGAATGTTGGACTTTCGTTCTGTGAAATCACAAACGACATACACCCCGCAGAGTTAGATGAACCCCATGTTTATTTTCTAGCTTCGGTAAACAACGGTAAATTTGACGGGAAAGTTAAAATTGGGATGACAGGGGATAAAAAAGGCACGAGGAAAAAAACACTTGAAAATGCAGGTGGTCAAGAACTCATTGTCTTGGCGACCCATAAAACTGCAAAAAGTAATTTAAGAAAAATTGAGAAACAATACCACGCACAATTTGCTCATTGCCGTGTAATGGGTGAATGGTTTAAACTAGAATCAATTGTTGACTGGCTTCGAGAGGTTAGGTGTCTTGGAAATGCTGGGAACCTCTCGCAAATTCTACAATACATGGAGACGTAAGATGTTACGAATCGATGACGCCACCCTCCGTGGCGAGTGTGAGCGCCGATATGCTATAGGCTATGGGGGTGCTCGCAAGATGCTGTTAAACCGCTTGGGATATCTACACTTACGTAGCAGCCCCAGGAGTGGAGAACGAATCGTATAACCACTGAGGGGTCGTTCTTTCACGCGGTAGTGATCGATTGCCATCTTCCAGGAGTGGAGAACGAATCGTATAACCACTGAGGGAATCAATCATTGTTACCTCTCTACCTTGTATAGGTGCCCAGGAGTGGAGAACGAATCGTATAACCACTGAGGGATTAGAGATTTCAGGGAAAGTTTGTAGGACTAGTTCCCAGGAGTGGAGAACGAATCGTATAACCACTGAGGGTGAGGAACTAGAAACAATTGTGGGACCTATGGTGGAACCAGGAGTGGAGAACGAATCGTATAACCACTGAGGGGCCGCGCCTAAATGAATTCGATTGCACAGTAAAATCCCAGGAGTGGAGAACGAATCGTATAACCACTGAGGGTGGTGCTCGCAAGATGCTGTTAAACCGCTTGGGATATCCCAGGAGTGGAGAACGAATCATATAACCACTGAGAGTATAATGAACATCAATATGAAAAACCATCTAGGTGAAAGGATCATGGAGTCCTTGCAACAGTATAAAATTATCCCGGAAGGTATTAATGATTATTTTTATTTTGACGGTAAAGAGTTTCACTATGAAGGTCCTAGTGAAAATGGTAAACAAATTTTAGCATATATTATAGGTTGGAGAGATTGTATGGAAAGGGAAAACAATGAATAGTAATATGGTATTTGAAACTAATGACGCCTATATTGAGGTTTACATTACTTGGGGCAGAGATAAGTATAATATTCCACGGGCACTAGAGATAGATATTATACGAGTAACAACAGATGCTGAGGACATTGAAGCATGTGATATGTGTAATGAAGATCGTAACATGTGGGTAGCTATTGCTTGGGGCATTTTCTTACAAAAATATGAGGATTAAATGTATAAATTTTATATAGGAGTACATCGTAACCATTTTAACGATAAGTGGGAAGCTAATATCTATGTTAATGGTGAACCAAAATTCCTTGGTTACTTTGAAACCGAGATTGAAGCAGCGAAAGCCTACAATGAAGCAGCTAAAATACATTACAAAAATTTCGCAGTACTAAACATTATCCCAGGAGAAGAAAATGAATCGTAGAGAAAAGATTTTGGATCAATTGACAGAATGTGTGACAAGGCGATGGTTGGAGCTAACATCACATCCAATGTCCAAGCGGCGCGAGAAATGTGTCCGTAGCGCACTGGCTTATTCAATTCCAATGAGGCCCCGTGGCCCGGAGAAAGAAAATGAATAAAGAATTTATCAATACTATTAGACAGTATGATGAACAAAAGACCGAACTTACAGAGTATCTTTTTACTAAGATGAAGGACCCTGACATAATGTCTAGGTTAACTACTTTAGCTTTTATAGCTACTATTAGGGTTTGTGATATAATGGAAAAAGATGGTGAACTTAGTGACATTGATCTAACGCACTTGTGTGTAAAGTTAGGGGCACTGAGTTACGCAGAAAGTTTTATTCAACGATCACTTGACAATTAAAAAGAATAAGGTAGTATATAAATATGAACACAATACAACTTACTTACGGGGAACAAGAACGAACAGCCATGATACTAAGTGACCACGAAACTTGGACGCATTGCTACCAAGTGGAACCTAAGCTAGGGTTCCGTTCATACAAGCATGTAGGAATGGGCACCATAAAAGTAGTACCTTTGACCGAAGATCAGTTTAACCTTATCCCTGAGAGGATTAAAAATGAACACATTAATGGATGCCGTTGACAGCCTTGAGCACCTTGTACTTGATAACGAATGGACATACTATGAAGCTGAAAAGTATGTGCTTAAGAATTACAACGTTAAGCTTAAGGACCTAGCGGATGAGTACAAGCGTCGTAGAATTTATGATCCTTAAATTAGGGTGGGGTTCCTTATGACAGACTGTAAATCTGTCGTCATTAAATAATTAAGGCGGCCGACGAGAGGTTCAACTCCTTCCCTACCCATTTACCATGAACACTTTAACAAGCGCTATAGAGAGGATAAAATGTTTAGTCATGAAACTGTTCTTAGTATATTAGACGAACTTAATTATTTAAGAGAGTCATTGAAAAAAATAAAAAAATTATGTGTAAAGGAGAACCAAAGCGACACACTAAATTCCATTGAAAGTATAGCAATAAACGCATTGAGCCGGAGATATAAATAATGAGCACTACAGCAATTACTTGTGAAAAGATTGAATTTGTTAGGAACCATCCAAATGCTGATCGTTTGGATATTATCAAGGTTCTAGGTTACCATGTTGTTACCGGTCGAAATGATTTTAAGGAAGGTGATAAAGTTTTCTTTTTTCCACCTGATATCCTTATCCCTGAGCACATTTCATTGAATCTTGGTGTACAAAAGTATCTTAAGGAATCTATTTATCCAGGTGACATTGAAAAAACTAAGTGTAGAGTTAGCGCGTGCAGGATTAGAGGTGTAGCTAGTTACGGTTTTGTTATACCAGTGTCTAATGATTGGGAAATAGGTGAAGATGTTACTAGTATGTATGAGGGACATAAGTACATTCCTCCAGTAACTAATCATGGGGATGCAGCTAGAGCCTTACCTAATTTCCATATTTACACAGATATTGAGAACATTCAGCGGTATCCTAATCTTATTCCAGAGGGCACACTGGTACGTATTACCGAGAAAATTCATGGCACAAACAATAGGCTTGGTTATGTCAAGGATGAGAACGGTCACATGATGTTTGTAGCAGGAAGTCACAAGAGAAGGCTTAAGAGTGAATATGAAAGTGGTGTTCCAAGTATGTACTGGGAACCCATGACTACTGACATTCAAGAAGTGCTAAAGAGTATCTCGGAACAAAATGATAATGCTGACGTTATCATCTTCGGAGAGATTTTTGGCCCGAAGGTTCAAGATATGCATTATGGATTAAATAAGAAGGAATTTAGGGTGTATGATATCAGTGTAAATAGTAGGTATCTTGACTATCAATCTGTAAATGTTCTTCTAAACCAGTACAATATTCCCACTGTCCCGATTCTTTACATTGGCCCGTTTAACCAGGATGTAGTGGACGAATATACTGACGGACCGACAACTTTTAACGTAACAACTGGTTTTAAGGGGAGGGAAGGGATAGTAATTACACCTTTAAAAGAACAACTTGACAGTTGTGGGAATAGGGTAATTCTAAAGTCTGTTTCAGTAGACTACCACAATCGACGAAATGGAACGGATAATGAATAAGATTAAATTAACACAAAATCAATTTACAATTGTTGATTATATTGATTATAGGTACTTGTTACAATGGAAATGGTATGCTCGGAAAGGAAAGAACGGAAAGTTTTACGCGATTAGAAGTGATTATTCAACAGGTAAACATAAAACAATTTACATGCATAGAGTAATAGCTGAAAGAATGGATTTAGATTTAAGCTGTGATATTGATCATAAAGATAGAAATTCTTTAAATAATTTAAGGGGAAACTTAAGATCGGCAAATAGAAATGGAAACTCTAGAAACATCGGTATCCCGAAACATAATACTTCAGGCTATAAAGGAGTTGCTTGGTATAAGAAAACTGGAAAATGGTTAGCTAATATAACAGTTGATAATAAAACTATACATTTAGGACTTTTTACAGATAAAATAGAGGCAGCTAAAGCGTACAACAAAGCAGCAATTAAATATTTTGGTAAATTCGCCACTTTAAATAAAATTACAAAATAGTTGACAATTATTAATTTCAATATATAATTAAATAGTGGAAATAAAATGACCTTGAAATTAAGTGTATAATGAGGTCGTATCTCAATTGGTAGAGAGCTAGACTTTTAATCTAGAGGTTTCGAGTTCAAGTCTCGACGGCCTTATTGTAAACAGACAAATAAAATGTCAAATAGTTGACAATTATCTAATCTAAGGTATAATTAAACAATGTACACAATAGCCGAAGTATTTAATACACCTACCAGCAACTGCCGGGTGCCGTTGGAGTGGGATGACCTCGGGTTGTTGCACATTGTCGTGCGTATTAACGGCCAAGATGTGCGTGGCATCCTAGATTCTGGCTGCAACACCATCTATATGCCATGGTCTGTGGCGAATAGGCTCGGGCTACATTGTGGCAAAAGCATAAAACTCAAGCTGGCTGACGGCTCGACTTCTGAAGCCACGCTGTGCCATGCACAAACTGTCGAGGTCGGCAATCGCGTCCTGCGAAACGTCGCGATTTGCGTTGTGCCAGATAACAGTGACATCTTGATCGGGCAAGGGGTGCTGCGTGAGTTTGATTACAGTGTGCTGCGGAACCCGGACGAGCTGGTGTTATTGGATTAGCCTACAAGGCATACAGCTAAGTAAATGGTGGAAATAGTCTGATTAACTTATTACTATTTGCCAGCGAAAAATCCGGCCGACAAAATTTAAAATTTAAATGGCCATGTGGCGGAATGGCAGACGCATCGGTCTTAAGAACCGATGGGAGGTTACTCCCGTGTGAGTTCGAGTCTCACCTTGGCCACTGAAAGGGTAATTTATGTATATTGTTCAGGTTTTTATTAAAGATAGATGGCATACGTATAGAATGAACGAAGATTATGAATACTGCAAAGGATTCTTATCAGCTTTACGTGATTTTAGTGAACATGATCACGGAAGAATTATATGTATTAGGAATGGAGTATTAATTACAATTGACGAGTATGATCATGGAAAGGTATAGTTTATGTGTTGTATACATCCACAGTATAAGGCAAAACGTAAACCAAAAGCAAATTGTATTGATTGTTGGCTACAGTGGTTTGAAGTAACAGAATACAAGGAACCTTTGAACGTTAAAGAAACCAATAATCTTTTATATATTTTACTAAGAGCAGAATCTGATAGAAAGATTCATTATGATTACGAATGAGCAAATAGCAAAAGTAACCTATAATATTAATGAAGCTTGTTATGAGTGTAGGAGTGATTATTCGCCATCTCATTGGGAAAATGCCCCACAATTCACTAAAGATGCCATACTAAATGCAATTAAATATTTAGAAGATAATCCTACCAAAACTTTAAGAGAAGCCCATGAGGAATATTGTGGACGTATGTTTAAGGCGGGGTGGACATGGGGAAACAAAGAAAATTTGGAACGTAAACAACATCCAACTCTAGTTCCCTATAACCAACTTCCAAAGTCACATAGAGATGAGGATCATTTGTTCTATGTTGTTGTTAAATCCTTACTTGCACTAAGAAAGGAACTACAATGAAACGTTATAAAATTTACCCTAAAACTGATCTTCACTACTATTTAACTGAGCCAATAGAAAACAAAACTATAGATGCTTTCCTTGAAGAGATTTGGACTGTATGTGAAAAACATAATTTAGCAATTTCACATGAAGATAAACATGGAGCATTTGAAATTGTGCGTATGGAATCCTCCTTCAAGACTTGGCTTTTTCAGGCTTTAGATTGCACCTAATATATTTTAGAAATGAGGATGGCTACTATTACTGGTGCTGGGAACGAGCCTTTGACTATAAAATTAGTCAACTGTTCCTATGTCCAAAAGTAGCATTTGAAACTAGAAACTACGGTGAACTTATTTGGAGAAAGAATGAAGGAACCTACAAAATTTGGTAAACTAATATATAAAAATGGATTATATGCAGGTTGGGTATGTACATGTTCAGAAAAGTGTTCATACCCATGTAAAGGTGAATGTGGTTGCGAGGCATGTATTATAGCTAACACTGATTACTTAAGAAGGGAATACCATGGATTATCCACGTGTATACATGATCAGAATTGATGGAAATAAGATGGTTTCAGTATTGGCTTATGATGAGGAAATGGCTAAAGAAATTTGCCGAGAAAATTGGAACGCGACATTTAATGGAGATGTCGGAGTAATTATGCCTAATGCTCGTGTTAAGGATTCATTTTCCATTTGCAAGGTCGGGAATTATGCTATCTCTTGGGTTTATCATACAGAGCCACTCTAATCCAATTGCGGTGGAGTCCGTGCTGGTACGGGCAAGCGGCTGTTAACCGCCCTGACGCAGGTTCGATTCCTGCCGCCGCAGCTCTGAACTCAGAAAGGAAAATTAGATGAGAGATATATTTAGACCGAAAAATGAACCAGCTAGAAGTATTTATGATGCTTTTCAAAAGGAAGCACAACATAGGGATACTTGTTCTGATTGGATTAAAAATGAAAGGCGAGCCGTTTACAAAGCTGTTGTTGATTGTGCTCAAAAATACGGATTAAAAGTTCCCACTATGGAAGATGTTGTTAAAGGTGAAAATTTAGCGTTAGGACATACCGATTATGGTGCAAAATGGACTTATTATTTAGTTAACATTATGAAAGGGAAATAAATGAATCATTATTCACTAAATGATCTAGAACACATTGTGAAGCAATTAAAGAAATTAACTATCCAAGGTGGATGGCCCCAACATAATTTTGACAGAGCTACAAAAATACTGTTGAATCTTTTAAATAATATTAAAGATGGAGAGATATTAGAAATATGAAACCAAAACATCCAATTATAATGGTAAGTGAGTTAATAGCCAAAGGTGACCTTGAAACAGCTATATCTTTAAAAGGTCTATATGAATTAGCTTTAGCCCTAGATAATCTATGTAGTTCTTATCGTTTGTCAAGATCACCTAGTAAAGAAACAATTGAAACCATTTCCTTTAATAGAAAGTATTTATGTTAACATGTATTGTTACTTGTCAAGAGTGATAAATAATACTTGACAAATCCCAAACATACGCTAAAATATTAATATAACACTGAGGTATATGTTTATTATGACAGAATTTGATGAAAACGGTATTTATTTCATTTTAAGTGGGGACGAAATTGGTTCAACACTTATGAAATGGAACCCAAAATTTAATTTTTCGGCGCGAATCGCAACACTCATAATTGATGAATATGTAACAGAGAAATCAGATAACTTTATGCTTCTTAGTGATGAAGAATGTATTAAATTAATAACGGAACAATTTCCAGAAAACATTGAAATTTATCGTGAGCGTGGTGATATAAAATATATAATTCTTAAGGAATCATTTATCATTGAAAGTGAAATCTATAAATATATTGGAAAGAAATTTATTCTAGGCAAATTGACTCTTTTTGATACAGAGACTGATCTATGTACAACTTAAATATATCATCTGTTATGGAAGGAAATATGATCCCAAGAACACAACATACCACACAGTTTATTGACTCCTATCACAGTACAAAATGTATTGGATTAGGTAACAATAGAAAAGCTTCTCTAGTCACTGCTAAATTACGAAGACAAGTCAATAAGAAACGCAGAACCTTTTTAAAGAAACTAATGGAGAAAGATAATGAAACTTAGTACTGATTGGGAAAAAGCTATAGATAAACTTACTAGGGAAACCGTAAACGGTTCAATTGTCTGGGGAACTAGTATACCATTTGATAGACCTAATCAAGTTATACCACCAGTTTATTGGGCCAATGTGTGCGGTCACTTGATAGCAGTGTATGAGTATCTTTATAGAGAATATGAAGATGTTGAAAACTATTCTGAAAATAAGCAAATGGTCATAGAGTTTGTAACTGAAAAAGGATTATGTTTATTTCGTTGGTCATATTTTGATTATACAAAATACTGGCAACTAATAAGTGCTATAAGGCAGCAAGTATCAAAGGCCAATGAATTTTTAAACAAATTTCTAGGAGAATGATATGCTCGCTAAAATAGAGGTAATCACATTACAACAACCAGATCAAGATGGAAAAATTAGCATAAACATAAGAATTCACCCAAATGAGGACATAGGTGAATGTTACAAATTTATATTTGACTTGTTAGAAAGGAATGGTATACTTGTTATATGAAAAAAATATTCTAAAGAAACTATTGAAAACTACATCACTTAAATAAATGAGGAATTAGTAATGAATGAACTCTATATAATTGAAATTGATTATTGTGAAGGATTACCGGAACATGTGTATTTTCAATCGGCTGAGGATGCAGAAAATCATGCTGAATTTATACGACACGAAACAGGACTTCTTAAAAATGCTGTAACAGTTAGAACTTTGGTTCCTTTTGAAAGAAAGCCGAAATGAGCATCAAAGATTATCAAACTAATGACCGTCATTGTTAATGGCTCGCATTCCGAAGTAGTTGGATGTTTTGATTTATTTACCATTAAACCTGTAGAGGAAATTATATGAAGATTACAAATATTATCAGTGGTCCAATTGTTGCATGGGATGAACTTTCCCCTGGTGAAGGTTTCGTTGTTGATTATGGACGTGAACCACAAATTAAAACCAGTAAGGATCAATATTTTAGTTTTACAGATTCTAGTGTTTACTGTAAATCGAACATATTTAATTGTCAATTATATCGAGTTGACTTGGAGTTAATAGTTCGCCGTCCAATTTACTTAGGAAAGGATAATAATGAGTGAACGTGAACGTAGACTGGACGCAATTCGCAAGCATAGCGAAATTCTCACTGAGGTGTCTGAAAGGTATAGTCGATTAAAGTATATCGCTGAGCAAGATTCCACTGATACATTCATCTTGTTAGCTGAAGCAGCTGGAAATTTGACGGTTGGAAATCTGAAAGCGACCGGTGATTTACTTGACATTCTTTGGCGTGTGGGATGGAACAATGAGTAAACCTATAATTATTATTAATCGTGAAGCTATTCAATACGAAGAAGTGACCGAAGAATGGGACTATGATAAAATCCTTGAGCTATTTCCAGATGGAGATGGGTCACTTGTCAATCCTTTAGTCCGAAGATGCCAGCAATATGAGGCAAAGATTGAACAGCTTTGTAATATTGAAGAAGACCCAAGTGAATTTGCCGAGTGGTTATATGAACATGATTGTCGTTGGATTGGTTCAAATACGTATGCGGCCTTTCGTGACGGTGCAAAAGCTGGATGGGACTCGGGCCGGAAATCAATTTTGCAGAAATTAAAAAATATATCCAGCGAATAATTATGAATGATACGCTTAAAGAGCTGTGGAGAGTAAGATCGATTCGATCATGGATGGGCCAGCAGCTACATCATACCAGTTGGTTTTCATCTAAAGAATCGGCAGATGTATATGTTAATTGGCTTAAGCAAAAGAGAATAGAAGTATTGAGTGTTGCAAAGTATATTCATGTGAAAGATGAAAATGAAAACTAAAGAAATTAAAAAATCGAACACCCGCCTAAGTTTTGAGGATATTCCTGTATGGGGGTTGTTTAGATTTCCTGGTTGTATAAGGGATGTTTGTTTAAAAATTGATAACCATCGATACATTAGTATTGGTGATGAGCCCCGTGAAGGAGCAATTTCAGTTGGCGCTGTCGTACGTGTTATAAAGTTAGGTGGCGAATTGACTTGGTGGGAAGTTTAGTGATTAAATGCAAATTTGGTTAATTTCTGATACACATTTTGGGCATATAAATATGTATCATTTTCTTAGGCAAGATGGAATTACACGAGTGAGGCACCAATTTCCATCTTACAAAGAAGGGGATGAATATATGATGGAGAAATGGAATTCTCTAGTGAAGCCAAGTGATCATATTTATCATCTCGGGGATGTAGCCATACGTCGCCCTGACCTTCAAATCATTAAAAAATTAAATGGTCACAAGAGATTAATATTTGGAAATCACGATATATTTGATTATAAATCATATCTTGAAGTTGGATTCAAGAAGTTTATGGGTACTAGGAAATTTAGTAACTTGCTATTAAGTCATTATCCCCTTCACTCTTTATCAATTCCTAATTGGTGTAAAGCAAATGTACATGGCCATATTCATGAGAAGAAATCTCCAGAAGGAAAATATATCAATATTTCTGTTGAGCAAACTGAGTATGGTCCTGTGGCGTTAGAAGATATTCAAAAGCAAGCTAATTCAATAGTAACATGAAAAAGATTAAATTAACACAAGGAAAGTTTACAATTGTAAGTGATAAGTATTATAAGTACTTAATACAATGGAAATGGGATGCATTGAAAAGAAAGAACGGAAAGTTTTATGCTGTTCGTAATGAACGGGTAAATGGTAAACGTACCCTAATTTACATGCACAGAGTAATTGCTGAACTAATGGGTTTAGATTTAAGTTGTGACATTGATCACATTGATAGAGATAGTTTAAATAATTTATATGGTAATTTAAGATCAGCTACTAAAAATGGAACTTGTCAAAATAGAAGTAAATAAAGTAATAATACTTCCGGAGTAACAGGAGTTTGTTGGCATAAAGGAAATGAGAAATGGAAGGCTCAGATAATGTTTAATGGTAAAAATAAACATTTAGGTTATTTTGATGATATAAATGAAGCAGCTAAAGTTTACAAGGAAGCATCATTGAAGCTTCACAAAGACTTTTCACCTTTACATTAGCCGAAGCTTCATTTAGGAGTTTAAAATGACAATATTGTACAAAATCACAAATGAAAATGGACAAACTAAAAACTACACCCAATGGGGACAAAATATAGAGCACAGAGCAAACGGCCAATTGGCTAAAATTGATTTGAATGCGTTCACTGATCCATTATTGGCGGTACTATTAAGTCCAATTTACTGTAATTTCAAAAGACCGCAGTTGTGGGAAGCTGAAGGGGATATTGAAAAGGAAAATGCTCTGCACGTTGAGTGTACTCGACTTAAGACTATTCGTCAAATTGAACTTCCACAAATCACAGCGGAGCAAAGGATTCGGTTCGCAATTCTACTTATTAAGGAAGTATATATTAATATAGAATGGAATAATTGGGCTGACAAATGGTTAAGGGGAGAAAACCAAAACAATATGGCAGCATGGATAGCATCAAAGACGACATGGTTACCAGCGTTGAAGGTAGCGTCTTTGGTCGCGACAACTTTCGCAATGTCAGATGACTCTGTGGCAGTGGCGGTGGCTTGTATAGTGATGTCTGTGGTTAATTCAGTAGAAACATCTACCGATGATGAAGTGAAAAAAAGCCCGTTTTCTTTAATTTCCATTGCTCACGAAGTTGTAACTTGACAAAGCTATAAATATAAAGTATTATTGAAATAAGAATGAAAGGTACTTTAATGACTGACAAACTATTTCCAGGTAAATTTTTATTTGTAGGTGGTCCAGCAGATGGAAAATTTAATGGCTGCCCGTGGTTAAGGTCATCACGTTAAAAAAGTACCTTTATAGCAGGGTAGAGAAGAGGTTTCTCACTGGTCTCATACGCCAGGTACGTGGGTTCGATTCCCACCCCTGCCACTGTGGCCGTCAGTGTTGGTATCTGGACTTTGACTGTGAATCAAGGTTACGGCAGTTCAATTCTGCCCGGTCACCTAAAACAAGGCTCTGTAACAAATGACTAATAATGCACGCCACGGGATGTGCGGAACTCGCGAGTACCAATCGTGGAGAAGCATGTTGTCGCGATGTTACAATAAAAATAAAGCAAGTTTTTCACGATATGGCGGGATTGGTATTGTTGTTTGTGATGATTGGCGTAATTCATTTGAAAATTTCTATCGCGACATGGGTCCAAGGCCATCTAAAATGACACTTGATCGAATAGACCCTGACGGTAAATACTCGCCTGATAACTGTCGGTGGGCAACTCGTTTAACGCAAACTAGAAATCGCCAAAGAAGGCGGCAGTTTGAGTTACCTGAAGGTGTCAATTTTAATCGCGGAAAATATCGGGCGCAGATTCAACGGTTTGGGCACAGGGTCTTCCTTGGAAGGTATAACACATCAGCAGATGCTAGTTCGGTATACGAGACAGTAAAGTCCAGAATCGGTGAAATTGATGAAAATTTGTTTCTTGGTTCACACGCGACTTTACGGGGTGAATCGATTTATTTAATGAATTGTGACTCAGGTCGATGTAGATTCGATTTCCACCGGCCACCTTACAGGAGAAACAAATGTACCATGGGAGACGGTTACAATTATCTTTTTCGTTGTAGAAGGATAGATTATGAACACTGAACTAATTCGTAAGCTTGCTGGGACCAATACGACAGTGACGATTGAAGTTTTGGGGAATGTTTTGCTAGTTGAAAGCAAAATGCGTGTCGTCAAAATGAAAGAGTCTCAAGAATTGAAACGGCACAAAGAAGTCTTGGACGAGATTGATAAAGAACGACTTCAGATACAATGTAACCTATGTATGCATGACGCTGAAACATATCACCCTGATCCTTCTGGAGGGTCAGATAGTAGCTATGTTTGTGACATTTGTGGAAGAGAAAGGTAAACATGATTAAGTTTGAAATTAAAGATACTGAGAAACTTGAATCGTTTGAAGAATTAGAAAAGAAGTATTTACACCCTAATGACAATTTTGAGGAATGGTGGAAAAGATATATAAAAGATCAAGGAGAAGTTAATAGTAATTACCTTGTTTTTGCCCAGACAAGTGCAAGAGCTGCTTGGGCGCATGCTTCACGCATAGGGTATAAATCAGGGTATAATGAAGGGATTAAAAAGGAATAGGTTTATGTGAAAACTTGACAAGATATCTTCTAAATAGTACAATTGTATAGCCATTAAATGAGCCTTTTAACAAAGGAAATAAAAAATGATTACTAGATCAGAAGAAGTAAATTTTAAGATTGAGTTTAATAAGGAACAAGTAGATTTACATAAGGATATAATTCATGGGTTTCTGAGATATCTTCCTGTAGTAACAAATGAAGATACTTTAAATTTAACGTATACTATTTACATTGATTATATTGGAAATATTGTTAAGTCACTATCGGCGTTGGAAACATTACTTGACGCCGGGGTCATTGTTAAGGCGGAGCATGAAGAACTTAACTATGGTCGAAGTTTAGTTATTGATGTATTAAACAAGATTAATGATGTGCAGCGAAAAAGCTAAGCCGAGATAGCTCAATTGGCAGAGCGCTGGTTTGTGGCCAGTAGGTTGGGGGTTCGAATCCCTCTCTCGGTTCTAGAAAATATTTTAAAGTAGACAAAGAAAAAGATCAAGTTTGCAGGTTTAAATGCCAGGGTAGTATAACGGCATTATAATCGGTTTGTAACCGAAAGATACGGGTTCGACTCCTGTCCTTGGCTTTAGAAAGAGAGGTTTACAATGAAAGTAGTTGCGGTTGGAAACAATGAATTGAAAGGTGTACATTTTTCTAAGTTGAAGCCAGGAGAATGTTTCCTAGTAGCAGGTAATTTTCGTTCTGATAGATTACGTCCTAATACAGTACGTATGAAGCTTAGTTCAGATAAATACTGGCTCTTTGAAGAAGATACAACGTACACTTTTTACGAATCCTCGTTTACTATCGTTGAAAAAGTAGACGCAGAAATTCATTACAAGGTCAACTAAATGAAATATTTTATATTTACAGTTTACGTATTAGGGGTAGTTTGGTTCTACACCGTTTTCTATTTTCTCTTTTTTAAGGAGTATTCTAGTGGAATACAAGACTTCGTTGGTGCAGCGTAACAAGCAACTTGAACAAACTAATAAGAATCTTCGGGAAGTGCTGGGAGTTGCCGCCGATCTTATTAAGAGATTTGGACGTTATGCGAAGGAATGTGTAGCTTACTACAGTCATGTAGTAGAAATGTGTGAATTGGTTGAAGAGTATGTAGCTGACACTGATAAGATGATAAAGACTTACAAGGACACACTAAATAAGGTGAAGAAAATTCTTAACAGTGGTAATATTAAAGAGGCAATTGAAGTTATTGACGAGGCGTTTGCCAGAGCAAATAAGTGCGAAGACCAAGTAAAGCAAGAATAAATTCAATTGTAACAAGGTCCCAGCGACACATTCTAAAACCCTCTATACCCCATAAAAAGGAGCCAATTATCCCTAAAATAATTGCGCTCCTACTTTTGTTGGCCATCATGTACCAAGAGAGAATGATCAGTATGTTGGCCGCCCAGCCTAGCATACCACCTCCCTCATGAATCGTCTTACCATAGCCAGCGCCCTTTTATCTATTCCCCGTTCATTTTGTTCCCTACCATTTCGGTAGCGTTCATAATGACAGAATTCATGTGCAAAGACCTCTAGTAGATGTGTGGCTAATGGCCATCCTGAAGGTCTCCTATTTGCAAGACCAATTACTAAGTCACTTTGGTTAAAGAATCCCCAACATCTCTTTTTAGTTTTCATTAGATAACTTTAACATTAGAATTGTGTGATAACCAATAACAATTCCCATGGATAATAATACTTGCTGATTTATAATCTAATTTATAAGGTATATTATCACAAACAAACTGATAACCATATGTATCTTTTAATTCTTCTCCTAGTTGATTTATTTCAATGATAATTTCTTTAATTTTGTCTTCATAAGTATTCCTATCATTTTGTAATTGTTGAATTTTTCTAATTTGATCACTTGCATGGTATTTCATTTATCTTCTCCTTGTACTTTTTTATTATTTCTTTTCTATCTGTCCATTTAAGCCAGTCTAAAACCAATTCATTTAATAAAATGTCACAAGTTATACATACCGGCCAATAACTTTTTCCCAAGGAACATATGTTCCATTGATAAGAAGCTTGTTTACCACACCTTATACACTTCTTTCGTTTGATCCCTTGGGCTGTGTAAGGCTTAGTCCTCATTGACTTAAAATCATCCATAAAAACTTCCAAAGACCAATACATACAATAGCGCTCAGCGGTACAGCCATACCGACTATAAGTATCAAACCTATTATATAATTAATAATTTCTTCAACTTTCATCATCAATACCTTTCTTAAACTTTAATTTAAAGAACACAGTATACTAGGAAATTTATTCTCTGTAATCGTATCCGCATGAATGTTCAAATAAACATACGTCACAAATTCCCTCTAAACCGCACCTTTCACACTGACACACTTCAATGTCTTCAATTTCAGTGCCACATAATTCACAAATAGTTAACATAGTTTCTCCCAGCAATCATAACATTCATGGCTAAACATACAATCTTCACAGCAATAAGTTAAAAAGCAATATTTACAAGTATCATAATACTCATCGCCTAACACTTCTTTACCACAACCGATGCACTTATATCTCTGAAAATGGGTTACCATTTTGCCACCCTTCTTTACCAGTTTTACGGAAATGTTCGAATCTTCTAATACATATTTCCAAGTAAATTGGATCGATATCAATTGTATAACATCTACGTCCTAATTTTTCAGCAGCAATTAAAGTTGAACCGGAGTGGGCAAAAAAATCTAGAACAATATCATTTGGAAGAGAACTTGCTTTAATAATACGTTCAGTGCATTTCAATGGTTTCTGGGCATAGCACCCCGAAACATTTTCATGCATTCTATAAAAAACTTGCTGGATATCTACCCAAACATTTCCGGCTCGAATATTTTCTGATTTGCTTCGTTCAAGGTTCTCAGTCTTTTGGCCATTAACATTTTTGTAATAGCCGCGAAGTATCTTAGGGATATCTGTATATTCAGCATTGACATTGAATACAGGGGAACCTTTTGTATAGTAGAGTAATTCTTGCCTAACCGACATCCAATTTTTCTGGGTTCCATATCCCCGTTGATTTCTCATAGTAATGAAACTACGAGATTTATAGGGTTCATTTCGCATCATCACCATAAAATCAGGTAAGGGTTGAAAACCATTTTTCTGGTCAGCGCCTAACCAAACATATAATGAAGAGTTCTGAGATAAGAACATTGTAGTATGTCTTACCCAGATACGACACCAATCAATGAACTCTTCTACTGAGCGAAAATCAAAAGCTACAAAGTTATAAGGTGGATCGTGAATGGCAAGTGTTGCAGTTTGCCCAGCCATAAGAGTTTTTACTTGCTCTAAATTATTAGCATCACAGTAACCAACTTTGTGTTTACCGTCAGACCAAATTTCACCAGGTTTCAATCGACAAAATGGTAAAAGTTTTTCCCTGATTTCGGGGTTACTATCTAATCTCGGCAAAGGATTATTATTCATTAATAATCTCACAAGTCATGTGGCCACAATTTACACATTCCATATTATCCAAATCTATGTCAGCCGGGGCCACCATTACTCCTTCATAGCCACATATTCTACAGTGCTCCCAACCAGCTAACCAAAGATCATAATTTGGTTCAGAGTAACTCATTATTGGTTTCCATAGGGTTCAAGATTTTCAGGTAGTTCTTTACCACCTTTTTTGTAACACCATTCAACAAATTTGCTTATTTCTAAATAATTACCGGTCCAACCATAACACTTTGCCACTGTTACAAGGCTTGCAAGAAACTCATCAGTACAAAGCGCCTCTGCAGGAGACCAATTAAAAAATTTTTCAAGCGTCATTTGTCTCTCCATAAGCAACAATTTGACCACGTAAAATAAGTGCCTCTGAATTTATATTTTGCCATTCTACATTATCGCAATGAATTACAGCCCAATCATTATCCCCAATATGTTGAGCGTAATGTGGGCTTCCATTTCCACCGTGTACAATATTTCTATCGTTTAGTAGATTATTTACAGGATCATCTAACTTTACTTCTACCATGTAACAAAGAGTCCAACCGACATATATCTTGTTAAAGATATACGCAATTAAGGCTTTTGTGTCCTCATTTAATTTATCTAAATTTTGTGCTGGTAAGTTCATTTCTGGTAACCTTCAAACTGCTTATCTTTTTCAGGGTTAAAACCTTGACTACCCATACCCCTTCTATGACGAGCATCCCACGGAGGATAATGATTGTGGACAGCAGGGGCAGTGGTGAAAGTTACTTCTGCTTTATTACCACACATCGGGCAAATCTTTTTAGTTTTCTTGAACTCTTTTATAGTAAAGAATTTTTCATATTGATAATCACATTGTGTACATTTTAAATCATAGTTTGGCATTATATTTTCCTTTAAACGTAGATAATTTTACCTGGGATTACAATACATCGTTCTGGTTTAGGTTGTCTGGAGTATCGGCCAGATTTAACTGTAAGGGGTGACAGGGATATCACTATAGCTTTTTGTAAATGCATATCTGAACCCCTCCGGACAGGATAGATAACTGTACTTCCTAACTTAATTTGTCTGCCAAGAAAATCATTCACGCTCCCAAACCCCCTCACAAATTAGTTTCATTTGATGCTCTTCAGCTATCTTAGAACAATACATCTTGTCAATCTCTATCATAGTAGCATTTACACCACATCGATCGGCCACCCGTGCTAACGTCCCTGTTCCCGCGAACAAATCTACAACAGTATCTTGTTCTCGACAACATAGCTTAATACAACGTTCGTACAGGTCTTCTCCGAGCTGAGTCGGATGCCAATTTCGGCGTTGTTTTGAATTTCCAGTGACCCTGGGAACGTCAAAATTTGTGCCTGGGATTTTACCTTCTGGATTAGCTCGTTTGTCGCCGTTCAGGAGCCGCCAGGACGGGACTCTAATAGCGTCAGGGTACAATGGCGCATATTTCTTCATCAACCTCCAAAGATTCCTATGGGCGTCTCCTAGATCATTCTTATTGTGTTGATAAAAAGTAAACGTTTGAACACAGGCCTTTCCCACCCAACCTGGTTCCCAGTGAAGGAATCGCTCGAATATTCGACCCATGGGAAAGGTATACTTACTATTAAAAGATATCCATATAACTTGGCACTTAGCCGCAATAACATGGATAAGAGTATCAAGATTATTCAGGTAAATACTATTTGGAATGTTATCATAATGACTGTTATATTGAAGCCCAAGATTATCTGGGGGATCAAGAAAGGCCATTTCAAATGGTTCTAAGGCATAAACTTCCGCGAAAGCATCACCATTAATTAGTTTTAACATATCTCTTCTTTCTAGCTTCGCTTGATCGCCAGTTGCCGGGTCGATTTCCCTTGTATCTACTATAATTACTTGACTTACTTTTGTAAAATAACGATCTGTAAATAGGAATATTTTTCAACCCATCTTCCCATTGTTCAATTTGTTCACGTAATGTCAGATTCATCCACTCTCCTTACTATTAAATGTATCTCTGGAACATAACTCCCAACTGTAAACTCATCACCATCCTCTAGAAAAATTACTATAGTATCTAGAGCGGGTATATCATTTTCACTTGCTTCATTTGCCATTTCCTCTAAAACATTTGCAAGTGATTCTCCATTTATTCCATTTTCTTTAATACGTTGTTTTGATTGTTCATGTAACATTTATTTCTCCTTTAAAGGTGAAAATTCACCAAAGTAATTAACTGAAGCTTCCTCGTAAACTTTAGCTGCTTCCTCCATGTTATCAAAATAGCCTAAATGTTTTCGTTTATGGTTAACTCTTATATATGCTTCCCATTTTACCTTTTTCTTACGCCAAGAAACTCCTGGATGTCCTGAAGTATTATTTCTCTGTTTGCCTCTATTTTGACAAGTTCCACTTTTAGTGGCAGACCTTAAATTTTCACAAGTATTATTTAAACTGTCCCTATCTTTGTGATCAATATCACAACTTAAATCTAAATCCATAAGTTCTGCTATTACTCTATGCATGTAAATAGTTTTATTTTTACCGTTTACCCGTTCATTGCGAACAACGTAAAACTTTCCACTTATTACTTTCTTAGCCCACCATTTCCATTGGATCAAGTATTTATAATACTTGTCACTTACAATAGTAAATTGTCCTTGTGTTAAATTAATGGTTTTCATTTAAAGTGACAATTGCTTCTTTAGGTAATCTTTCTTTAATTCCTAACAAATCTTTCACTCTAGCATTGGCTTCTGATCTGTTGAAAGCTTTAACTTGCCCAGCTTTACCATTTACAGTGTAATCCCATAATAGTTCCCTTCGATTCTCAATAACACCGTCCCTAAGTAACTTCCTTTTTAATTGTCTGTTCTTATATGCCAAGTAATTATCTTGAAGCCAATTCATTTTAAACCTTTCGTAAATTTATACCCATCCCAATTGCGTCCGTACATGTCAAATTTATTCCACAAAATTTCTTTAGCCAAGTAATCGTTTCCAAGAAGAAACACACTTACATCATCCGGATTATCCTTATTACAATGACATTCCGGCACCACTATACTTACGGACCTAAAACCGGCATTTCGTAAATTATTTTCAGCATGATTTAGTACAGCTGTTCCTATTCCTTTTCGTTGAAATTTAGGTGTAACACACAATCTTAATATCTCTGTGCCACTTAACATAATATAGCCAACAGACTTGTTTTGAATGATAGCTAAATAAGCCTTACAGGGAACATCTTCCTCTTCACTAAACTTAGTCCTAAAGAATTCAATTTCCATTGGATAATCATAACTTTTAATATCCAAATGATGGATAGAAGAAATGTCCTGTTTATTAGCCGAGCGAATCATTATCCCTTCCAACCCCTTTTTGACTGATCCCTTAGTTCCTGTAATGATTGATCTTGTATCGTTGCCATCTGATCCAGAAGTTCGCATTTCTCTTCACTTTCCTCTAAAGTTAATTCTTGAAAAATATGTCCACTATTAATAACTCTCCAACAATCTTGTAGTCTTGTTAAAAGTGTTACTTGGAAGTCTTTAGAAATTCTAGCATATTGATTGGCTACACGCAAGAACGGATTTCCATTTTTATTTTCTTTACAACACAGTTGATCAATCCTAACAATGAAATCTTCTGATCCTATAGATTCACCAAGTAACCAAGAATAAATACTTAATTGTGTTCCCCAATCCTTATTAACATCTTCCAGATAATGAGAACCTATTTTAAATCCATTATAATTAAAAGGCACAAAATCAGGATGTGCTTGTCCGTTATTCCTGCTTGGCTTTCCGTCTTGACCATCCTTGACCATGGAGTATAGTTTAGCTGGTGATGTGTTTCCTTTTGAGCAATATCCATTTACCTTCCAGTCAAAAATAATATCAGCATCGGTCCAGTGAATGTACCTAAGATCAGGCTTACCTATCAAAGGGACCCTTTCAATTTCTCCCTCCAATGTAAATTCAAACTGAGGTTCATATTTACTTTGTTCAAGATCATCAATTAAATCTGAATAGGCTCCTGAATGAATATAGCAATCAAAACAATGCTTCCCCGCGTTTAGCGCAAAATCCCTGTTCTGAGGTTCCACTTGAGTTTCAAATAGATTTTCAAAAGAATATTTAGGATCATTTTTACCTATTAAACTTTTATATAAATCACTCTTTATATATGCATCAAATGAACTACCTACACTAGCCGCTGGTGATTGACTATCTTTACGTTCTGTGCCTTCTGCTAAATACTTCATGTAAAATTGTTCACGATCTTGTTCCCACAGTCCAAGAGATGTGGGTGATAAATGTTTTAGTTGTTTCATTTTGTTTCCTTAATGTGGTTTGTAAATGATTAAAAGGGTTTTAATTTCATTAAGAAGTTTTATAATTTCCTTAAGATATCCAATTTTACTTTTACACATATTTTCTCCAATATCTAGCTTCCTTGGGAATCCCACCATCACTTAACTCACGATATTTAAATGTAACTTTTTCACCCACCTTAAAATGCTTTCCTTGGAAAAAGTCCGGCATATCCAAACCTGGAAACTCTTTAGCATAGTCCTCCATCTGAGAATTGAGGAAAAGTCTTTCTTCATTTGTGAACCCTGAAAGTTCTAATCTTTTTCCTTTATAATTTGTTATAATGGCTCCAATTAAACCTTGTAACTTTGATCCTTTATCTGTTTCCTTACCACTAATAAATCCTGTGATCATGGCTTCATCGTCCAGGAAGGGTTTAAATTTCAATAGCAAACTTACTCGCTTCGGAGTCCAAGGTTTATTGGGGGCTCTTAAAACTAAACCTTCATCTCCATTAGCTAATGCTTTTTCCATCTCAATTTCTATTTCCGGCCAAGGATTATCGCCTAATTTTACTTGTCTGTGTAGATAAGCAGGTCCTTCTGATAGCATAGCGTCACTGAGAAATGTTAATTCATCCTCGAAAGTAGAGTTATCTTTTACACAGTTAAAATCGCCAGAGTATTGTAATAAAAATTCTTCACACTTTATTTTACTAATGTTCCTAGTAAATTGTGGATTCTTTATTTCTCCACTTTTAAATAATTCTCCTAAAGACGGCGAACCAAACACCACAAACTTAACTTTATCCCAACGATCATCAGGAATATCCCTAGAAACAATAGATCGACACTCTTGAAAACTTCCCTGTCCAAGCCACAATTCACCATCTAAAAAGCAACACGGTAACTGATTAAGGAACCAATCAGGCGCGTGTATTACATTTCCATATCGTGACCATAAACCAGTAGCTTTATCACTTCCCTCCACTTTAAGTTCACCGGTCACATGGTGATAAATATTGGCATAAGGCACATCAGTTACTAGTTTATCTCTACTGACACCACCATCCCAAAATGCTCGAGTACCATCAAGTTTACGGCTTACGTACCAACCCGCAACATTGTGCTTTGGAGTAAGTTTATTAGCCAACATTAAAAATTCACGTTTCATAATTACACCTCATAACTACCTCTCATTTTTATACCTTTTATGTAACATTCGTCTTTTAGATTTAATTTTATCTTTCGTTACCCCTAGTTCAGATTCTAATTCCTTAGCGGTTTTTGAATAATTTTCTTCTTTCAATATCGTAGTATAAATTTCATCATCACCTGCCAATTTTTTCAAAGTGCCCAATGTATCAATGATATCTATATCAGTATTCTCAATCGGTTTGTCATAGATACTTTTATCAACTATTTCTGTGAATCCTTTAAATTCTACTTTTTTTCTTTTTAAACGATCTTGCTGTGGCAAAGAAGGTAAACAAATACCTCTTTCTGTATTTACAAAACACTCAATAGCTCTACGGATACGTATAGATGTTAATTTGAAAATATCCCTATTTTCAAGTTCCTCTTTAGTTAAATTGTTAACTAATGTGGTTAAAGCGACAAATCCAACACTAACCATATCATCGATCATTCGTCTAGTTTCCGGCCAATAATAAAGATAATTTTCAATTAAAATCTTTAAAATTAAGCGTAAAGCTAATATTAATTCTTCACTATTACCCCCATTTAATTTTCTTTCAACTAAAGGAGTAATCTCTTCAAGTGAATAGGATATAAGATCATTTAATAAAGGATGCTTAAATCTTTTATGTTTATATACTTGGTTCTTTGATAGTCTAATCGTGTACATTTAACTTCCAAAAAATAGTCGGGAAAAAATTATTTAAAGCACAATCAATTATAGGGTAAACTGTAGTTTTTGAACAACTCATTGGATCAAAAACTAAACCCTTCACATAGGCACAGCAATGTCCTACATTACCTCTTCTACCTGTTAGTAAACCATCGCCCTCTAAATGTTGTTCTAAACGACTATATTCTCTAACTTTCAAGGGATAAGCTACAGAATCCACTGAAGCCCTATACTCAGGTTCAAATTGAATAGGAGTAAGTGAACAATGAATATTATCCAAAAGGTCAATTATCTCCTGAATGTGGTGCCCTCTAGGATTACCATTTATAAGTTCTGAGCCATCGTGGCCTATTTGTCTAATTAAATTTTCTACAGGTGTTTTTAGCAACATAGCTGAAGAAGTAATTAAACATGAATGATTATTAGGTTGTATATAAATATTCATTTAAATTACCCTAGAGCCTTAAGAATATACTCAAATGGATTTAAGTGGTTCTCTTTGTTTTTATTCCAAGGCCTGGGCACCAGAATACTATTATGGCCACCATACTTTTCAAAATCCTCAGTATGAGAGTCACAGTCATCAATTAATACACTATCTGATTTTGCTAACAGATATTTATGAGGAGTAATTATATAGTTCCGATGTAAACATTCAGGAAGAAACTTTTGAATCCACTCTAATTTACCAGCTGCCGATTCAGGATCAAAAGTACAGCTCGTACACACATAAACCTTAGAATAATTACTAAGAAGAAAATCAATAAGTTCATCACAAAAAGGTGTCTTGGGAATTGTGGCCCAAAAATCTTGTGTCAATCCTCTCCAGAAATAATTCTCCTTTATATAATTTTTACGTGTTAAAATATGATAAGCTTTCACAATATCATAACCAGCTTCTTCGGGCCACATATCATCAGTATAATCATCTACTCCGTACCACTCCAAAGCAGCGGGAACCATATCCGTAAGTACACCATCCATATCTACGTAAATCTTCAATTTTTCATTGTAAGTCTTTGAATGCGTTTTCAATACTTCGTTCATTGTAACTCTCTTTCCAGTAATTTCTCCAATTCGGAGGTCCGAATAATTTTTGATACTCTTCTTCAGTAGATGCTGTTATGATCCATATACCGATTCCAAATGAATCCCAAATTGGCCACTTCCATCTTTGTGCCGCTGTAAAATTATAGTGTTCTTTTTGCTTAATGTCAACCCATTTTTGCCCGTATTTTTTATGGGCGATGTATATATCCGGGATACCTACTTGTAAACTGTGTCCTATAAGACGTTCAACGTGCCAGTTTCGATCTTCTAGAAATTTCGTAAAGTCCTTTTGTATTTTCCACTCTGGTCCATGTCTGTTTCGAGGTATAAAAGCTTTAATTAAACCCTTCCTTTAATCACGTTTATGTGGTATATTGTTTAAAAAATTTTGTGTTCTTGAAACTTGGTTATTTAGATAATCGGCGATTTTTGCTATTGCCACGTCAATTTCTAAACCTTGTTCATTAGCAAAATTTTCGACCATCCCTATAATGTTCATATTACACTTGAGACAAAGAATACCTCTGATTGAGTTCCTTTTGTCCACAATTTTATGATCATGGTCAACACACCAATCACGTTTGCTTTTTGGTGTTAAACTCCCACATAACGCACAACAGTTTCCTTGTTGGGAAAAGATCAAATCACGCTCCGTTAAAGTGAGGTTAAAATTATATTTTAACGAATATTCTTTAAAATAATTTTTGTTTGTCTTACGATAATTTTTATTATATTCATTTTGATAGTTTCTAATAGCCATTTTATTGGCTATATAATAATCTTTGTTTTGTTGATGATGGGTTTTATAATATTTGTTTTTATATTCTTTACGACATTGTTTACATTGACAATTTAACCCATCTTTTCTACTTTTATCTTTAGAAAATTGAGCTGTCGGTAATTCATTATGGCAACAACTACATCGTTTATAGCCAACGGGCACTATATTTTTATTCACTTTAAACCAATAGAAGCAATATAATTAGGTTCTAACTCCCAACCAGGATCATCCATACTAGGAGAAATATCATTAAAATCAGGATTAAAATTAACCACAGGTAATATAATTACTGGTGGGAACCCTTCCTTAAATCTTATTTCTAGGTCACCTGTATGCGTAGTCTCACGGAAAAAGGTCACATAAAAATCTCCATAGATTAATTTAAATTTAGCGATTAATTGGTCTATATTCATAGTGGACATCTTACTTGAGGTAATTGTGGTTGTAGTGGCTCATTAAAAGTTAATTGCCTAAGATACAGTTTACCTGTAAATAGTAGATAAAGACGCTCTTTACAGGTAAGTTTCCAACAAGAAATCACCTCGCCTTCATCAGACCTGTAAACTGGTAAAGGTAAATATTCCGGTTGATGTTTACCGAAAACACAATTTTGTCTTGGAAAATTAATTGGTTTCATGCTTTTGTCGGTATTTCAACTCCTTCTATTTCACTTAATTGTTCCGTTAGTTCCCTACGAGTCTTTACCATATAATCCTTAATATTGTGCATGGCGGCCAGGGCCATTAGCTGATTTGTGAAAAGCCCACTAAGCCACGACTTCCGTTGGTTTAAATCCACTTTCGTTCTCCTTTAAAATGTTTTGTACTTTTTCTTTGCCGTTTCTAAGATAATCAACAATAACACAAAGGGCAACACTTGTTTCAAGATTAAGTTTCTTTGCAAATTTTTCAATGTTGCCTAGTAAAAAATTGCATTCATGACATAAAATTCCGCGAATATTTTTACCTTTAATAAGATCATTATGGTCATGATCAATACACCAATTAAGTTTTGAACCAGGGCTAGTTGACCCGCATAAAATACAACAATTTCCTTGACAATTTAATATTTTATCAAAATCATTATTGGTGATTCCATAATTATATTTTCGGTTTGTTTCTTTTATTTTTCAAAATTATTTTGACGATATTTCCTACTATATTCTTTCCTTTTATCTATATTATTTCGGCCATATTTTTGACACTGTTCTTTTATTTTATCTGAATTATTTTTATAGTATTTTTGATCGTATGTTCTTGTACATTTTTTACATGTATAACTTAACCCATCTTTAGCATTTTTATCCTTATGGAACACATTTACAGGTACATCTTTATTACAGCCACTGCACCACTTATATCCGGCAGGCGTTATATGATCTTTAGGCTTCCTCATCTTCACTCTCCCACTCATCAAGGTCTTGTTCAAATGTCATCAGGTCATCACAGTCAGGATCGTCCATGTCGCTTAAAATCTTAACTTTATCTGGTTCTATATTATACACTCTAGGATCATCTCTGTCAATTTTTTCGCCCCAAGATTTCATTCCAGAGTTCCACTGCATTCCAATTAAAGGGACAAAGGGACGATATTCTTCGACTTTATTTTTAACTACTTCTTTTACAATAGTTATATAATCAGGATTAGTCACACTCAATACTTCGTCATGCACGTTCATAGGGGCTACAATGAACTCATTAATCCCAATCGGTTGAATATCCCAGATAGCTCGTTGTACTGCCTTGGTAATTTGTGCCCCTGGCGACTGGATCAGGTGGTTATTAGCTGCCCTAATATTACTACTCTGTATCTGAAATGCCGCTCCGTATAATGCGCTGGCGACAACGCCCCCTATAGTTTGATCCCTATCACTCCGCACTAATTTAATAGGGTCCCCGTTCTCGTCTTTCAAATTCCAGTAAGCAGGAATTGTTTGAGCAAGGATATACAATTCCTTTATTACCTGATTCTCAAGTGTAAAGTACCTTTTAAATCCTAAAAATGTCTCACTATAATCAATTGGCTCATTCCATTCAATGCGTGTTCCAATGCCTTCTTTCTGTATAAGAGCACTAAATAATTTTGCATTCCTATCTCTCTCTTCCTTTACCCCTGGATACTGTACTTGGAATTCATTAAATGCCTTCTCTGCAATCTTCATTTGAATAGATAATTTTCTATGTATCGTGCCCGCGTCACCTCCGTAAAGTGTTCCAAAGATCGCTCGCTTGCCTTGGGTGTACATATCAATGGTTCCACCATCCGCATATCCTTTGGACGCTAAAACCTCTTCCATGGTCTTGCTATACAACTTAGTGGCCATCACGGCATGTATACTTACACCTGTTAATAAATCTCTTCGTATACCTTTATCCTTAAACACGGCATCTGCTATTGTGACCTCAAAAGATTCAAAGTCTCCTCCACTCAGGATCATCCCATCCCAAGCCAAGGGAAATGACTCTCTTACTTCTTTGCTCTTTTTTATCCCTTGAGCGTTTAAACCATCCCCGCCCGCCATTCTCGAAGATAGCGTGCCAATCACTTTGAATGAAGCGTGAAATCGCCCTGCAGCCAGTAACTTTTTAAACATATCAGCTTCCTTAACAGCTGACTTAATCTTTAATATCTCCCCAGCCCTTAGTGATGCTAACATTGGCCCAGGATACAGGTTGCCTTTGCCGTCGCAACGTGGGCAACCTGCGCCCATACACTTTATACAAATTTCTTCTTCCTCAACTACTAATTTATCCCGAATTTTTTCTAAATTTTCCTTTTTAGTGCTTTCATCGAGCGCTAAACACTCGCTAGGGTCCATTACCTCTTTAATATATTGCCGTACCTCAGTTGGTTTATTAACATTAACCGGTGACAATTTAATTAATTGCTCTGCACTAGTCAGTAACTCCTTTATCTTTTCACTATCAATTTTAAACCCGTGCCATCTTACAGCAGCCACCATGCAAGCAAGAATAGAGTCATCATCATTGGGGTCAGGATAACCAAAATATTCATCAAGTAATCGAGTATACTTAACATCATCTTCAGCATATCTCCTAGCATCATTATTACTTCTCCAGTGTTCGATGTCCTTGTGAATATGTTTCGGCCACGTGTAACCTTTAAATTCTCCCGATCGGGAATAACCTTTCCATTCTTCATCAGAAGCACCCGTTGCAAACGGTATATAACCTAATTCAAACAGTTTATATTCCCGTTCGGGATAAATTTCCTGAAACGAATTAAACTCAGGGTCAAGTCCTAAACAATGTTTAGCTAATGACTTTAAACCTCTATCAGGATGAAATTTAAGAGCTATGTCCTTGAACTCTGGGTCCACTATACCCTTACGTTGTCGATCATATATCCCCCATTTAGCTGAAAGAATTGGATCAAAGATGATCCTTTTTTCTAATTCCTCTCTAAGAACCTCAGCTATAAGAATAGGAATTTTTCTTATTCTTACTTCATTTCTGCTCATTAGGAATTGGTGAGGACCTTTTCGTGAGTGAAGCATAAGGTCAAGGGCACCTCTTGGCTTTAAACACGGACCATCTCTCCCATCTCTTTCCGCTTCAGCTATCTGTAACACTGGGAGATTAACGGGTAACTCATTTAATGGTAACAATCTAAATGTAGTATATAATTTGCAAAGATGAAAATGATCGAAACATAAATTGAAACCTATTAACGTTTTATCCAATATCTTTTCAATTAGATCAAGTGTATCTTTTGGATAATTTAACCATGGCTCATATAAAGAAATGGGGCCATCATCATACGCATATTGCATAAGAACCATTAAACCATGGAACCCAACACTTTCTGTATCTAAATAAATGCAATTTCGTCTCAAAGTTTACTCCAAATCAATTTTACATCTACTCGTTCTACTATTGAATTATCTATTACACCTCGGACTGTAGTGTAAACAGCACCCTCATTAAAATTAAAATAAGAATCTTTTCCTAATTTCATTCTTACATAATTATCCCGCCCGGCAAGGATAAAACTTTCCCCCACTAATAGAGCAGAAAACGTACAGCTGTTCTTTTTTCTTCTTGCTCGACTTTCATTTGTTTATCCTTTATTGTTGATATGTCCAAGTAAGTTTAGCATTTACTTTTGACACTAGGGACTGTAGATCAAAATTATTCATTTTCCATATCAGATTGGAACTAAAACAGAAATAAGAATCTCCGCTTATTTTTAGGTAAAGGTGAGAGTGATTCTTATACGTAAAACACTGCCCAACATCCAAATCACTGAAACAAGGTTCTTTAACAACTTCCATCATTACACCTTAATCCTCCTCAACTTCACATGGTTCATATTGTTCATCATATCTATATTCCTCAGGTAAAACCACGCCAAACACCCCATTCATCCCAATAATCAATCATCTTTCTTTCTCCTTAAGCCTCGTCCCTGTCAAATTCATCATACCAATTATCTTCCCAATTATCTTCCCAATCATCTTCCCAATCATCATACCAATCCTCTTCATCGTACCATTCATCTCGCCAATTTTCATTTTTTGAATTCTCATTGTTTCCATGATCATCTGCATATGTCACTGTCATTTTCTTTCTCCACAAAGTCACAAGTATCCGGGCTCCACAATTTCCCATTCACTCGAATAGGTTTTACACCAACCGGCCCTCTGTACAATTCTACTTTAACTTTAGCTTCTGTCAACATTCCCCAAGCAATTTTTATATTTTCCTGCCAAAAATCTCTGGTCACATCCATACGTTCAGCGTGAACAATAACTTTCCTAATACCGGCACAAATGATACTTCGGGCACAATCGCAACAGCAAGCCCATGGGCAAATCATTATTCCGTCCATTGTGCCATTTCCATATTTTGCGCAATGGTAAATAGCTGCACGTTCAGCATGTTCATAATAAATATACTTTTCAGGTCGTTGAGTGGCTTTTATAAGATCAAATTGAACTCCGGGGGGAAATTCATTGTAACCTGTTCCTAATAAAGTCTCATTTAAAAGTATGATAGCTCCATTTTGACAGGAACTATCGGAACTTTGCTTAGCTAAACGATACGCTGCCGACATATATGTTTCAATTGTTTCTTTATTCATTACTACTTCCCCATTTTCCTTCACCTCTATCGGTTGAACTTAACTCATTAACTAAGTGAATAGATACTTCTGGTAATTTTTGAAAAATTACTTGTGTCACTTTTTCGCCTGAGAAAATAGTAGACAAGTAAGATGTTGCATTATAGAGAAGAAGTATCCATTCTCCCCTATAATTTGAATCAAATACCCCTCCAAAAACGTGGAAACCACGTTTACCCATACTAGAACGATCTTTTAAAATTCCCACATATTCAGGAGGAAATTCAGTTGCAATTCCTAGCCTAACTATTCCAATATTAAATGGTAAAATAGTAACATCTTCTACACTAAATAAATCAATGCCCGCTGATCCATATCGTCCGTTCTCATTTCTTCCATAAGCTACTTTTGGTAACTTAGCGTTTGGGTGTAATAATTTCACTAAAAGTTTCATTTAATTTCCTTTCTAAACACCACAAATTCCACTGCGCCCAGTAAGTTGGCACACATCATGAGTTTCTAGAGATTCTTCAAATTCCTTACCTAAATTATCCTTTGCCTCATTATACGGGACACTTGTAATAGGTTGTCCACCGCGTGCACCATCAGGATAACATGTAAATCCTCTTAATCGGGGTGAATAATGGGCCAAGGTTTCAGCAAACTCCTTAACAGTGTCCTCGTTATTATGTTTACTCCCCCATTGAGGAAGATTGATTGTACTACTTATCGCATGGTCAACATACTCTTGAACCGCTGCTTGAAACTTCATCCTTCGTTTATAATCAACAGCTAAATCAATTGCAGTTTCAATATTATCAGGATTCAAACCATATTTACTAATAAGTTCTTGGGCTGTGCTATCCACAACATATTGATAATGCCATTTACGTCCTTCACGTAAATATCTACGTTTATATACTACTGCGTAAAGGGGTTCAATACCTGTTGTAGTTCCTGCCAAAATTGAAATCGTCCCATTAGGCGCAATAGCCCTCTTACCAACTGATTCACTAAGACTTAATTTATGGCAAAACTTTCGGGTAACATCATTACTTATTCCACGATACACTCTCAACCACTGGTGTAACTCATGCGTAACTTCATAGCGATTATTTCTTTTAAGGAGCCATTCATGAATGCCCATCAAACCTAAGCCAATCCGTCTATTCTTTTCCCTTACTTTAGCGACTTGTGTATAAGGGACATCAGCTTTCAATGTTCCACACAATAGAAATTTAGTGGCTGCTTCTACTATTTCTTTGAACTCTTCTAAAGTTTCTATTCGACTGAGATTAATAGAGCCCAAGTTACAAATATCTGAATTATCTTCACTAGTTAATTCACTGCAAGCGTTTCTAAGTGTTTCATTTTCTTTCTCAAAAAAGTTAAAACTAAATCCTGGTTCCCCGGTACTAAGTGCTTGTAAAACATTTCCATAAAATATTTCACCTGGATTATTGTTTTTACAAAAATCTAAATACCACTTAGTGTCATAATTTACACTTATATTAGTCATATCCAAAGGAGCCGGCCAATTAAAATCGAATTCCTTTACATCAGATAAAGTTAATTTGGTTCCTGGAATATTAATTGCATGCCAATTTTTAACTTTAAGAAACTGGGGTATATCATCGTGTTGCCAATTTAATGAAGCGTACAATGCGCTGCGGCGGGCACCACCCTGCATTACATTTCTACCTATTTCATTAATCATCAACATCTTAGGAATTGGTCCACTGGCAATTCCTCCTGTACCTTTTAATGTTTTACCTGATGCCCTGTACCGGCTATAGTCAATTCCAATACCACCACCAGTTAATAAACAAGATTCAGCTTTCCACGAAAGATCAGCCCAATCCTCTCTCGTATCCTCTTCTGCTTTCAGAGTATAGCAATTGTTCCAAAAGCGTTTTGGTCTCCCTGCATAATAAAGATACCTACCACCAGGTATAAACTTTAAATCTTTAATATACTCTTTAAGCTGTTCCTGTTCAGTATTAGATAAATAATCTCCACAAACATCGTTTACCAATGTATTAGCTAATTTTTCCCATGTTTCACAACCTTCATGTGCATATTTAGCATTAAAAATGTCATCGCTAAATTTGTTGCGGAACATGGGATTTTGTTCTGATTTAAATATTTCCATCTTAAATATTCCCTTTTACAAGTCCGTCATCATAACCCTCAGAATTACCATTAAAATATCCTTCAGCATAACCATTATGATAGCTTGCAGCTAACAACAAGGAAATTTCATTCTTAACTTCGAGAAATTCGCCGGGTTGTAATCTTAATCTAAGAAAATCATAGATATCAGTCATCAATTAATTCCTTTTTAAAAGTAAAAAATTATTGATAAAAATTATTAGTAATGTTCACAACAACATTATTATCATTTGCTTCAAAGTCCTCTTCACCATAATTTCCTTCATCATAATCTCCATCTATATCGTCACATGCGCTTGTGTAACCATCGTTAAAACCATCCTTATACACGTCCTGCCAATTCTCATCACAATTCGCATCACAATTCGCATCACAATTTGCTTCTTGTGTCCCAAGCTGATACCCTTCATCAAATAATGAATCACCAAATTGCTGCAATTTGACCATGATTCGCTTTCGCTTGTCATGTGGAATGTTTTCAGTAAGCAACAACTCTTCAAACTTATCATTTCTCCAGTCAATGTTCATTTGGTTTCCTTTAATAAAGTTTGTAACGATAAAGTAATGTAACCTAACAAATCTTCTTTTGTGATTGTTCCCTCATCAATTGCCTTCTTCATAGTGTAAAGAGGAAAACAATTTTCTACATAGTCATCCAGAATCTCGTAAATATCTTTCATTTGTTTCTCCAAGCAGTTTCAATATCGATTGATAAAATTTTCATTATGAAAAAATCGCCACTATAATAAAACCCATTATAATCCCAACTACCCATCCTACATAAAAACAAATTATAAATTCATTCATATTGTCACCTTATACCTTTTAGGACCTTCGTTCTCATAATCACACTTCAATCTCACCGGTAGCTTCCAGGTAATCCCTTTCTCGTTTACCCCGTGAAGTAGTTGAGTGGGTTCAGTGTAACCACCAAATGACTCATAAATAAAGGCGTCAGTAGCTACCCATGACCCGTTAATAAGCATTTCTCCATTTAAATTTGCTATGGTTGTGGGGCGGTGAAAATGTCCACAACACGAGTATCGTATGGGGGTGGAGATAGACAAAGAATTAAGTGCCAGTAATCGGTATTTCTTTCGTTCCAACCCGTACCAGGGGATTCCCATTTGGCTTCGGATGTCATCTCCATGGAACACAGAAAATCCGTTTCCAGCAATTTCAATATTGATCGAATACGCATTGGGTATTGTGAAAGAGACATTATTTAACTTCCTACAATAAATTTCAGCCGTCTTTGCTACTAAATAATCCCAATTATCATGAGCACCGTGATAATCCTTTTTAAAGGATCGTCTTCCGTGGTTACCCGGAACATAAAGTACATTTATCTGCTCAAAATACGGTGCAAGGTCCCGGTAAATCATAGCATGTAATTGACCAATTGCAAGACAATTTTGGAATTGATTCCTGAATTGACTTCTTGGCACATTGTTATGAATTTCCCCTGATGTGTGGTCTCCATAAGCTAAAACAGTGAGAGAGGGAAACCGAAAGTTAGGGTATAATGTTTCTTGAGTCCATTTGAGAAGTGTATCTACATACTTCTCAGCTCTACAGCAACTAATAGAGAAATCATACTTCTCTAATCCTCCACATTCCTCAGGAGTCACTATTTGATCATGATGACCATCAGAAAGATGCATCACTAAATGTTCAATACTAATGTTCTTATTCTTATAAGGTTTCCTAGCTAACGGTAATGATGTAAAAGGTTTAATTACATCTGATAGATTTCCCATTATCTCCTGATAAAGACCTTGGCATTTTAATAACTTTTTTGTTTGTTGCTTGTAAATTGAAAGTTCTTCTTTGAGGTGAATATTTTCAGCTTGAAGTTTAGTAAGAGGGTCGGTAGTAATAAAGTCTTTAGTAGAAGGTTGCTTGTAAATTCTGCCGCAGGAAATATCTGAAACTGTGGACCTTGAAAGTCCGAATTTCTTCCCAATTTCCTTTTGAGTTAAAATCTTTTCTTTAGCGTCTTTTCTTAATTCTTTTACTTGATCAAATGTTAACATTTAATTCTCCTGGAAAGTTTAAAACGGCAAATTTACCATAAATTTTTAATGCAGCTTTATCATATGCCTTAGCGGCGTCTTCTTCACATTTAAAAGTGCCCAAGAAAATCTCTTTTCTATTTGGGGCTATTCTTGCCCTCCATATTTGTTTGTCATTTTGCCAAGATACCCCTTTATATATTGAAACACAACCATTAAACTTTGGCCTGTGTGCAATATTTTGACTACGTGTAGCTATCCGTAAATTACTTTCTCTATTATCTAGTTTATTAAAATTTATGTGTTCCGAATCTTGAAAATTTTTAAATCCCATTAATTCAAGTACTTCTCTATGCATACCAACATGTTTACATTTAATTTGCTTTAAATTTCGTTCGGCTATTGTTAAACGTCTAATAGCATATCCATTACCGCTATAACTCCATTTACATTTCATGAAATGTTCATAATTTTTCTTATCAATAATGGCTTCTTTACCTTTAGTTAATTTAATAGTTTTCATGATATCAGTGTACACTTTTCTTTTATAGGGTGATTAGCAATTATATAATCAATAGCTCTTTTGAAACTATCTCCAGGGTCACAAAATAATAATTCCTTAATATTCATTTCAGCTAATTCCTTCCTTTTTCCTCCTCTGTAATCTTTATCATTTATCATCCTAACTGTGATATTAATAAACTCATTAATATTTGTGGAACTAAGTTCTCCGAAACCAATCTTTCGCAGTAAGAAACTAGCAGCCTTATTGTAAAATCTATCACCTTCTATAGTCGTTACAGGTAATCCTAAGAATAAAGACTCTATAATAGTATTAAATCCTCCAAAAATAAAAGAGTTAATACTAAAGTCCCCCTTCTCAGCACTCTCCATATAGTCATAATATTCTTTATCACCGTGAATAATTGAATTAGGGAGTATAGATTGGATGTCCTTTTTAAAAGGCACAAATCCAGCATAACGATTTATACCTGGTGAAGGATAAAAATTATAAGTATGAGGAACAGTAGATAATTGACTAATTCTTTGAAGTACCTTTAACAGTGTATATGAAAACTTATCGGGACCCCAGACACAATTGATCTGGACAGCTTCATTCTCTTTCCAGTTATACTTCCGTGCATATGTTGGCCAAGCAGGATGTTGAGCTAACCCTGGAATAAGTATCATTTTCTCTGAATAACAATCTGTTACATCTTTCTCGATATCTCCGCCAAGAAAATAATCAATTTCGTTGTTATCGCCAGTTGTCGCTGGATGACCATACCCTACAACTTGAATAGGTGACATTCTAATATTGCTCATCCACGTACACTCGTCCGTCATGCCGATATCTGGGAAATAGATTAAACCAAAATCATTTTTCAACAATTCATCCGGCAATCTAAGATCACTGTTATTTGTTTCCTGAGGAAAAGCTGCCCGTATCACTTTATTAAAACCTTCTGTACACAAATTATCAGGAAGTTTCCAACCTAAATGAATAAGAGTTAAATCATAGTGACCTCTTAATTGTTCTACTAATGGACCTGCGCTTTTGTACACCGCGTGATTACGATGCCATTTACTAGTAACAATGGCAATTTTATTTGGATTAGGTTCATTAACTATCTTTACAGTTAAATGATTCTTAAGCGATTTATTAATTATTCCTTTTACCCGTCTATCATTTATAGGATTCATGTATGTACAAGTAAAATACAATGAACTCACGTGCCTATTAGGAGGTGTCCAGCGTTCATCCATATTTTCTAAATGTAAGAATAGATTCTCCTGTTGGATCAGAGAAGGGCAACTTGTTCCCAACATAAAAGTATTATACCAAATAGAAGCAATTAATGGAGATACATCAAAAAACTTTTTAAGATCAATTTTAATTTTACACCGTGAGTTATAAAGAAATAACACTTTAGCGGCGTTGTTCTGTTGCTTAAGAATATGGAGCAAGGGACCATCAGTAGTGCCGTAGGAAGAAGTAGCTACAACATTACTGAATAAATGGTTACATGCTACCAAGCACTTTGCATCATTATCATTCGGAACAAAATTAGGGTCAACAATAGTAGAAAATACTGCTGAAACAAACTCATCAAATCTTAATTGATCTTCAAGGTTATAGGCAAAATAGTGATTTTCCTCAAAGAAAATAAGATACTTGATAATAGATTGAGCAATTGTATGATAATCTTGATCAAGTAACTTCCTCAGGAATAGGTTACGTTTTGCTATCGGTGTTGCTTTAGTAAAATCTGCGGGGTAAAGTATTAAGTCTTTCTTGGCCATTATAACTCCATTACTCGTAAATTTTCACGTGTATTATTTAAAGGATTGCCATCAAAATAATGAACTACAAAAGGTTTCTTATAACCCATCATTTCGGCAATTACATCTGCCATATAAATAATACTTCCTTCATCATCAATACGATACACTTCGCCGTCACTAATTCTGCTCATTGTTTATACCTTTACAAATTTACCATTTTTAAAAATATAAAAACTTTCACATTTAATATTTTTATTTTTAATTTCCTCAAAAATATCATCTGATCGCCAGCTGGTAGTCGCAATAATAATGTCAACTGGATTATTTATTAACTCATTAACAGAGTGTATTTTTATTGCTTTCCCAGGAACATACTTGCCAACCTTCCTTTCATCACTATCAACTACTATACCAAAGGAATCATCTATACCTAAGGCATAAAGGAACATAGAACTCTTACCGGCGCCACCCCAAAGTGCTATTTTCTTTTCCGCTTTAATCCAACTAATTAGTTGCTCACGAGCATTAGTTAAACTTAAATTAGCAAAATTTTTAAGAGCTACAATAGAAAAATTGTTTAAAATTGGTTTCGGATTTGCTTTTATAATCACTACTTCATTGTCATAAATAGTATCAATCTTAAAAACATTCCAATTAGCAAATAACTTTTTCAAACTAGTTATAGTAAAATGGTGGGGATGTTCATATACCCAATCCTCGATCCTAGCGTCTGTTAAAGCATTCTCTATTAACGGGACTTCTATGATCATCGTAGGAAAAATATTTTCTTTAATACAATTTTCCAAGATACTATCAATAAATTCTTTAGGATTAGTTATATGCTCTAAAACATGCCGCATTATTATGTAAGTGGGTTTAAAAAATTGAATATCTGTTTCGGGATCAAAATAACCTTCCACAGTATTTAAACCTTTTTCTTTACATTTTTCATTATCGGGTCCCGGCTCAAAAGCAATTTTTGTACTATTGCCTGGTAACCACTTTAAAAAAGAACCATTACCCGCGCCAATCTCTACAATCACATCTTTCTCAGTAAAAATATTATAATCTTTATACCAATTTTTTACTGTGTTATCCCAAAGCTTACCACTATTGTACATAGTACAACTTGAACAACCATAATTAATATTGCGTTCATCATATCTAATATTAAAAACATGTGAGCAAATTCTACACGTCCACATATCGATTTCATGTTTAGGTAGACTAAGAGATTTTACAAATGTGTCACTTAAGTGTGATACGCTTAAAGGCCTAAGACCAAGATTGTAAAAACGCTGTATATTTTTACTATTACAAATGGGGCACTTCATCTATAATCCCTATCACTAGTCTTAGCGATAATATACACGCCTTGACTATCATCTGTTATTCTTTCAATATCGTAAACAACATCATTTACTTCAATGAATATTCTTCCTTCATAGGATTCAATTTCACTTATCAATCTGTTAACGTTCATCAGTCACTTTTAACAACCTCCACTTTACAACTTTACCTTTATACACGTACACTAAATAACACGTAAATTCTTCCACACCTGAAAACGGCACAATTTGCTCTTCTCTGCAACCCAAGCAAACATACTTACATATTAATCCACTTTCCCCAAGTATAGCTGACATGCAAATAGAATCACAACCACACTTACAAGTAAAATGAACCAAGGTATAGTCATGTTTTGGTCTTATCGCTAGATATATTGATCTATTCTTTACTGCCAAAAACATTGATGATTTCACCTAAAGTTAATAGCTCTAATTTTCTATTTTCTCGTAACACTTCTCGAACTTTCAAGTCCGTTGGTAAATGGATAATATCAACTATTGTGGCCCCTTTATTAATGTCTGTTCCTATTCTATGGATACGATCTTCAGCTTGCATCCTAGAATCAGGATTAAAGTCATTACTATAAAATACTGCCATCCGTGACTCAGTAAGGGTTAATCCGGTTCCTCCGCTTTGAGGGTGTGCCACAAATGCTACTCTCTCATTACTTACATCACTCCAATAATCTAAAGGTTTATCCATTATTCCTTTAGGAGTAATTACTTTCCAGCCACGTCCATCTACTTGAACAACATCCCATTGTTCTCGTAAACAAATACTTGTGATCCGATCAATGGAGCCAGTGAATCCTGCAAAAATTACCAATCTTCCTTGGTCACTATTTTCGTCAAGAAGATCGACTAATGCTTGTTCTTTTGGGCATGTAATTTGCTTAGCTACTCTTACTTTATTAGGGATTTTGCCAGCGCCACCGCAGCCATCACACTCAAAAGTCCCAGTGCCACAGCACACATTACAATCTCTGATTCCATTTTCTTCCTCTCTATATTGAAAACCATCACTTAATTCTCTTAACCACGTTAACGCTTGGATCGCGGTGGGCGCGTTCTCAGCAAGAATACTAGCCACACGTTTGATTGTCGATGAAACCTCACACTCAACAACCCTATAATGCTTATCAGGAAGATTAAGAACATCCTTATTTACTTTAAAAACCGCTCCCTCAAGTCGTTCATTAAGAAAAGCAACCTCATTAATACTCTCTACCCACGCATGATCAATATCATTTATCCCCTCATGCTCCTCTTTGAACTTCCCGCAAATATTACATTTATTAGAATCATCTTTCCAAGAAACTCTATCCCAAAAGAAACCTTGTTCCTTTTGTTTCTTTTCAAAAATCCCCAACCGCCACCTAAAAGCCTTTTCGCTCCCTTCTTTAAGGAATCCGGGGCAAGCTATTTCCATCTGTGAGTGCCAGTCAACAGGTGATTTAGGAGATGGGGTTCCACTCATTAGTAACACATAACCATCTACTCCATACTCATCTCTAATAGCATCCGCCAGGTACTGAGCACACTTGGTCCTTTGAGACTTAATAGATTTAAGTCTTTGGGATTCGTCAAAAATTACCCCAAAAGGTGCATCACCTCCTGGCCACTTTTTCATGGTGGCCCTCATTGATTCATATGTCATCATCTTAGGGATAAAAGAAACATTCCATTTCTCAAATTCCTTAGTAACAGCATAAAGAGCAGATTTAGGTGCTACATACCACCAATCTTTACTTCCTGATTTCTCCATCACCTCAATAGCACTGAGTGTTTTCCCTACACCTGTAGCAGCAGCCATTATACAAAAGTGCCTCGTTAACATGAAATTGGCCATATCAACTTGATGGGACATTAATGGCCTAATGTAGTTGTATTCTACTATTTCCTTATCCCAAAAAGCATAAGGGTCTTTTCCTTGTAAATAGGAAAGTTGAAAATTGTTTCTATGGCAATCATCCACTATCCAAATATTCTCAGGGTCATCGTCATCATAACCCATCCACCTGCTTCCTTTCATAGACTTAATTTCATCCTTAAGAGCAAATGGTGATTTTATAAAACGAATTTTCCCTTCTACTCTTTCTATTTGTGAAGGTAGCCAATACTTACCATCAGGTGAAAGTAACTTAATATTTTCGATCAACTTCCTTACCCTTAATTATTCGCCGTTATATGCCACTACTAGCCAAATATTCTTATTCATAGTATACTTAGCATTCACTCCATTCAAACAACCCACCATAAACATCATCATCCACTAACCATTCATAAATTTCAACTTTATCCCACCGGGGTTTATCGTGACTTGTAAATTTATAATCTTCAACAATCGCTTTTGCTTTTTCAGCTTGTTCCCTAGTTGTCCAAACAGAAACAACATTAACATAAGCACGATTCATTGCAATAACAGCATAAAGAATCATCGTTTATAATTCACTATGTGATAAGGTCCAGGATCATAACCTTCATAATCGCCATCATCATCACTAACTTCAATTTCCTTGGCTCCAACTGACTTTAACCATTTAATAAGTTTAGGTAACTCTTCTTTTGTTACCCCGCTAAAAGCTAACTGGGCTTCCTTCGGAATGTATTCCTTTTTCTTTCGTGCCATAATAATATTATACTATTAAATCCCCAAAAAAGCAAGGCAACTCTTTAGAAAATAGTTCAAGGATACTTGAAAACAATTGACGAATCTCCCACTGGGCATATTTATTCAATGCGCGCTCCTTGAAGACATATTTCCACATTCGTAAATTGAAGGTGACTGCGATTTGTGTTGCCACACAATTTGGAAGTATGTAACGAGCATCTTCTGGCTTAATGCCTTGTTCAATTTGATAATTATATTCATTATACGTATTTGCTACAGCTAAAAGCCAATTCCATTCTGATTTATGTTCACCATTAATAAGCCCCCTGTAAACATCTATTTCATACTCGCCAACAGGGGCACCAATAGATGACGGACAAATTACCTCAATACCCTTCTTATTATAATTAATATACCTCTGACTGGACTGACTATATGAGCCCAAACGGTGGCGTACCAATTGGTGTGAACAACATCTTGAACAAACTATAAAAACCGTAAGGCATGAATGTTCTAACACGGACAAATGTTGATTTTTACAGATCATATTGATAAAACGTTCAGCACTGTCTTTTGTGATCCGATCCTCGGACTGATAACACTTTCGTCCACACAATTCAATATGTTCAGGTAATCCTTTTAACGTATTGATTGTATGTGGAGGGACAGTGAACGAGGGTTCAACCACTGTAATTTTCGTCATGAGTTTCCTATCATTAAAAGTAATTTTTGACCAAGTTTACTTTGTAGATATTTTATAGCTTTTGTAAGTCCTTCAATTGTGTCACCTAATCTTCCTAACCCTAAATTACAATTATGGCAAAGTAATCCTCTAATTTCATTTGTATTATGATCATGGTCAATTACTAATTCTTCTGTTAAACAACCACAAAGACAACATTTATTTTCCAACAAAATCTTTAATTGATTTACTGTTTCTAATGTTAAACCATATTTTGTGTTATACCCACGTTCCTTATAATATTCTTTTTTATGTTGTTTTACTTTTGGACGATTTAAATATTCCTTATAATATTTTTTATTATATTCTTTGTTACGTTGTTTTACTTCTGGGCGATCACGATATCCCTTACCATATTCCTTAATATATTCTTTGTTATGTTGTTTTACGTCTGGGCGATTACTATATTCTTTTATACATTCTTTACATTGACAATTAAAGCCATCTTTTCTACTTTTATTCTTATGAAATTCATTAGTATCTTTAGACAGTTTACATTTGGAACAAGTTTTCATTGTATATACTCAATTGCACTAACAGTGGAAATTGGTTTAGGAATTTTGAAAGAATAAATGCCGAGTTTTTCTACTTCTTTATAAATAGTTTTAAATATATTTTCTATTTCATACCGCCTAACTACACTAAAAGCATTAACCAAAACTTGATCCCAAGCACATAAACTACCGGTCACTATTAAAGTCTCACAGTCCCTATTACGTGTAGGAGAATGTATAAAGGATAATCCATTGCAAATAGTTAATAGATCAAGTATATCACGCGAATCAGCTAAAATCAAGAAAGAGACAAAATAAATTTTATTTATGTTCTGATTCTCACCAAAATTCTTTAAACATTCTAAATTATGTAACTTTTCTGGTAATTCTTTTTTATCGGCTTCCCTGCAAATACTTTGCCCAAACATTGTATGTGTTAATGTAGCTAAAGTAGCTAAATCATAATCAGAAAACATCACTAAAACTACATTATTCATTACCTTCCCCTTTAATTCCTAACCATACATAGTCAAAATCAACCATTGCATCATTTGGGCTCTTCCCAAAACCCACAGCTTCATCAATTAAAGCATGTTGACATTTCCATTCTGATCTAACATCATCCCAGGAAATAGTGACAGGGAAATACATACTAGGACGTAAACTCATCTTAACTCTATGTAAAGCGTACTGGCACGTTTCCAAGTTAGTTTGTTCCACTTTAATTTGTAACCCGATTTTAACCTTCTCAAGTTCCTTATCACTAAGTTCCTCTACCATATTCACTATGTTTTCTTTAGGGGTTTGTAGCACGATATTCTACACCAGTTTTGAGCGAATAGATAAGCCATTTTAAAGTTTCGCTGTAATTTTCGACATCAAAAGGAATAATGGCTCCAATACAACCTTTACTGCCCCTTAAACAATATTCACCATTTTCCTTGTAAATTGTAAACGTTACATTGTTTTTCATTGACCACTCTAAAAGATCAGATATACTAAGATCAAAAGGTAGTGAATAATTATTCAATGTAATATTCCTTAATTGTATCAGGGACTATATTTGTACTGAAAGCTACATATTCATATTTCTCTAAGTCCACTTTCCATAAAGTAATGTTATTCTTTAATGCATAGTCAATTTCAAATGCCACTCCATTGCTTTCTGCCCAACCACTTAACGGTAACACTGCTACCGCAACGCTAATATCCATCATAGCTTTATTATACTCAATCCAATCACTCCAAAGTGTTCCTAATTCCCCGAACTTAACTAACGGAAGACTATGAACAATTGGACTAAATATAACTTGACCCTTTTTAATCAGTTTAGAGGTAGCTACACATGTCCTAAGATAACGGTCATTTCTAACTACTTCAGAAGTATGTGTGTATGGGGAACAGAGATAAATCATTAATGAGTTTCCTTGTTCAAACGATTCAATTCCAAAGTAATAATTTCCGGTAAATTCTTATCATTCACAGCACCATCAGGGTCAAGTATACTAAATTGCCTCTTATCAGGATTCCTATTAACAATCTTAGGATGGCGTTTAGCATAAGGATTCAAAACTACTACCGGTCCACCACCCCAAGACGGTTCAGAATAAGATCGAATCAAAGTATCATTTGGATATGTTCCTATTCGCAAGTAACTACTTCGTCGGGTCGCGTTAAATTTACTAGCATCATGTTGCGCTTTACTAAGGGCTTCTTCATTTTGATCCCAACACCATTGCTCATACTCGTTCCGTGACATAGAATATACTTCATCCGGAAGCGGTGAAAGAATGTTGAAACTTTGACCATAACTAACCGAAGTAAATAACAGTAAAAATAAAATAGTTTTCACAAATTAATCCTTATTCATTAAAAGAGGAACAAGAAACACTACAGTTAAACAACCTAATATCATTAGTAATATTACATTTATTAAACAACTTAACATTAACAAGGCGCTCCTGGAAATAATAACATGAACATCAACCAATCAAGACCATGAGTTACACACCACCAAGCAACAAAAACCCCGAGAATAGTGAGTGGACTCACTTTCACAGTTACAACGTTACCCATAAATTAATCCTTAAGTAAATACCATAGAAAACCACAAAACACAAAATAAAACCACATCAAATATATAAGTTCTTTTGTCATTAGTTGCCCTTTGGCTTAAAATAAGGTTCCAACGTAATAGTTACAAAAGGTATATAATCCCCTTCTTCATGAGCATCACTATCATATGAAAAACAAAATATACCACCCGATTCCAAACTAACATCTACACCTTGCTTAACATTTTCTAGTAACTCGTTAGCTGCATAAGCTAACCGTTGTCCTAAATCAGTGTTATTGCACAAACGATCTAAAGCTACTTTATTGATTTGCATTTTACTATTATTTCTATATAAAATAGTCCCGGCTGGGCGAACCATATTAAGCCGACAAGCGGCACCGGGCAGAATGTAACACAGTGCCTACATAGTAGTCATTGTGTTACTAGGAATTAACGAGCACGACCTTTCTTCTCTTCGTCCTTAACCTTCTCAGGGCCTTCCTTAGGGGCTAAGAACTTTGTAATAGCATCCAATACCGAGGCACCAGTAAGCTTTGTTACAATAGGTTCTGAGCATTTCTTGACAACCGGCACATGGTATGTATACTTACCAGTCTTCAGGAAAATGCTAATAGTACATGGCTTACGTTCAGCAATAAATGGTGCCAACTTACCGGCTTCTTGTCGCCCGGAAGTGTTACCAAAGTATAACTCATACAAACTATCTGTACTACGCTCAATCACTAAGAAAGAAGGACCGTGATAAAAACCCTTCCCTGTACGTCCTGCGATACGCTTATACTCATCCTTATCTTTACCCCAAACTGTGATAGGCTCCTCTCCTACAGTGAAATCCATAGCCTTATAAGCAAAGGCTATAGGGAGAATATCGATTGAAGTACCCAAATTAAGAATATTCTCATCGCCTAAAGGAATACCCCAATTGCCAGCAGGGAACTTACCTGCCTTGCAAACGTCAGTATTACACCCATATAATTGAAGTCGCTTAAGATAATCAGTTGCTGATTTCTTTAACTCTGTAAGTTGATCAGTGCTAACTGCCGGAAGTTGATCAACACTAAAAGGAACTAATTCACCGCTCATTTTGTTTCTCCAATTCTTCTAAAAATCGTCTGTTTTCTTGTCGTAATTTAATTGAATTCATACGTTCACGTCCTGTAGTATAGATTCCTTCTTGCTTACTCCTATAAGCACTTTTATCCATGCTTACAACCCATTTTATGGCTGCCAACCACCCTTCTTCAGCTGTGTTTGCTCCTTCTTCTTTTAAAACTGTTAACATATTTGGTTTATTTATAAACTCTTCCACAATAACTTTGAAAGACCTTAACGAAGGTTGTGGACTTTTTTGTCTGTCAACCTCAGCAAGAACTCTGCTTTCCTTAACATCCTCCCTATACTTTTTTATCACTTCTCGTGCTTTTGTGACAAATTCATTGGTATTCATTGTCACAGCATCATGTATTAAAGGTTTTTGTAAACCCAATGGTACACGTGCTAAAGTTTCTGCGGCAGCTAGAGATACTGTCCCTTTTTGTAAATAGGGTTCTGCATCCTTATCTAAATGTATTAATCTTAAAACACCTCGTATCCAAGTTTCACTTTTATTTAGTTTAAAAGCTAGTTCACTTAGTGTAATATTAGAATTTGCAAAAATATAGTGTAAACGTTCCGCATACTTTATGTCGGGCGTAATTGCTCTAATTGAATTTGTATTTATTTGTAGCTCAAGTACTTCCTCATCAGTAAACTCTCCAATTATACATGGTACTTCTGCCATGTGCAACTTTTTTGCGACATCAAATCTCCAACTTCCATCAACTATTTCATATTTATATTTAATTTCATTTGTCGTTATTGGTCGAACCAATAAAGATTGTAAAATTCCATGTCTTCGTACAGATGTTTTTAATTCTTGATAATCCATGGATAAAGGAAGTACAGAACGAAGCATAAATCTACATTCCTGTATTTCCTTAACCAAAATATCTTTAGTGCCAATTATTGTTCCCATTACTGCCTCTATTAACTTATCCTATCAAAATTCCCACCGCGTCGAAATAAAGTGAACATAATTTTAATAAAAGTTACTGTAAATTAAACTAAACTAAAAAGATTCGGAGGTCCTTTTATTATGTTACTCTCATTTTACTATTATTCTAATCACATGAAAGTAAAAGTAAAAGTAAAAGTAAAAGTTATATTTATATAGTAATAAAAGGGTAGAGTAACACCAAATTATAATCATTAGAATCATTATGATTAATCCTATAATCCCTATAATTTATATTTTATACAGAAATAATTATTATAATACACATAAATGTACGCAATTAACCAAAAATTTTATAATAAAAAGACTTTTGTATCCTTTATACTTTGTTTTGTTTTAAATTTATTTTTACAAATAACAAATTTTGATAGGATAAGATAATAGGACCTCTTAATTTATGAATAATAATACGATATGGACCGCTTTCAAGGAATATGGTAATCATATTCGTTTAAATCATAATAACCCTGATCTTTTTGATCTTTGGCACACTCAATTGGAAGCCCTTGAAACCCAGATAATGGTTGTACCTGGCACAAAGCAACAACAAATAGATAGTAAAAATATCTGGTCTGATGGAGATGAGACTTGGAAACATGTTCGTTGGCCGTACAAAGCTAATACCTCCTCCCCTGAATGGAACGATTATCCAATTACTTTTGATCTTTCCAAACATCTTCAAGCAATCGGTAGCACTGGTTGGAATTGGAAAACTAAAGAATCATATTGGGTTGGTTTTGATTTTGATTCTATTATAGGCCATGCAAACGGTATCGGAGTCACAGAAAATGATTTAGTTAAAATTGTTGAAAAATCTCCTCCTTATTGTACAGTTTTTAAATCTACCAGAGGTAATGGGAGACATTTGTACATCTTTTTTAATCCACTGGACGCTCCAAAGACTAATACACATACTGAACATGCTGCTCTTGCCAGAGCCATGTTATCTAAAATGTCTTTTGATACTGGGTTTAATTTTCAAATTCACATGGATGTTTGTGGCCAGATACTTTGGCTATATCATAAAAACTCTACTCCCGAAGGTTATAAACTTTTAAAGCCATCTTCTGGACCTATATTAATTAGTAAAGATGTACCTCCTAACTGGAAAGATCATTTGGATGTAACAACAGGTAACAGAACGAAAGTAAAGGTTCAAGGATACACTTCTAATGGTCTAACTAAAGGTGATGAACTAGATGATATGACTAAGGAAAGTCTGAAAATTGAACTTGATGATGTCCACAAAGCCATTATCAATGATTTAGAACAATCAGGTTATAGTGTATGTTGGGTACACGATCACCATTTACTTCAGACTCATACAGTAGCTTTAAAAAATGTACATAGGAAATGGGCAGAAAATGGACATCCAATGAAAGGTCCTTTTGAAACGAACGCCCCTGGAAGTGATCCAGGTAAACCGAATTGTTTTCTACGCCCAGTTGTTAACGGCGGCTGGAATGTTTACCGTTTTGGAGAAGGCACAAAAGAACATCCTTTATGGAGTGATCAAGGGAAATGGACTTTTTTACCTTATAATCAAATCCCTACATTACGATTGGCCTGTATAGGGGCCGGAGGAAAAGATCATTTAGATAAGAATAAATTTATGTTTGATAATGTATCTTCACTAAATTTAGCTTTATCTTATATAGGGGCAGATTACCAAGTACCTGAAGAACTAATAAGAACATTCTATCTTTCTAATAAGGGAGCCGAAAATAGGTTAGTTATTGAAACTGAAGCTAAGTCACGGGATGAAGAAGATTTTGTTACAGAATTTAAAACCTGGATTCGCAAAGGTAAATTTTTCATAAAAGTCTTAAATGAAAAAATAACAAATGAAAGAGATGATCCAGATTTATTTGTTACAATAGATAATAAATTAAGATTGGTAAAAGAAGTCGATGTGACTGATACTGGGAGCATGGGAGGTTCTGCTTCTACATGGTTCTTTAAAGATGCAACTGGTAAATGGGTAATACATACAGAAGCAAATATCTCAAAAATTCTTAAAGGCGTATATGGATTAAATAATAATCTCTTAACACAATATTTTGGGTTAGCAGCTAATAATGCCTGGACACATGTAAACATTCCTTTTAGGGAAGAGTATCCAGGTGGCAGGGAATGGAATTACAAAGCACCACAATTAATCTATTCCCCACGAGCATTAGATAATGATGAAGCACCTAATCACCCTCACTGGGATTTAATTTTTGAACACCTTGGACAAGAGTTAAATGAATATATTCCTCAATATCCTTGGTGTAGTGATTGGGGAATCGTTACAGGCGGAGATTATCTAAAGGCATGGGTTTCTGTTATGCTTAGAGAGCCTTTTGAGAAACTTCCATATTTATTCTTTTATGGGGAACAAAGTACTGGTAAATCTGTTTTTCATGAAGCTATTGATCTATTAATTAGTAATGGGGTGGTGAAAGCTGATAGGGCGTTAACTAATCAAAATGATTTTAATGGGGAGCTGGCAAATGCGGTGCTCGGAGTTGTCGATGAGGTTGATGTTAGTCGAGCTGGGTTAAATGCTTATAATAAGTTGAAGGAGTGGACTACCGGGTTGAACATAAGCATACATGCAAAATTTAAACCTGTAATCCAAATGCGGAGTTCATTACATTTAGTTCAAATGTCAAACACTCTTTCATCCTTACCTATTTTTGGCGATGATAAAAGAGTTACTGCTTTATATGTAGATCAAATTGAGAACGAAATTCCAAAAGGAACACTAATAGATCATTTAAGGGATGAAGCCCCGGATATCATGCATACATTTATGAAAATGCCTTTCCCTTCAGCTGCTACTGGTAGATTAAGACTTCCCTATATTAACACTGAAACAAAGTTAACTGCAGCTGCTAACAATAGGGACGCTTTAGAAGAATTTATTAATGCTCATTGTTTTGAGATATCTGGAACATTTATTTTATTACAAGAGTTCTATGATAAGTTTATAGAAAAAGTAGATGCTTTTGAAAAAAGCAGATTTACTAAAAATATAGTACGAAAAAAACTCTCCGAGAGATTCCCAGTAGGAAGATTTAATAATAATCAAGTCGCCATTGGAAATTTATCGTTTGAAGAGTTAAAGGAAAGTAGTAATTTTATAGTAAGAAATGGTAAATTGATCAAAGAAGAAAGAGAAATAATTTATGAAAAATTTGGAAAATAAGTATAATGTAGGAGATATTGATAGTACGGATAGGGGAACTACAGCGCGGGCCACTAAAGGCAAGGTAAAACTGTCCCTAGTACCAATGATTTTATTTTCAGGAGTCGCCAGAGTATTTGAATTTGGGTATAAAAAGTATGCAGCTTGGAATTGGACCAAGGGGAGTAATTGGTCAATACCTTTCGAGTGTTTACAACGCCACTTAGAAAAGTTTTGGTATTGTTTAGAAGACAATGATCCCGAATCAGGTGAATTACATTTGGATCATGTTATGGCAAATCTTCTTATGTTAATTCACTATTATTACACTTTCAAGGAAGGCGATGATAGACCAAAGGAATGGACTCAATTTAAATCATACCTTGAACATGCTTTTAAAGGTCATAATGAAAACAATTAAATTAACTTGAAAATTTTAAACATTAGAGAAAGAGAGAGAGAATGTATAGATGAACACAAAAGATCAAGATCAAGATCACGACAATAAAGAGAAAGTGGTGGCTTACAAGAAGCAATACTATCAAGATAATAAAGAGAAAATTAGTGCCCGAAGTAAGAACTACTATCAAACTAATAAAGAAAAAATTTTAGCTCGTGTTAAACAATATAGACACAATAATAAAGAAAAATTAGTATCCCGACAAAAGAAATACTGTCAAGATAATAAAGAGAAAATTTCAATCCAAATGAAACAATATAGACATGATAATGAAGAAAAAGTCAAAGCCAAAAAGAAGGAACACTATCAAAATAATAGAGAGAAAATTTTAACCCAAACAAAACAATACAATCAAGAGAATAAAGATAAGATTTCAGCTCAAAAGAAACTAAGAAAATATGGGGTTGACAATGAGTGTTTTAATAAAATGTTGCAAGAGCAAAATGGAACTTGTAAGATTTGCGGTACTTTAGAACCAGGTAAAAAGGGTTGGTGTATTGATCACTGTCATGAAACAAGGAGTATTCGTGGTATACTCTGTAACTGTTGTAATGTAGGAATTGGAATGCTTAAAAATTCGCCGACGATCACTGAAACTGCGACTAAATATCTTTTGAAGTCATTAGTAACTTGAATTACAATTAAGTTACATAAACAATTTCACTTTTACATTTTATTGGAGATCAAAATGGTTGTTCCTTCAGGGCTACTTACACTTAATGGAAATCTTCTTTGTGCAATTGATTCAGAGACTACTGGTCTCATGTCTGGATATAATGAACTAACTCAAATCTCTATAATCCCTTTAAATAATGAATTTGAAATAAGTGAACAATATCCCTTTTTCTCTTTTTATATTCTTCCTAAACATTTTGATCGATATGAGATTGAGGCACAAAAAAAGACAAAAATCACACAAGAATTTTTGGAGCTAAACGCTCTTGACAAATATAGAGTAGCCGATCTTCTTGACGATTGGTTCACAAACCTAGAATTACCAGAAGGTAAGCGAATCGCACCTTTAGCTTTTAATTGGCCATTCGACAAAGCTTTTATTGAGCATTGGTTGGGTTTAGAAACATTTAACCAATTTTTTCTAGGGCAGTACAGAGACCCAATGGTAATCACCACATTATTAAATGATCTAGCAGCTTGGCACGGCAGATTATGCCCATTTGCAAGTGTCAGTTTGTCCAAGGTTTGTACTAAATTAGGGATAGAATATACAAATAAACATAACTCATTGGATGACGCAATTGCCACAGCTAAAGTTTACAAGAAATTAATATTAGCCCTTGGCGCTAAATATTAATATTTACCGCGTGACATTGCCCGTTGCTCGGCCCGTTTCGCTTTACGCAAACTGCCTTGTGTCTTTATTTTATTCCCTGGTTTACTAGGACGACCACATGTTTTACACGACATTAATAGGTTCCTTTTTAAGGGCTTAGTACTTGAGATGGATAAATACCCATAATATTTAATGATCTACAGGGCGAGAAATCAGTTAATGCAACCCTGTGAATCAAAACACCAAAATGTTTTAATTGCCTTTTACAAGTTTTAGTTAATTCATTCTCTATCTTTTTAAGGTTATTTAGTAACTCTTTAAATTCTACAGTGGTAATGACTTCGACTATCGCGCATTGAGAAATATCGTTGACTGTTGTATCAACATCAAAATTGCGCTCGCCAATCGCCATTACCACGTCACTTATGGAATATACTACAACTCCTCCAACTACTACTTCTTTTCCTTCTTTTGTGACTAAAGCTTGTGGTTGTAAATTAAGAGTTTGACGCGCCACCGGAATAATTTCTATTTCACTTATTAGTGGCCAGTACCATCGTACCCCTGGTTTTAATTCCTTCGGCCCTCGTAACATTCTCCATTTTACGCCCCCATGAGTTGATCTAACAATTACTCTTCTTGGAACAAAAGAAAGTAATGCTTGGAATACTTCCCCTAGCCATGCAAAAGCATCCATAACTTATTACCTTTACCAGTATCCTTTTGGACAGTGTTCAGTGGCCATTCTAGCTTTATTGAGAACAGCTACTGACCATTCATTAACATTACATCCGCAACCTCTACACCTTCTGTTTTCATACCAATCACATTTTTCACAGTGATTAACAACTATATTATGTACTTCGTCATCGGATCGTTTAGGTTTACCTGCTTTTCTCCATTTATTAATAGCCTCTCTCCAAACCATTGCCAAATTAGATAAACTCGGCCAAGCCGGTTTTTTATTACAATCTGGACAATCTGGTTTAGGTAATACCTTTTTACAAAGCGATTTTTTACTATAAACTCTTACAGGACAATTATTACATATTTCCTCAGTAACTATTTGCAAGTAATCATTAGCAGCTAAATTTAAACATTTATGTTTAATATTATTACTGGGCCTACTAACAATTTTCTGTCTTTTAGAACATTCTATCATGGGGGTGTAAAACCCTCAGGAGCTGTAGGTCCGGGCACGCCACTATTAACTTCGGTGCCAATTCCTTCTCCAACTGCATCAGAATCACAACGGTGACCTGTTATAGGGTCTTCGGATCGTGCAGATAGAATATTTCCACTTGGAGGTATTTCATGGGTCTCCATACAATCCCAGTTATCAGCAAATGTTTTAGCATTGGCTCTAGCATAATCCAACATCATTTGTGCCGCCCATTTTGTTCCAAATGTATTGCAAAAACTCCATATTGGACCAGAACAACTTTTTCCACCTCCACATACACATGCACCATTGTTATGTTGAGTTGTACTCATATGAAAGTATCGGACCACTCCGAAACCACATCCCCCGTATATGGGGTGCCCACAAACTTCGGCTTGTTTATCATCATCTTTAGCATTAAATCCTGTGTCCAATGCACCGGTGCTTGGGCCATCACTCATAGGTGTTTCTAAACCAGTGGTTATTGTCTCATTAAGTAAGGGTTCTGGGTCCAATGGACCATCAGCATCACCAATATTAGGATCAATATCCTTTGGATCAAACGTCTCTGAAAATTCACAAAATAAAGTGGGTATGGTGTCATCTAAATCAGAAGGGTGTTGATCTCCCGTAATTAATTGTAATTGATCTTCATTATCTTGACCCCCTGTTAATATGTGACCAATTGGAGGAGTAACTTCAAAATCATATCCAGCCCCTCCATTAATATCCCCAGGTAAAGGCCATATTGTCAATTGATTTTGTTGTGATGGCCAAGCCCAAAAATAAGGGGAAGTTTCGCCTATTCGTATAGGAGTCCAACATACTATGGAAATAATATTTTGGACCGGATCAAATTGCATTTGTTCTATAATACATTTAACCAAAGTAGAAGAAAATTGTGCAATGTTAATTGTAATACAATCTGTAACATCGAGATCAATATGTCGCATTGGAACTTTAAATTCGACTTTTTTCCAGACATTAGATTTCCTAATTAACCAGAAAGTAGCTGATTTTAACACAATACTACTTAAATTATATATATAAAAATTATCTTCTAAAATTCTTGTCCCATATTTTTTAACATTATATTTTAAAAAGAATCTAAAATCAATTGGATCAGCTTCATGTAACCTCGCGCCACCTTTTTGATATGTAATTTTGTGTGTTGTATAAATATCATTAGTGTCACTAAGTGATTCTTTAAACGAACTTAATAAAATGTCATCCTCACTAATTGTTCTAACTGAACTAGGTTCGCGGGACAAATAAACAATAAAAATTTCTTCATTTCTTATGAAAACTTGACATCGACTTTGATAAGCAATATCTTGTATTACTTGATAAACACTTCTCCTGTCTAACACGTAAAAATTACAAGGATAATTTGTCATATCTGTTTTAACAGAATCAAAAGATGTAGTATTTATTGTTAAATCAGTATATTTTTCAACTAAATATTCAATTATATCGACTGGGTTAGGGCCTACACTTGACGTAAAAGACACAAATAATTGATCATCCCAATTATCTTCAATAGAGCTTAATTTTTTCGCTAAACCAATTTCAACTACCTGGTAACCTATATAATCTGTTTCATAAACAGTATAATAAGCCGGAGGAACTTCCATAAGAAGTTTCGAGCCATCTGTTAGTGTTCTATAAGCACAAACTCTATCAACTGTACCCGGCAAAAGACTTACAATAAAAAGAATTTCTGCTTCAGCTTCAATATAAACTTCACTTCCAGCTGCTGCCCAAAAGAAATTGGAAGTTTTCATATTTGCATAAGCATCCCAAGATTCCGCTGGACCTCCGTCTGAACTTAATCTTGGTGCAGTTGTACCACACTCATTTAAAGAATCTTCTACACTTCCATTATATTTTACGTGTGTCGCATCAGCTAATGTAGTGATATTACCCGTTGGCACCCAATTAGTAGTAGGAACACTATAAATCGCGGTATAATGCCGGGTACCTGTATCAGTTACTGTTTGTATTCCAATATCATCAAAATCAGGATGTATTCGATTTGTTATGGTGAAAATATTCCCGCTAAACGATCCAGTAAATTTTGCATCATTAACATGAAGTGTAAGTACTTGGGCTTGTGGAAAATTTATGCCATTGTAAATATCAATAGTAGCAGTTTCAAAGGATAATTGTTGTGTAAGTAAATCATTGACTTTACAAATTTCTCTGGCTCGACGAACTACACAATTTTTTTCAGGTACATATACTCGTTCAGATGTTTTGGTCACACCTTCAGGTGTTCTTTCTAAAGTTAATTGTGTGCCGGCGTCAGTTACCGGACACTGAATTAAATGTGCTTGTGCCAATCGATCGCGTAAAGTAAAATCATGGATACCTGTACCATGTAATAAATAACCTCTTCTAGGGGCTCTTACTTGTACAGCTGGGATATTACAAACTTGTCCAAAAACCAATGGCCACGCTTTCCCTAACGCTTCATCAGGTATATTTGGAAAGTTTCCCTCTTCCATTGAAAAACCTACTTCAGTATCTTCTAATTTAGAAAGAATTGTAAATGAAACAGTTCTATCACTTTCTCCCCATTCAAAAGGTGTTACTATTTCACCTGTAAATAATAATACTTTATCAGTAACAATGTTAAAATCGCTTGGACTATCATAAACTAGATAAATGCTTGCAGGTCTTTTATGTATATCATTTTCACTGTAAATAGTTTTTATTGAGCCATCTGTATCATCTAAAGTGACTACTATTTCTTGGCTATCTGAGGCGCCACTTAATTTCATTGAGGAATCAAATCCGCCAATGCTAATTACTTTTGGATAAGGGTATGGAGAATTATTGATTTTACGATCACAATATTGAATATTTGAACCTTCAACCCATTCGACTTCGACAATCAATAGTGGTTCTGTGCCAAGTTTTTGTGTTAATTTACTTGACATATTAGCGGTAACTGTTCTCATGAAGCTTCCTCAAATTCTATCAAGATAGTCATTGCTTCATTACCTGGCCAAGGTAATGCTTTACCCGCACCAACAAATTCAAACGGATTATTTTTAAGATAACCTATCCATTTATCATTATTATGATCAACTGCCTGTATTTTAAGATCGTAATAAGCATTCATAAATGCTTGTATTTCAAGAGCCTTATCACGACTAACTTCAAAATCCCATCTTAATTTTCTTTTTCCAAGTTTTCTTACATAAGTATAAAGAGTTCCATTCATTGATCTTAATGAAGTAATATGTGATTTTAATGCATTTGAATCACCAAACAAAGGACTTGGTAATAATAATGTCGTAGAATACGCGGGATATGGTGCCCTAAATTGAAACATTATGGTGGCACCACAACATGGACAAGGTTCTGTGTAAATGTCATACTTTCACTAATATTTCTTATTAACGTGTAAGTTGCTTCCTGGTTTAATGTTAAAGTATCATCAAGACTTCTAGCCCTGACCATATTAAAACTTAACTGGTCTACTAATGTTAATTGATCCGGTTCTTCTTCTAATCTAGCACCTTCAAAGGTAAACGAAATTGTCCAACGACCTCTCCCATCTTCACTTGCAGGTTGATCGGGATCAGTAATGATTCCTAACCATTCTCTTCCCTCCCAATCAGTTATACCAATTTCTAATCCAAGATAATTTTCAAAGAAAGTTTGTATTTCATTAATTTCACTTTTCTTTAAAGCAACAAAGGTAAAAACTAAAGTTGTAATTTTTGGCCAACTAGGGTCCGAAAAAACAATTAAATACCCTCCTCTTGTTTCTTGATTAACTCTTGTAAAAGCCAATCTATCTCGATTATCAAGTTCAGGTGCCCGTAATTCAACTGTTGAAGTTCTTTCATTTGTGCCAGGATAATACATTAAAAATTTACGGGTCGCAAAATCAATTTGAGTTTTAGGAGGATTTTCATCTTGTGTTTTGGAATTAACTGTATCCTCACCTATAAAAGGATTAAATGATTTCTTAGCACACATTGAATCAAGAAAGTAGGTCATTGCATGACCTAATTCTGAATCTTGCGATATTGCCCGGACCCAAGTTCCATGAAAAACAACATTATCAGTTAATTCAAGATGGGATACCTCTACACCAATTGATTTACCATAAGTCACAGATTGTGAAAAATTTAATGTATGAACAGGATTAGTTATAGTGGCTACATCAGTAAAATTTATTACTTGATTTACAGTTATTGGTATAGGAACACGCGCTAAATCTGTAAATTCAAGAGTATCCTCTAATCGTATATTATGGGCCGTGTTTCTTGCTACTTGGGTAAAATTTACTGGTTGATAAATTGAAACTGGACGTGGCCCCACAAATGTAACAGTATCACTAAAATTAAGATTCTGTGTTACTTGTGGATTTGAGCTTAAAAATACTGATTGTATAAAATTTAGTGTGTTTTCAGCTGGTTTTCTATCTAAAAGGAGATGGATAAAATCCCCTGAATCTATTAAACTTAATACATTGTTCGCATTTTGTGTGGGTAACGTTGAAACAGTTTGGGTAAAATTAAGGGTACTAGAAGCATTTGCAGTGCGAATTAGGTTTACTTGTTGTACAAAATTTAAATTGCTGGTTACAGATTCATTGTGAGTAGTTGAAGCGGGAACCAATAACTCAATATATTGTCGTGTGACACGAACATTACCGGAACCTTCCCCAGCAACTTCAACATAATGTGTAGTGCCACGAATTGTCATGGAATTTGAAATCCAAATTTAGCCGCATTAATTGTGGTTTGGGTCCAATTAGCATTGGCATCAGGGTCTTGTTCAGAAATATAAAGATAAGTTTTATAGGTAGAGCTATTTATTGTGACATTTCCTGAACTATTTTCAGTTGTATTTGATTTTAGTAAATGTTGAAAATTTTGATTTGCTCCACCATCATTTAAATCTACATTTAACCCTACACCTCTTATAGTTGTGAACCCCGAAATACTTCCATAATCATATAATTCTCTATGTCCTGATGTATTACTTTCAACATAAGAAGTGTTATCATCGGTCACAACTTCATCTACATTTTCAAAATGATTTGCACTAGGGGTAGATGTAGTAAAGTTCGCGGTATCATCTCCGTTTGGTCTAATTGTATGAACTTCAATAGACCCTAAGAAGTCATTATTAACTGAACCAGAATCGTCGGCGATATAAAAATCATCAACTTCAAATCCAAGATTTACTGACCCGATTAATCTAAAATCCATAACTGAAGCCGGGGAATTCGTTTGGGTATCTAGACCAGTAGCATTTGATACTTCAATTCCATTAAGTCTTATTATACATGTGCCAGCTGATCCATCAATAAAAATTTTAAATTCAATATAGTACCACGTATTAAGTTTCAAATGTAAATTAGTTGTTCTAACTTGACTGACTCCACCGGTCAGAAGTTCTATTTCTCCATATTGCATACGCGCAATTAAAAATTCACTTGAAGAATGATCTCTTGCTCGCCACAAATCATAGGAAAAATTATTACCTCCTGGACTGGCAAATTTATATGCGCCCCCAACAATAAACGTGTTACTTGTGTTTAAATTTGTGGTTCGGCAAAATGTAGTTGACGTGCTAAGAGCAATTGAATTACCAGAAATTCTGCCTGCACGTATTCTAAATGAAGCAGTACCTGATGCTCCTCCCTGATATTTTCTATCAATAATACCCGAGGGCGAAGGAGCCGTATTATTAGTGTTTCCGTAAGTATCAAATCCGTCCGCCCAAAGTAATGTCATCCTACTTGAACTCCAAATTTAGCTGAATTAATTGTGCTTTGCGTCCAATTTGCACTGGCATCATGATCTTGTTCAAAAATTTCACTTAAAGAATTGTAACCTTCCCCTACGTATTGATTTGAGGAGATTAATTCATTTCCATTTGAATTTACAACGTGTTTTAATGCGTATCCTTGGGTACTTGTTAATTTTGCGTCCGTAGTTAACATTGCACCTAAAATAGTTGTCTCGGATGTATTTTCATAATTAAATAAATCTTTATGATTAGATGTTCCAGTTTCAATATACGAAGTATCATCATCCTCTATTTCTTCATCTAATCCTCCATAATGATTTCCACCTGATGATATGGACCAGTTAGTAGTATCATCTCCATTCGGCCGCAGCGTCACTACTTTTCGTTTACCTAGAAAATCATTATTTATACTTCCTGCTCCGTCACAAATATATAAATCATCCATGTGCATATCAACAACACCGGGGGAAAGAAATGTTATATAATTATAGTAAGCAACAGAGCCCTCTTGAGTATCCGCGTTCCCAGTTAAAATACTTGCCCCGTCTAACTTTAATTCAAACGCCCCTGAATTATCACAATAACATTTGGTTTCAAGATAGTGCCAAGTATTAGCAGTTAAACCTAACCCTGAAGTTACTCCTATTTGTGTGCCTGTTCTATAAATTGCTAATTCACCACCAGTACGATTTCTAACATTAACACCTTGAAATGAAGTCTGAACTAAAGATTGATTTGTAAAAAGGAACAAAACATCGTTAGAACTAACTCCTGAAAGTTTAAAATTAAAACCAACAAATAAAGTTTTATTTGTCGTATTAAAAACTGGGGTTTGAAGGCGTGCTGTTCCAGTATTTAATTTTAAACTATAACCAATTGTTTGACCACTGTCAATGGTTAAAATGCTTTCTTGAGAAGTAACATATTTTCTACCGATGATTCCAGTGGGTGAAGGAGCATTACCAGTACTGGTACCATAATTATCAAAACTGTCTATCCAGAGAAGGGCCATTATATTACAGGAACCCAGTTAACTGCCCATTTATTAGCTAAATAGCTTCCTATTTCATTTTTCTCAGTAGTTTCCAGTAAACGCCCAAATCGAACATATTCTCCAACTATACCATCAGTAGGAGATGTTCCACTACCACTAGATAATAAATTAATAGAAGTGTCTGGAAATGCGCCCCCTATCGCGCCAGCTATTTTCTGACCCGTATTAACATAAAGTGAACTCGTATACGTATTAAAAGTGCAAAGCCAAATTTCAAGAGCGTCCGGGACATATGTTCCGCCTTCAAGAATAAGACTGCCTTGCATACGTCTTAAGGCTTGTCGTAAAGCTATTCTACTAAAAGTACCCCCTGAAAAGTTTCTTAACCAAGTATGTGCTGAAGCTTTAAGAACAATAAAAATAGTTCGTGGGCTCGGCAAAGATAAACCAGTAACAGCTAAATATCTTTTATAAGGTTCCTCAGTAATATTACCCTTTATCCCTGTTAAATTTCCCGTCATAGATTCTAGTGTTGGACGCATTGTAGGATCATCTTGAAAAACGCCTCTTTTATTTCCACTAAGATCATAGGCTCTTTTTACACGTCCATTTTCATCGAGGACCATATTTGCTACATCAGATAGATCATAACGAGCCGAGTAACCAGTATAATTTTGCCAAAAACTCATTTATAGAACCTTATATAATAGGTGAATAGAAAACCTAGTTACCAGTAGCGGTAACTGGTAACTAGGAGTAAGTGAAACTTAACCGCTAATTGTGTAGGTGACCTTAAGAGTATCACCATTACTTACAGCAACCACAGAGCTAAACGCTGCAGTGGACCAAAGAGTACCAGTATTACCCGTACTCTTAACATTGTTACTGGACACAAAGATTCCTTTCAGGTTACCAGAAGCATTAATTGAGAAGTCAGATGTATTACCGTTGGTAATCGAACGACTGGCAGCAGCGTCCGAGTTCCATGTTACACGGTTAGCTTCTGTGTAATTGGTATTTTCAGTCCAACCAGAGTGACTGGCAAGAGTATCTGCATCAGCAAATGCACTAAAACCAACATTGTCAACAGCACCAATATACCAAGTAGTAACTTGAGTTGTGCCATTAAACTCAACATCTAGGATATGGTTTAATCCAACATCAACAATACCATTCGGGACATCGTAAATTCCCTTAAGATCACCCTTTTCATCCCTGTGTTCAACCTGAAAACGACCCTGGAAACCAAGTTTTTCTATCATTTTTTACCTTTCTTTCTTTAGTTAAGACGAATATTACCTCGGAGAATTTCCCTTCGTAAACCATTACCTATTTCACGTAACGTTTGCTGGGAACTATCTCCACCTTTTACCGTGACATTGATTTCGCCGACATTCGTTACTGCCCCACCCTGTTCACGGAACACAGGTTGGGAACCAGCATTCATTGCATTTAATTCTGAGAAAAATTTAGCTGAAGACCTAGAATTTACAACAAATTCACCCTTAGCTAATTGAGCATTGATTACGTCTTGTCCTCTAACACCACCATTTGCCAAATATTGTGGGAATCCTCCGTGATACGCTGCACCACCAGCTGCTGCCGCTGCAGCAGCTGAAGCAACTGCAGCAGCTCGCGCCGCAGCCGCAACCCTATCCCAAGCTGATTTTAAAAGATTTGCTGTATCAACAGTCCTTTGGGTACCAATATTCAATTGTGCTACTGCTTCACTAACTCTATTAACAGTTTGAGCTGTATTGTTAAAAGCTTGTGTTAATGTATTAGTGGATGTAGTGGCATTTACAATTTGTTGACCACCTGTAATTAAACTGTTACTATCGATTACTGGTGTTGATCCAGACCTAACAACAGCTTCAGCTAAAGTATCTGTTTGTGTTACAACTTGACTTAATTGTGCTTCAATTCCAGCTGGAATTGTAATTTGCACATTATACTCTTTACCTTTTAAAGCAGTATCAAGTTGACCAATTAATTTTTCCTCTAATGAAAAATTAACATTGTTTATAGCTTCCTGTATTTTTGTTTGAGCGAGTGTTAAGGCTTCAGGTGTTATTCCTAATTTATTAAGGATATTTGCTTCGCCACCTGTTTCAGGGAAAAATTTAAGTTCACCAATACGTGCTTTCGCCTCTTCAATAGCAGCAAGAATAGGTCCTTTATCAAATTCAGGGGCTTTGGCAAATTCTTTTCTTAACTCACCGATCCGTTTTTCAATTGTTTCTCTTTCCTTTGTGATTGCTAAAACTTTATTCTCTAATATAATTACTTGTTCTTTTTCAGTTTTAAGACTTCTTTGAAGATTTTTTTCTAATTCAATTCTTTCATTTAGTAAACGTTTGAGTTGATTACTTGCTTGTACATCGTCCCCAGCAAATTTTGTTTTTTCAGAAGCAGCTACTCTTTGTTCTGCTAAAGTTATAGCTTGATCGGCTCGTTTTAAAGCTTCATTACGTTTAGTTTCATCTAAATCGTTACGAAGTAAATTGCTCTTAGCTTCAGCCAATGCCTTTGCAGCTTCTTGACCAAGAAATTGTTGTTGTTGAAAAGCATCTTTACCAGCTAAAGCTTCTCCAAACTTAATGTCTTTTAACTTTTGCTCAAAATCTAGGACACGTTGCTCAGATTGCTTTATTACATTATCTACTCCACTAACAAAATCTTTCAAAGGGGCTGTGGCATTTTCAAAACCTTTTTCCAAAGAAGCTAGTGTTGCGGTGAAATTCTCATTCAGCAAATCCCAAGCAACTTCAACTTTACTTAATCCTTCTTTCCATTTCTTGGCAATATTTTCCACAGCAACCGCATTATTACCCTCCATACCATTGAGAGTTGCTGCGAACACGTCACCGGTTTCTGCTGATAAGGTCCTTTTAACTTTTTCACTTCGATCCCATTTAGCAATAACTCGATCTGTAAATGCATCATTTTCAGCTTCTAATCTATCAATTGCTGAAAAATCGGCTGATAAGAATGCTCCAGGAGCAGCAGCCAATTCTTTGAAACCAGTTATTAATGAATGGATGCCTATTGAAAATATGTCTATCCAATGGTCTGTACTCACAACTAAATCATTAATTCCTTTTATAATAAGTGTAAGTATTGGACCAGCTTCAATTCCTAACCTTGTAAATTCATTCCTTAATTTATTCATCTCAATCGTCAAACGTTGAGCAGGTGCCTCATTAAACTCCTCTATAGCCTTATTATATGCATCTGTTGCTACTTTTAACCGTTCTAGTATACCGGTTTGTACTTTACCTTCTTTATTTAATATCCCTAGTGAACCAGCTAAAGCCCTGACCCTTTTAAAGAGGTCTCTCATTTGAGCAGCATTGCCCCCAGTTTCTTGAGACATTTTAGCAAGGACACCGGTTAGTCCCCCAAACTTCTTTATAGCTTCTACACCATCCCTAACATTCCATCTTCTAAATAATTCCATCATTTCGTCAGTTGGGTTTAGAATCGCAGTAATAACACTTTGTAATTGTGTAACAGCTACGCGGACATCCAATCCACTTTGAGTCATTGTTGCTAATGAAGCACCAACCTCTTGAAAAGATATACCTGCAATTTTAGCTAAACCAGTAACTTTTCCTAATTGATTAGCAATTTCCTCCAGACGAAAACGACCTAAATTGACCAATTCAAATAATTGAGCAGATATCTCTCGGGCCGTTCCCGCTTCTTTACCAAACACATTCATAACAGAAGATAAAGCATCAACGGCCGCGCCAGTTGAAGACATTGTTACTTGTGCTAATTGAGCGGCTTCAGCTGTAAATTTAAGAGCATCACCTGCTTCTACTACTTGGTTAGAAAGTGTCTGGTAAACACCTTCCGCTATAGTTTCTGCAGTGATGCCAAGAGCATCTGACATCGCTAAAATTTCTGTTGTTATAGCTTTTTGTGGGCCAAGTGCGTCACTGTCAATCGTAGCAATTTCAGCAACAGCAAGTCCCAATTCCCTGGCTCGTCCAATAGCATCAGTAAAAGCACTAATTAAAGTTGTAAGTGCCCTAAATATTAACTGACCAGCAATTATTCTTGAAACATTTTCCCAACTTAATTGTATATTGTGACCAGCAGCTGCGCCCGCTTGACCAGCTTGATGTAAATGTTGCCCTGTTTTTTGTGCTGCTGTTCCTACTTGAGTTACTGATTGGGCAGTAGTTTTAGATTGCGTATTTAATTTTTGCAAAGCAGTTGTAAACAATCCACCTTGAAATTGTTTAGCACTATTGGAAAAAGCGACTAAAGAACCATTAACAGCGTCCAAAGCCGACTTTAACCGTGTTAAAGCATTAATGGCACCAGTTGCATTAAAACCAAGTGTTTGTGAAATTGCTGGCATTTTATATATTCACAGGAGTTAAAAAGTTATAAGGATTAGGTAACCTAACGCCTTTTGCAAATTCTTTCCAGGCTTTTAAACCTTTATCCTGAAAATGATACGGGGTAAATCTTACCTTGTCACTAAAAGGTTGTGGAGGTGGTCCTTTTACCGCTCGATTAAATTCATTGTAAGCAAGATATCTTAAATCAGTTTCATAAAAGAAAGAATAATTGAATGTAACTCTGTCCTTCGTAAATCCACCACTACTAACTGATCTTCCTAATGATGTTCTGTCTTTTTTAGCTTTAATAGGCCCAATTGGCACAGTGGTACCTAATTCTCTCGCTAATTCCTGAAAAGTTGCCCTTGAAGCCCCGCTCCAAGTTGGAATAGGAACGGAAATTACAGTAGCATTGATCCATATTTGCCCGGAAAGTTTTGTTTGTTCTATAAGACGTTCATGGATTGCTCGAAAACAAGCTTGAAGATCAAACGCCAGTAATTTAAATTTAGGTGTAAACTTCATCATCTACGTCTTTTAGGTTTTTTAAACGATCTACTTTCACCTGAAGATTTACCTCCCCCAGTTTGGGCTTTCAAAAGTTCCATTTCATCGCGCTCCCTCACTTGGTTATAAGCTAATATTTTTGCTTGTGTCCATACGCTACACTCGTCCCAGTCATCTTTTACACCTGGTGGTCGAACACTTAACCGTTCACAGGCTCGCCAGATAGCGTAGTCTGTTGTTCGTCCTGTAGGCCACAAGATTTTTCGGGCTGACTGCGCCCAAGTAGAAAAACCTCTCTGGCCTTTTCAAGTTTCCCTTCATCTAAAGCATTAGCCGACATAACTGTCATCACAATTCGGTTAACCTCAAAAATTGAGAAACCAGTTTCCTTTAATTCTTTTTGCCACTCAAGCCAAGTAGAAGGTTGGTCCATTTTTACACGAGACCATTCAATTTCACTAGGTTCTAAGGATTTAAGTACAATGTAAGCTGTATGAAGTTCATTATAATGATCCTTTTGCTTCTTATAATTTGGATCATCATAATCTAATTTATAACCTTCTTTCTTGGTTCTAATTCCACGTGGTTTAGGTTCTGGACAAAGTTTATTAAATTCATCCATATCGGGAACCGCTACAGCCTTAATTACAATATCCTCACTATCCATTCTTGTCAAAACAAGAATCTCTTCACTCGGACCATTAACTTCTACTCCGCCTATTTTCATAAAATTCTCCAAAAGTAAAAGGCACCTTCACCCAAAATTGGGTGAAGGTGTAAAATCAATTAACACTCAGCATCAGTGGATCGTGTAACTGTGGCAGAACTAATATTGCAACGTCCAGTGACAGCAATTGTAGCTTCACCAACATCATAATCCAATGTTTCCCAACGGAAAAATTGTAGAAGAACATCTTCATCTTCATCTGTACCACAAGGAACACAGTGCTTGGCAAGAATGTCAATGCAATAAGGTTCACATTGGTCAGTGCTTGAAGAAACCCATTCGCTCGCGTTTCCTGTTTGCTTAAGGGCATCGACAGGCGTAATATCCGTCCCTGAAGAAGATTTAATGAATTCATAAGCAAATTCCAAGTTCACTTCTACAGGTATCTCATCACCTTCCTTAACAGTATCTAGATCACCACGATCAAGAACATACTCATATTCCTTAGTTTCAGTCCATGTTAAATTACCTTCACCAATCTTAATTTCAAGATGTTGACCAGAGAAGGTAACAACGTCACCTGTCACTGATGCAACAACTTTCGCGGGTGAAAAGTTCATTGTATTTGTGTCGCCGTTACCATCCTCCGTAGTAGCGGTGACAGTGTAGATGGTCGAGTCATTGGCAGTATTTGTAGTAAATCGTGTCCCCACTGCTACTTTCTCCACACTTGTGTTAACAGAGGTCACGTTGACCGTGTTAACATTCATTGTAGTAGCATTAATGGATACGTTTGCCTCAATCACTGCATTTCCACTAAAACCATCTTCAAAAAAGATTGTAACATCCCTGAGTTCAATACGCGCCATATTTTAAATCTCCAAGTTAACTTTTTATATCTAGATCAAATAAGGCATCAACTTCTGATTGCCTTATACGATTATCTTTGTCAATCTGACCAAAATGCCAAATCATAATAGCTTTTGGTTCCCTATTACGAACAGTGAGGCACCCGATAAGAGATTGATCATCGTCTACACCGTTACCATATTTCTTAATAGGAATTGTTGATAACATTGCGTTTTGAAATTCTCCACACCATCGAATAATGTTATAACTATCCGAGCCAGATAGTAACATTTGTTCAGTGAGAAGAATGTTAATCGCAACCTCAACACTATACCAACCGCTACTAGGAATTGATACATCAGGACCATTTACACGCAACTCCGCGTGATTTTCCCGTTGATTATCTTCATCTCGTTCATCAATGCCTTCAACGAAGAACGGTAAACTAATCCCGGTAGAAATAGCTTCAAAATACTTGATTATGGATATAAGCGTCCATCGAGCCAGATGTTCATTCATATTTAACTACTTTCCGGTTATAATTCTATTCCAGTCCCACTATTGTAAAGGGCTGTTATATCAGCACTGCTTAAAACTTTACTAAAGTAATGGATAGCATCTAAGTCAACATTACTTCCAGCGTTGTTTATAGTACCCGCACCTAATCTAAATACACCATCCCCTGGGTCTCTACTAGCTCCATTACCATGCGCAGCAGTGTTAACTGTACCATTGTTTACACTAATACCAATTTGATCATTGACTGAATCATTATAAACTGTAAAAAAGTACCAAGTATTTACGCTCAAAGCCCCAAAAGCATTAGCATTAACAGTTGTTACTGTTGGTGTATTACTTTGAACCTCCCACCGCAACCTAGATGCTGTTTGATCATAAAAAAGTCTATATCTAGTGTTTGTGTTTCCTTGTTCCGTTAAAATTGGACGTGCAAGAGTTACATCACGTAAATACAACCAACCAGCGAAAGAAAAATCAGTATCTAATGGTTGTAAAGCATCCCGGTAAACCATTTGATCATCGGTATCTGAAACACATCTTAATGCATTATTAATTTTTCCAGAAACACTACTCGGATCATTAAACGGTGTAAGATCATTTGTTCCAAAACTATCCACACGAGTAGCATTTCCTGTTTCCTCTAAATGCCATGAAGAAACAAGGTTACTGGTAAGAGAGTTAGCTGTTGTTGATGTAACATTTTGTGTTAAGTTTAATGTGTCACTTAATTGTTTATTAAAAGTAGCTGTAACAGTAACATTTTGTGTTAAGTTTAATGTTTCACTTAATTGTTTGTCAAAAATCCCAGAAACTGTGACGTTTTGGGTTAAGTTTAACGTGTCACTTAATTGTTTATTAAGAATACTTATGACTGTGGCATTTTGTATTAAGTTTAATGTATTGTTGCCAGATTCATTTAATTCTTGACCCGTATTCCCTGTTGCGTTGTGTGTAAAACTAAGAACATCCACTAACTCAAAATATCGTGTGGCTTGTTCTAATATATAGGCGGCTTCTTGAGTTAGGTTAAGGGTTTGGTTTATTGGTCCTAGTCTATCTTGAACAGGAACAACACCCTCTTGAACATTTCCAATAACTATCCACGAAGTATTATCCTCTAATTCCTCTAAACTCTTTATATCGTAGCGTTTATTGTGGTATATGATCCAATCGTGTACTGTTAAATCTTCTACATTAGGTATATCTTTCCGGTCTATAAGGAACATTCTAGTTCCGGTATCAAAGTATCCTCCAAATGCAAATCGTTTATTAGCACTTAATATTGAAATATTTTTAATTACTTCAGGTATTTCTTTTAATGGAAGAACTACAGCTCTTGAAATTGGGTAAGAAGCATGTGTTTCAGTTTTTACACCTGTATCACGATCAGTGTTAGTTGTAAGTAGTTTGTATAATACAATGGGTAACCCATATTCGCGCTTTAAACTGTAAATTGCCCGCCTAATAAAGCGGGTCAAATTGTAATTGGAATGAGTCATTGTACTTGATGTTTTCGTAAATAGGTAATAATTGCTAAGAAATCATCAATAGTTCCATTACTTTTTAAACTATTAGCTTTCCAACTTATTATTGCTACATTTCCTTTAACATACCCTAGTTCAGGTATAATTCTATCTAAACTTGGACTATTGTCCTTATGAAATTGTTTATTTTGTTTTAATGGTATGTTGAAAATTGGACACTTGTCCGGAAATTTTAACGCAATTAAATCTTCAAGCCTCAAAGTAAACGGAATATTCTCTTTCTTTGCTCTGTTTTTAGCTGAATTCCACATCCTGTATTCAAACGTACTTGATAGCCCGTGTTTTTGACCTACTAAACAACCACAACTTTTAGTCTTAGGTAAGTTTCCGGAACTAACAATTGTCATATCCCCACACGCACATTTACATAACCATTGAGCATTTGTACTAGTAGATTTATTTTCTACTCTTTCAATAACGACAAGTTTTCCAAAAGTTTGGCCTGTTAAATCTTTAATTCTTTTCTTACCTCTTAGACAACCACAACTTTTAGTTGTTCCGTGTATCAAATTTGTAGAACTAACAATTGTAGTGTTTCCACATTCACATTTACATAACCATTGAGCATTTGGATAATTAGGTTTATTCTCTGATCGTTCAAGAATAGTAAGTTTACCGAAAATTTGACCTGTTAAATTGTTTAATTTACGCATCTAATCATTTCGGTGAAAGTTTGAAATTATTGCAGTGTTCTGAGCTATAACATTAGTAGTGCTTTCTACAAGCTTCACTAAAATATTTTTTTGATAGTCCTCAAGGTTAGTTATTCTTACCATTAAAATGTCTTCTCTTTTCCAATCCCTCCACACGAAAAAAAGCACTAAACCAACTAACGGACCAAAATCTCTACATAACCCGAAAAATTCTTCCACGTTTATATCCTTATCTATATCCTTAAAAGGAAGACACTCTCTACCCAAGCGGGTAGAGAGTGTAAAGGTTTACTTAACCAAGCAGAACGCAACCTAAGTTCGTATCCAAAACCTGAGTGCCACACAGAATATCGTGCGTCACACGAGTGCCTTGAATAGAGCTATCATATTGCATTGTGACTCTCATCCCAACACCGTTGTAAACAGCCAAACCAGCCTGAACACCAGTATTGCTAGACGGCAGTGCCAAAGGACGGCTCACAAGAGCAATAGCGTCCCGATGGAAAGCAAGGTTAAAGCTTCCCGCAGGACCAGGGAACGCAAGATCATTGTCAGCTAAAGCAGCTTCAAGTGGCCGATCTAACCAAACATAATGCCTTGTCGAAATGTCAGCAGTCGTTTCTATAATGGTATAGGTGTGACGATCGCTTCCGTTACTTGTTCCAAAGGACAAGATTTGACCGACAATCGGCCCAGTGTTCGCGGCCCAGCCATCCATCAGAATTGCCTTGGAATAGCCAGAAGCATATGCACCGTTGACATCTGCCGCCTTGTAAACAAGCAGATCAGAGCCAGCAGCCACTGTATTTACATAAGGATTAACCAAAGTAATACCAGTAGTATCACCAGCTGCATTGGTCTCAGCCTTAATCTCGTGGGCTTGACCTTCACTCTCAATCCAAATGTACTCTCCAACCTTCACGACATAACTCGCCACCACCATGGCAATGTTACCTGTAGCCCCAGCTGCAGCCCCAGTGTTATGGTTACCAGACGCCGTTTCCGCTGTAGTCCGGGTGCGGAACGGAACATTTTGGTCCATATAGGTCACAAAGCTATAAAGTTGGCCCAAGCGAGCCTGCTCAAGAGCAACCCCACCATCACCACGAGTGTTAGCCGCTACAAACAACTCAGTGCCCAGAAGATCGGCACGAGAAGCCGGTGAAAGAACTAGGCTACGTCCCTCCATATACGCCTTATTCTCGCTCAGCTTCTGGTCAGCTGCAATCAGGAAGTCTTTTGCATTCGAGGAAGTCATTTCCTCAAGCCGTCCAACCGAATTGGCCAGGAATTGAGGGGCTTGACCACAAAGAATCCTGTCCACTGACCGAGAAATTTGCATCGACGCCGGACGAACAAACATATTAACCAAGTCTTGGAAAGACTTAGAAAACTCGCCGTCATGGATCACATAGGTGACATAAACATGCTGATCCAGGGGGATTTGCACGTTGGTTGTATTGGCATCTTGTGCCACAACCGTATCACCGTCAACCTTACGCTTTGTTACGAACTCGGCAGGACGCCGGGTGTTAACAATATCTCCTTCATTTGCGACCTCATCACTAAAGTCCGTGTGAACGAGGAATGGCATCATTTATGTTACTACTGTTATAAACAGCGATTGAACATTTCTGTTCAATTCTGCATGTCCCCATGCAGATCGGACTATATCATAAACTCTAAAGGTTTCTATACCTTAAAAGTTTCGCAACGTGTAGTCTCTGAGGATTCCGGCTCAGTTTCCGTACTGATAGGTCTTTCCTGCGGATTGACTGTATACAAAAGATTGTTACATGTGCTAAACATTTGTAAATTCATTCTTTGTTACTTGTAAGTTAAATTTAGCGTTCGTACTTTTGTCTTAACCAGTGTTTCCCGCATATAGTTGCGTTTTACATGGTCTAGCCAATAATTTAGGAAACCATGTTTTCTTCAAGGATAGCCAATGACTCTTGCAAGTTTGTTACTCATCCTATTGGACGGGGCAAGACATTTCTGCTTACCTCACTATGTTTCCATAGTGTTCAGACTATATCTTCATCCTATTTTCAATGAAATCAACACAACTCTTAAGTCTATGTAACTGTTGTGGTGATTCATCTTTAAGTATTAAATTACAGTAAAAGCAAAGTGTTCCAATAACACTATCTTTTAAATGATGGATATGTTGATGAGTTTGATTATGAAAATTTTCTCCACAACAATCACAAGTTTCCGCGCTATAAAGTTTCTTAACTTCTTCAACTGTTATATTGTAGCGTTTTGCAGCTTTATAAAATCGTTTACAATTTCTGCAATATTGTGATAATCTTTGTGTGCTACGTTTGGCCCACGGAAAATTTTCAACTGTTTTCCATTCTTTACAGTCTCTACAACAAACTTTTCCATCTTTTACTGTTCTTACCCATCGACGTTTTATAACATCAAAATGGTATCCTTCCATGTTTTTTGTACTTAATTTCTTAGGAGATGGGCGTGTAGTCGTTGAGGGGGAAATTTCTTTCCTTCCCTGCTGATTGTCCTTATCAAAAAGATTTTCACTTGATTTATTCATAGTACTTTTTGCTTAACAGGAGGTTCCAGCATATAGCCCATTTTTTTACTTACACATTACTGTGTAAGGGACCCAAAATTCAAGCCCATTGTTCCGGGAACATCGGATCATTGCTATTTGCAAACAGTGCCAAATCCGGCAGTGTAAAAATACTCATTTTTTAATCTCCAAAATTGTTACTACTATTGGTTTAAACAACACCCCAATTAGCGTGGCTTAAGTCCAAGTAGAGCTGGGTTCTCTTTCCTGTACTTACGATATAACGCTGGATCACGTGCAATCTTCGATATATCAACTTTGCCTGTACCTGATGTTACACCACCAGTAGCGGCTCCTTGACCTACTCCACTAATAACGTTGGCTCGAAAAAGACCACCATATTGACTAGGTAGTTCTTTCATACGTTGAATAGCATCTGCAGGTGTACGAAGCGTTGTGATCGGTTGACCAGTATTCTCATCAATGTCGTCAAACTCCACCATTGGAGCCTGTTTATCTGTAGGTTTACCTTCTTCATTGGTGATTGGTCTAATTTGTGTCTTAGGTCGAAGTAACTGTACAATTAACTCTTGATTCATCACTTCATCAGGTGATGCGGCTCTCCGTATCGAGTCATCAATTACATGGGAAGTATAAAGACCTTGATACTGAGTAGCCGTATCCTTGGCAGTCTTAAGTTCTTGCTCATACTGTTCTTTTTCCTTCTTCCGATTATATTCAGCTTGTTGCTCTTTAGTTAACCATTGTGCCCTCAATGATTCCACTTCCTCTTGATACTTTGCTCGTTCCTTCTCTTCAATGTTCTTGCTTTCAGCTAACTGAGCAAGCCGTGTCTCTAAATTCTTATACTTTTCTTGGTGCTTTCTACGATCTTCAGCAAGGAACTTGTTTATGTCTTCTTGTGTAAAAGCAGTCTTTACATCCCCTCCGCTAGTATTACTAATATTACTAGTACCAGCGCCAAGTTCACCAGCACCTCCATCGCCATCTCCTTCTCCATCAAAATACGTTAACGACAAATCAAGAAACAAATCACTCATGTACATATCACTTCCTAACCTTTTGTTAGTTTACCCTACTTAAGAAAATGCTTTGATCATTGTCTAGATATGGTAATAACCATCGCCAAGCAATACTACTCGGCACACCATATAATAAATACTCGACATTATCAGCTGTGTCAGCGTAGGTAGTCTGCACAACAGCATACTTTTGTTGACGAACTCTAAGGTTTTGCAATTCTAATTCTGGATCAATTCCATCTAATAAACTAAATGCAATTTCATAAGCTGCATATTCAATTGTAATTGGGACATCACTATCAGCACCCCTGGGAAATTCCAACTCTTGTGTAGCAGCTGCCGCCAATATTTCAGTTTCAGTTGGTACTGGCGAAAGTAATTCATTATCTACATCGTAAAGAACATCATAAACAGCTGCTTTCACCCCTTTATAATTTAATTGATCAATTATTTTAGCTGACTGTTTAAGGGCTTTAGTTTTATCAATAGTTGAGGCATCATCCCACGATTCAGAATGTAATCGTTCCCCAAAATAAGTATCCGCTTCAGTTATTGTTCCGTAATAGGCCATCTAATCTTTCACTTACTGTTAAAATAGTCTAAATAATCAGCTGCTACACGTAAGTTTTCTGCTCTGTCCTTAAACATACCAAGTCCACAATTGCAACTGTGACACAAAATACCTCGAACACAGTTACTCTCGTGATCATGATCAACACACCACCATAACTTACCTATTTCAGTAGTTTTACAGATAGCACAACTGAAATTTTGTTTCTTAAAAAGTTGGTCAAATTCATTTTGATCAATACCGTATAGATATTTTCTTGGACGCGCTCGTTCAGTTTCTTTATTTTTATGGAAATGTGTTCGTTTTCGTTTCGTTTCTTTTGTTTTATTGTGTTTATAATACGTTGAATATTTAATTTTTATACACTGTTTACAATATGAACTCAACCTATCTTTCATAGCGTTGTTTTTTTGAAAATTCTTTTTTCTCTTTTATTTCCTTACACCTAGTGCATTGTTTCATAGCTATGATTCACGCGACCTCTCGCCAGTTGAGATCAGCAAATACCTTCATGTTAAGGGTAATTGGTTCTGCTACAAGTGAAATTACGTCAGGTGTACCATTTATAGTTGATCCTAAAATTTCTGCTTCCTGCGACGGTAAAGAGATAAAGACTTGAGAGGGAGCCGTTATCGATCTTAAAATAATCCCACCTGTTAAGGTAGTGTTTATCGTTCCAAGCATTGATTGTAATGGGCTATCTGTAATATCTACCCAATTTGCAGAATTATTAATTGTGCCATTTAATACTAATCTAATTTTTACAGTTTCCCTAGATGTAGCATTAGAAACCGCTGAAAAAGTGATAAATTTCACAAGTGAATCTAAATGTGTACTTTTCAATCGTAAATTAATTAATGGGTATTGAGTACCGGTTTGTAAAGTAAAATCACTGTTACTATCAACGGCTCGTAGAAATCCTGTCGCCTCTTGACCCCCTTCAGAAGCAACTGTTGAACAAATACATGTTAAATTATTAGTAGGCCCTACACCGTTGTTAGTTATTTCATATCTTATTGGTAAATTTGGCGAGGACATATAAACAGTAGTTAGTAAATTGGAAGCTAAAAACTGGTGAAAATAAATGGGCTCACCAGCAATATAAAGTCCAACTCTAACTCTACCTATTCCTAACCACTCAAAATCTATGACTAATAATTGTGCTTTTGTCCAATCTATTGTGATTTTGGAGCGTCCTGTTCCGTCCATAGGGTCCAAATTCCAATTACTTTGAGCCACTTCATTATCAACAACATTACCAGTGGCATTTGTTCTTCTAACAATATAAACTATGTCATCTTTTTGTTGTAAAAATATTCCATTTGTATTAGTAAAATAACCTAATCGTTTAATTATACCTTCAGCGCCCTCATTTAGGTTAAAAGTCATTAAAATAATTTGAGATTTACCTGGTTGATAATTAAATCGTTTAAATGTCTGTCTAACTCTTGTGCCGGCAATATTATTTGTTACTCCTAAAATTACACTAGCCTGATTAGACATAAATGTACTTGAAGTATTTGCTCCTGATGTTTCTTGATCATCCCAATTTAATGGTTGATCATCATTTATTGTTTTGCCGTCAAAAAATGTATATAATTGGCTTACTCTTGATCTAGTAAAAGCATCTAAATTAGGTGCAGTATACGGATATAATCCATTATCGACAGCGATTCCAGCCATTATAATCCAATCCAAGCTATTTCTTGATTTATAGCTGAACTAATAACATATATTTCATTGACATTGTTTATAAATAACTCTACGCTTGATCCAGGTGGGATAGGGAAGCCTGTATTTACAGTTACATTTTTATCACCAACATATATAAAAGCGGTATTTGGTAAAGGATCACCAGAACCATTAGCTCTAATTACAATGTTATATCGTAAATTTTCAACGTATAAATTAACTGGAACAGCGGTTAATCCAACTAATGTTCGGCCGTATTTTAAACTACTGGCTTGTGTACTTTCTTTGCCCAGCTCTACTATGCCGCTCATTCGTTTTCTTCATTGTTAGATTTACCTTCGCCCCTCACTGGTACCTCTTTAGTTTCCTTTAAAGTAGTCTCGCGAGACTCTTCCTTTTCCTCTTCACCAGCCTTATTATTCGCAGATAAATCATTTAAACCACGGGCAGCGGGATCACTCTCCTTAGCCGCAGTTTGCGCCGCTAATATACGTTTAGCTCTTTCAGCGTGATCTTTTCTAGCCTGAATATGAACCCTTTCAGCAAAACCTAATGCAATTGACCCTGTTTTTTCATCACAAAGACCTTTTTCCACAGCTTGTAAAATTATTTCAGGATCACTTGTCGTATAGTCAGCATTATCAATTTCCTTGTAAATTGCCACTAATTTATCTGAACTAACTTTCCCTGAAAGTAATGCACTTGCAATTGTCTTTTGTAATTCTCGCTTGGCTTCGCGCCCTGGTATTGATGTAATAATTTCAGTTAATTGTTTAGCTTCATCTAAACGATCTTTATCGGACTTTAAACTATATCGATCAGGATATTTAATTACTGCTACCTTACGCTTTTTGGGATTCTTATTCTCATAAGAAGCCCAATGTTGTGCTATTCCTCGTTCAGCACCTTCTAAAACTAATCCAATAAATGCTAAACCGGCTTCTAATCCTTGATCACTTAACTTTAAAGCTTCGGCTGAAATTGCTTTAGTTCCAATTTTATTTTGTACTTCTAAATTTACTAACTTTCTAATATTATCTTCAATGTTCTCCCTAAGCTTCATAGAAGCTTCCAAAGGCTCAGAGGAGGGATGAATAAACTGGGGACGATCAGCCTTTAAGGGATAGGTCATCCCTAATCTAGTGCCTACTTTCTTTTCTTTACCTTGTTTCTCATTCCTAGTGGTTCCTGTAGTTCCTTCATCACTAACAAATTCCTTTAAATGTTCTCCAGCAGCCATTGTATCCTTCTGCATAGTGAAGAAGGGAAAGTTTGCTTTTAAAGCGTAACTAACATCACTAGAAGTTAAATTGAGAAGGGCTTTTTGGTGATTAACTACATTTTTTAAAATTGATCCTTTTATATCTGGCATTACAAAAGGAATTTTATAAAGATCAAGCTCTATTATTTCTAAAACTTTATTACCGTTTTTATCAATAGGAGTGCCTTGTTCATCAAAGAATTGCAAATTAACCCTCCCGGTAATTTTATCGATCCAAAGTAATCGATACCTGGTAAATATTCCGCTCGGCAAATCCACTCCGGGAACAACTTCTGCGGTAAAATCTATTCCTTTATCACGAAGCAATAGAGCCTGATATTGACCTGGTTCTTCTGGTTTAGAAGCTGTCCAAGCTAATATATCTTCTACATCATACTTATAAATATAGGGACGTTTTCCTTGGGCATCTATAAGTGTTTGACCAGCTATCTCTGGAGCATCTACATAAATTCCAACTCGACCCATTACCAATAATTCTGTACCAACTTCAATGCCCATGAAATTTTGCATTGTGGAACCATTGTTATCTACTCCACCATTTTCTCCTTGAGCTGCACTCATATACGAATCACTACCATCTTTCCTAATTATATCACCTAATCTAAGAAAAATGGAATTACGGATATCATCTACAGCAGATTTTGCGAATGTTTCAATTGGAGACATGGATTTTCTGTCCGCAAACTCTGCTTCTGTTTCTCTGTCACTAAATTTTTTAAGGTTTCTATTAAGATATTGTTCTCCACCTTCATAACATTCTCGCCATTGCCACCAATAAAGTTCATCTTGGGAGTACAGAGGATGACGAATAGACATTATATTAGGAACACGTGCAGTCATCTTATATTATTCTCTCAGTTATTGCTTCACTGGTACCGATTCCAGCAGCAAAAGGTAATGCTATTTCAGCATAATTAAGTGCATGAGCATAGTGATCTGGTCGCATACCAGTGTTAATATAAACTGCTTTCGGGTTTCCTTGATCATCTCGCTCGTAAGTTCTCACTAGAACTTTTATATTTTCAATAAATTCATTGGGTATATCAAGAGGCAAATGAATCCGATCACTGTGAAATCGACCTAAAGTAGCATCTAACCAATTCGTTCGATCAACTGTAACTATAGGTGCTCCACTGTCTTCTTCAGCTACTTTTTGTTCACCACCTGTTACACCTCGTCTATATCTACACAAGTGCACATAACCGGGGAAACGTCGTGCAAATCTGCGGGCGTCATTTATTTGAGGATCAGCATCAATAACACAAGCTAAAACTTGCCATTCCCTCATTAAATGATCCAAAGTACCAAAATCCTCCCCTGGAAATGTCCCTGTAAATAGTACTTTTGCCCCTGTAGAAGCATTTATATCTCTTCCTTCCCTATCCATAATCAAATATTCTACTACAACAACATGATTTTTCTTTCCTTGATCTATACCCATACAAATTAATTGAGTTCCTTGTCCGGGTGCCGGTCTAGGGTCCTTCATTGTATAGGAACGCTTTGCTTTTAATATTTCGTCTACTGTTACCTGTCCACCTTCAGGAACAAATGGAACCCCTAATTTTGAATTGTGAAATTCTACTTCAGCAGTTTCTGATTGTTGACCTCTAAAATAAGCGATTACTATTTCGCAGGGGTTTATCGTGTAACTATAAAGTTGGTTAATGTAAAAACTTCTATGATCATTTATACCAGTGACCGTTGGTTCCCATTTACTGGTATCTGGGCTCAACCATTCTGGTTTAGTTTCTTGATCTAATTTATGTTTACATTCTTTACATTTTAAAAAAGAACGTCTACAATTTTCATCTGTTATTGACTCACCGCAAATTTCAATACAATCTGGCCAAATTAACTCGGTAAGTTTTTCGCAGTGTGGACATTTAAATGTATAATGTTCCTGAGTTCCTAGTAAATATAAATTGTGAATACCGTGCTCTGGAACAGTCGGGGTAGAAATTGCCCATATCGTTTTATCAATGTGTCCTGAAAGACGTTCCAAGGCTAACCATATCTGTTTTTGATCCATCCTGTCAACCTCATCTAGAATTAATGTAGAGACAGGAATGGAAACAAGATTTGATTCACCTCTTGATCCGCGAATATATAAATTAACTCCTCCGGCTTGTTTTAAACCAACTGTGTTTGTATCTGTAAATAGATTCTTTAAATGGGGGCTATATAAAAGAGCAGTACTAAACCGGGCTTTGGAAAAATCACTTGCTCCAAGGGCTGTAGGAAGTACGTAAAGAACATCTTTCTTTGCTACATCAACAACATAAAAAGCTAAATTAATTGCTACTTCAGTCACCCCCATCTGGGCAGCTTTCATCGTTGTTACAAAACTTGTTTTTGCATCATGTAATTCCTTGCACCAAGGATGATATTTAAAGGAATATGGTCCAATAAAAGGTTCACCCATGATCCTTTTTTTGAGCGCCCACCTAGAGGGTGTGGACAATGTTTTATTTACAAGTCCTTGGACTATTGCTTCCCGAAATATTTGTGCGAGGTCTTCAGCCATCTATTGTTGTAAACGGATACTTGTTCATGTCTAACTTTTTCGGAGGTAATTGTTTCTTTGGTTTAGAGAGTCTTTCGATCAATTTATCCATATCATCTAATTCCACCATCTTCCATTTATTGTTTTCCCAAAGATGAGCACTTGTAATAGTGTTACCTTGATCCATAACTTTAACTAAAACAGAAATTACGGAGTCAGGTACTTCTATTTCAATTTTGCTAGAAAAACTTGAGCTACCTCCATATAGCTCTCCATGTTGATCGTAACATGTGTAACCTACTCTATGTAAACCTCTAAAAGGGCACTCTAAAATCATTGATTATCTCCCTCTAAATCATCCATAAATAAAGGAACCACGGTAAGTAGTGCCTGTAAAATCTTTAAAATTGTGGGCCAATTCTCAATAAACCAATCCCAAATTGACTGGAAATTTAGTTCACTAATTCCTTTCTTTGCCCACGGAGCACCTTCCTTTTCTAATTGCTTTCTTGCTTCCTTTAAATACTCCCTACTATGCGAGGCACCAGAAAGTTGATAATATTGATCGGTAGTAATTTCACTCTTGTCTAAACTTTGCTTCGCTGCTGAACGAATTGTCCTAGCAAGCCTGCGATTTGTCATTCGTTGTCTCATGGAGTAATAACCTCATAATTTGCTATATGGTTTAATGTTAACTGACTTGATACTATACCTGCCCACGACAGGTTAGTTGTACCTGTAAGATCGATAGTTTGACTAAAATTAAGTGTCTCTGTTCCTATTCCTCCCCATGCCCAATCAACTAAATCACTGAGAACTAGATCATTATATGCTCTTGCATTTCTTTTTGTGTTTTTACCAGGAACAGCTATAATGACATCATCAAAATCACTTAATCCTGTTCCTCTAACCATAGCCATATCTAATCGAGAGGATGAAAAGTCTTTTCTTGGACCGTGCCTTTCATCAAGTGACCAGAAACCTTTTAGGTTAGTTGTGTCCGGTACATTTGGTGATCCTTGTTGAGATTGTAAATCATAATATAATGTTGGAGTCTGGTTATCGCGTAACCAAGTAAGTTCATCATTAGTTAGTTCACTATTCCATAGCGTAATATTATCTAGAGCCGTGGCCTGAGAATAAACGGGTGTACTATCTAAGTGTGATCCAAGTGATGTACGGTCATAATTAGCGGTTCTAGTTACATTATTAGTATTGGCCGAGCTAACTGTGTCATCTAAACGTCCATGCCTACTGGTATTTGAGGTCCATACTCCGGCAAAAAAATGCCAACCTCCATCATTCCAAGTACCAGCTATATCAGATAAACCTTGAGCAACAGTGGCATTGATAGAAATTACCCTGTAAATTCCACCACCAGTAACAAATATCCCTTTATATTCATTGGCTTGATCCTTATCACCGATCCAAAATATTGGTTTGGTTCCGCCAACTATATCTATTTTAAACCAACCAGTAACTGTGATTGGGCCATCTTGTGTTGCTGCGTTTTCTGTTACTAAGTAAGTAGTATTGGTTGCTTTTAAATAGGCAGCATTAGCTTTAGAGTAATTTCTAAAGGTTTCTTTGTTACTGGTATATCGTTTAAAGAGTCGTAACATTTACAAGGAGTAATAAGAGACATTTAATTTAGCAGAAGCAGCCATTTCGATGAATTTTATCTTGGCGAGGCTTCCAACGTACCATATCGTGTCGCCAGCGGCTAACACCATACCTAATGAGGTAGTAGGGACTATTGCATCACTCCATCGGATAAATTGGTCTTCAGCTTGCAGAAGTGCTCCAATAGCACCATTTGGCACATTGGAAAGTCCTGTTGCTGTAGCTAATGAGTCTAATTGTTCGTATCCTCTAGGTTTTAGCTCTGCATCTATCACACGTTGTGCCATTATTTTTCCTCATTCTCAAATATATTTATCTGATTATATAACAATACGATTAACAGTGTCATTATATTACTGATCAAAATTACTAGGAAACAGTATTTTATTTCACTAAGTAACAATGTAATAGGTAATGAAATCCAGTAACTAAGACACAATGGGCAATAAAACAGACCCTTTAAATAAGGTAATTTTTCCCTAATCGGTGTAAACAAATTAGAAAACGAAATTACAGTAGCTATTACAGCTACTATTGCTCCACAATTAATTATGTTCAGAGTTATTTGGTTCATTATTACTTGTCAATTGCTTAATCATTTCAATGATTTGATCACTACTTTGAAACCCATAAAAAGTCACTTTTTTCCCCGTGTCGCTCGTAATCTTTGTAAAAGGGAGCGATAAGACCTTTTCTTTGTCAGCGTTTTCTTGGTTTTCGTCAACGTCAATGTATGTGACTGAGTATCCAAGTTTTCTGAGTTTTTCGAGTTCTGGTTTAAATTGATGACAGGCGGCGCACCATTTTGCAGTGTAGGTTGTAATTGTGACTTCACTGGTAACCTGGGGTACTTCAGCAGGTCCATTAGGGAGTGGGATAGATGGGTCAAACGGGTTATCAGCACCAACAATTCTTTGAATGATGTTGGTTTTACCAAAATGGTTTTGAATTCCTTCCACCATCGCAATAATTGTAATAATCGTAATGGACGCATAAACCAGTTTCCTAAGTGTTTTACTCATTATATAATCATTTTACTTGTAAATTGTAAATAATTGACCGCACTAAGTAAAGTGTAAGGAGAATCTTTAAACAAACCTATACCTATGTTACATGCGGTACATAGAATACCACGCACTAAATCTGTATCATGATCATGATCAATGTTCCATCCATTTTTTGCCGGGATCATTTGTACCACAGATTGCACATTTATGCTTTTGAGAATTTAAAAGATTTTCATAATCATTGGTGGTAAGCCCATAGTTATTTATTAACTTCTGTTCTCTAATTTTTTCAGCATTATTTTTATAATATTTTTGATGGATTTCTCTAATTTTTTCTATATTATTTGTATAATATTTTTGCTGGGTTTCTCTAATTTTTTCTATATTATTTTTATAATATTTTTGACGAGTTTCTTTAACTTTTTCAGGATTATTTTTACGATATTTCCTAATTCTTTCTACATCACAATTTTTACAGATATTATGTAAACCATCTTTTTTAGAACTAGCTTTTGAGAACATTTCCGCTGATTTGATTTCGTGACAATCTGAACACTTTTTCATAGTTTACCAAAAAGTATAATCAAGGATTTTATCTGCCTGGAAAGGATACCCAATGTAGTTTGAAAGTGCGAAGCTATCTGGTGAACTCTTTCCCCTAAACCTATTCACTAATCCTTGTTCCACTACATTTTTATCAACCCAAAAGGCGCAAGTAGGGGGATTATTGTGAAGCGTTGGTCCACTATGTGAACTGCCCCAAGAATTAAGGAAGCAAGCACCCTTCCTCGGTGAAGCGTCGTCAAACCCGATCACCAATAGGGCATGGTTCCAATTACCTTGTCTTTTTAAATATCCATCTTTATCTCTTACCCATGATCTATCTGTTGGTCCAAATCCAAGTCCAGAACAAATTACAACGGGGTACCCATTAACAACCGAGTCGATTAGTTCCTGCCAAGTTTTTACAAGAGCAGTAGTTTTTATAGGATGCTCTTTAGCAAATGGTTCTAAATCATCCGGTATACCTATTTTACCAAATTCCTTAGATACTTGTGCATTGTAAGTAGATAGATCATGTTCACTCTTCTTAGTAATATATTTCTGTTGGAGAAGAACCCCATATTCTACTACCCAATCAGCTGCCCAGGAACCTGCACTACCTGAAGAGGGTATCCTTAAGTTATCTTTATTTTTAGCAATTTCTATTCTTGCTCCGCCGTAAATTACCTCAGCACTAGCTGGAGCAATATACTTCTCTGGTTTACTGTGTAAATTTATCTGTACCCCGGTTAGTATGTCTGCGCCATTTGCAAATGCTTGGCCTACACAATCTCCTGTTCCTTGTTTCCTGGGAATAATTGGGTGACCTTGAGCCTTCTCAAGGAACGGGTGGAGCATTACCACTTTCCCGTTACCTGAATTCTTTATCTGTTGATTCTGTTGAGAAATGAAAGGCAACGGTCTTGAGTTTATATATCTATGAACAGATAAAGGGTCGTTTATCCACCCCGAGTAAATAGGAGTATATTCATTTGCCTTTAAAAGTTTAGGGATAAAAGGTAGAGCTAATGTTCCTAAGAAACTTCTTCTTAACATTATGTTCCTTTGTTACGTTGCTTTCTTCGGAAGATTTTTAAAATTTACCCCTTTAGTGAACTCTTTAGCTTTGGCCTTAGAAAGTCCTTTCTTTTTTATGGTACCACTTTCAATAGCCTTCATTAGCTTAAATTGTTTTTGAGAGACAACGGGCATAATTGTTACCTGTTACTTATTACCGGTTACTTATTACCTATTACTTGTAAGTTCGTAGCCCTTTACTTATTTCTTGGAATAAATCGATGTGGTCTTTTGGAGTACTAAGCTTACCTTCCTTTGCTTTATTTTCACAGACTGTTTTAAGTTTAGTTAATAGGGGTACCCATTGAGTTACATTGTCACCAAGAGCCTTCTTTGTTTCCTCAGTCATTATAGGAATGATCTGCTCCCCGGTCATACCCGCTGTAATTCTTAGAGCTGTTTTATCAAATGCTTGTGCAAGTAACTCAACTTGATCCTTAGGTAGATTCATTGAGCCTAACCAATAAGGAATCCATTTATCTAGAGCATTTGTGTCTTTTGGTTCAGTGGGTGGTCCTATTACATTAACCACAAACACTTTCAGGTCAATTTTACCTTGTAAGTAATAAGCACAAAAGAATTTATATATACCAGGGGACCTTCCAGAGAACACTGCATTCTTATCACCGTTATAAGATAGAAAGTCTTTGGTGTTAAGATCAGCGAACCATTTATAACTTTCGGCTTCTGGTGCCTCAAATTTAACTAACTCACCGATTTGGACATTTTGTATGTCTTGTGAGTATAGGTTACTAGTAAATAAGTTACCGGTAAGTAGGACACTTGTAAGTAGGATACCAGTAAATAATTTCATTTGGGCCTTAATTTATTTAAAGTTTTTGCTAAGTTACATCGTCGCTTAGAAAGAGTAGAGAGACCTGGTTGAGCACAAAATTCACTAATGGACATTTTCTTGGCTTTAGCGGCTGCGGTTAAGGCACCTGGTTTCTTAATCGCAGCTTGTATAAACTTTTCTTTAGCCATTACTTACTTTTCCTCATTATAGGTTGATCAGGAACAACTTCTATTACTTGGTCAATTATGTTTTTGGTAAGTTGTCCTACCCATTGGATTGGTCCTAGAATAGGTTTGATTTTTCTATCTTGTATTTTTATGGGTACTCGGTAAGTAGGTGCTTGGCGAATAGGTACTTGGTAAGTAGATGCCCGGTAAGTAGGTGCTTGGTAAATAGGCGCCCGGTAAATAGGTTTACTCATCCCTAAAATACCTGTAAGTAAGATTATAAGTATTAGCTTTCTCATTTAATTTTCCTTTAACTTTTCCTTTGTTACTTGGAAGTGGTCTTAGATTTTCCTAAAAGCATTTGTTTCTTTTGGCGATTGGATTCCAGGATCGCTTTAATAGTGTCCTTTTCCTTTTTAAGGGTCGGGGCTTTCTTTTTTGGATATCCTTGTTTTAGTGGCATTACATTTGCCCCATCATTTTGTTCATGGATTTCATGTCAGGGCACTGTTGCATGTTGTTCATCATACAATCAGTGACGTGTATTCCATTTTTCATTCCATTCTTTGTTCCATTCTTTGTTCCATTTTTCATTCCATTCTTTGTTCCATTCTTTGTTCCATTCTTTGTTCCATATTGTGCCATTGTTTTACACCTTTGTTACAGTTAATGTTTCGGTTCCAACAGTCCATGTAAAACTATCACCGTAAAGACCATCTAAAGTAGCGAGAACAGTCAGTACACCGTTAACAGTAGTAGCGTTATAGGTGAGCACTTTAGCGGTACATAGTAACTCAGTAATATTTTCCTCTTTATCCTCACAGAACTCCTTGAGTAGTTGGACATCATAAGAAAGTTTGTTTTGGACATCACTATCAAAATTAATTCTTAGCTTATTTGGACTAGCCATTATTGTTTCCTTGTGTTACTGGGTTACCGGTAAATTGTTACTGGTTATGTTAAGGGTTTATATGTTACAAATCGTAACACTACGTTTAAAAGACCTTGAGCAGCAACTAAAGCTGCAACTACCTGGGGATATTGGGCCATGACATCGTTACCTGCTACAAAGGCTGTTGTTGCAGCGATAATGGTAAGTATGTTAACCCAAATTGTTTTAGATTGTAGGGGTGACTTGGGGGTCATTTGTTTGTTTCCTATTGAGAATCGGTATTAGTTTAATAGATACTTGATCAACAATTTCCTCTTTATTGGGAAGTGTATCCAAAGTTTCATTTAAAACAGAAACTATTTCTTGGGCAATTGTGAGTAGTGAAGCTTTTGAAAGGAGTTCACCAATAGAGACTTCCATCCTTTGGCAGGTAGACACTAATTTCTCTATAGTTACTATGTAAGATTGGATAAGGGGCATGGAAGCAACTAACTCGGCATCTGTTTCAGCTAAGTTAAGTCGAGTTTCCACAAGTGCTCTTGCTAACATAATCTCTTCCCTGAGTGACTTAAGTTCATTTAGAGTATCTTGTCGTTGTATAGAGGCGTTGAGGACAGGATTATTGAGAAGATAGTTTCTTTCTTTTTTAACCCCTTTATGTGTTCTTTTATGGGTGGCACAGTACCTTGAAGGATCAGTTGTTAAGTGGTTACACTGGCCGGAATTCGTGGTGTAGATACATTGGGGCATAAAGATTCCTCTATTATCTTATCCTATCAAAAAGATAAAAAGGTGAAAAAATCCTAAAAATAATTTACTTGCTGCGTCCAATTTACTTATAAGTAAATTGAATGCGTCCAATTTATTTGTAAGTAATTAGTTTCTAAAGGGCTACGTCCAATTTACTTATAAGTAAATTGAATGCGTCCAATTTACTTATAAGTAATTAGTTGCCGCGTCCAATTTACTTGTTACTTGTAAGTAATTAGTTTCTAAAGGGCTACGTCCAATTTACTTATAAGTAAATTGAATGCGTCCAATTTACTTATAAGTAATTAGTTGCCGCGTCCAATTTACTTGTTACTTGTAAGTAATTAGTTGCCGCGTCCAATTTACTTATTACTTGTAAGTTTAGTTTCTAAAGGGCTACGACTAGCAACTTACGACTTACCCACTTAATAATTACAATTAGACCCTCCCCTCCATTCACAAACTCCACCACATTTGTTACAATCATAATAAGATAAAAAGATAAAGAGATAAATAGAGAAAGAGATAAAGAGATAAAAAAGTATAGAGATAAAGAGATATTTAGTATTGAGTACAAAGAGATAAGAAAATAAAGAGATAAAGAGATAAAAGGATATGATTACTTATAAGTACTAAGAGATAAGTACTAAGAGATAAAAAGATATAATTATCGGTAAGTATTAAGTACAAAGAGATGAGAAGATAAGAAGATAAGAAGATAAGAAGATATATTTAGTTACAAGTACTAAAGATAAAAAGATGAAGAGACATATTTACTTGTAAGTATTAAGTACAAAAAGATGTACAGATAAATGGATAAAAAAATGTACAAATAAATGTACATATTTACCTGTAAGTATTAAGACAAATGGGTCATAAAGTACTACTACATATAGACATAGTTACATTGAAATATCAAAATGTTGAATTTAGTTTTGGATAAAACTATACTATTATCTATATATATTTTTGCTGTAAAAATATTTTTTTTCTAGCCACTTGACAACTATAAATTTCAGGCTATAGTTAATATAGAAAGGGAACAACAATGAAGACAACAAAACTAACCATCGACACAGAAAACGAAAATTTCTGCGAAATACTGGACGACTGCAAAGGGATGTCGGTAGACCAGATCACAGAATCCCTTGACAAGAACGGTGCCACCGATCTACTGTATGGTTACGACAAGACCCGCGCCCAAATGGAGCGGAAGATTGAGAACGCTCTAACAGACAGCGAGCTACTAGATGACACCTTCCCCACCGTAGACGACATCCTGGATGAGTGGATGGACCTAATCTGCCCCACCAACCTCCAGATCGCGACTGCCATCTACGCCATGAATAGCTAACAAACAAACAAACAAACAAAGGGGAAGGGTAGCCAGGGCTGCCCTTTTTGCGATGGCCACAGGTAGAGCTGCTTATCTGTATATCCTTTTATCTGTATATCCTTTTATCTGTATATCCTTTTATCTGTATATCCTTTTATCTGTATATCCTTTTATCTGTATATCCTTTTATCTGTA